TAACTTTTTTTTTTTTTTATAATCCTTAGTAAAATCAAACCATTTTTATCTTTACGATAAGTGCCTTGTTCACAACTTCATTAAACTTTCTTATATATTACTTATTAAATTTTAACTTATAAAGTGTTTTGTATATCAAACAAACAATATCATCAATTATACTATGTAAATGAGTATCTTCTTCTGATATACATTTTTTAGCATGTTTTATATATTCACCCAATTCTTCAAAATAAGCAACTGGTTCCTTTGATTTAGTTTCACTAGTGTCAATAACATCATAGTTTTCTATTATACCATACTGACCTTGATAAACCTCGATAACATCATCAACCATACCAAGAACTTCTTCATAATAAGATCCAAGTGCCATATGTTTAGCATAAGAACCTTCATCACCTCTAACTTGTAAATGATAAACGTGTGCCATTTCTCTACTTTCAAATAACTTAGAAAAGAAAGTAGAAACATCATTAGATTCTGTTGTACCAACTATCTCATCATCATTTTTTTCTTGTGGTACGATTACATTACCAGGTAGATTAGCAGTAACAGATCCATCTCCACTAATTGGTTGCAAATCTACCGTTTCTTCTACCTCATTTATTGCTTTAACTGGCCTTTTACCACCAAAATCTGAAAACTTTCTCATATTCTATAATTTTTTATCTTGTTTATATATTAAATTAAAATTTACCTTTTAACGCTTTAAATATTAATTCAGTCTCATATCCATCTGATCTCATATCATGATAAAATTCCATTCTCTGTTCTATATCAGGTATAGCATCACCAAACTCATTTTTCCAAGCTAATTCTATTATTTCTTCTGGTGTTTTACCATCTCCCATCATCTCTTGCTTATGTTTATATATTTCCATATTTTCTTCAATTCTTTCTTCAGTAGAATCAATGTTATTTATTTGATAATTTGAACCATACTCAATTGATGATAATATAGAATCTGATAGATACCCTGCCTCGCCCTCATTTTCAGCAGGTAATATAAGTTCTATCTCAGCATTTACTTTGAAGAATCTACCATTCTCAATATCTTCTAAAACTTTAGTGAATTTTTTCATGCGTATTTTTTAATTTATAAAGTATATATTAAATAACCCAGTTAAATTTCATTGAATTCGAAAAATAGAATTATAATTTTAATATATAATATGTACAAAAATAACTAAGCTTATGAGATTTTTAAAAAAATTCGAAAAATTTAATGAAGAGTTCGTAATGGGTGGACAGGAAGTGGAAACTAAACCAGCACCAACAACAACTCCAGATGTTAAACCAGGAACAAGACCTAGTAGACCATCACCAATAAGGAGAGATAAACCATCGGTTAATCCTAATCCTAAAATGGAACTTCCAACATCTAGTGTTGAAGACGTTGTTAATAAATTCGTGAGTCTCCTTAATGATAAGGGTGAAGACATAAAAAAATATGTCAATAAATAATGAAGAATTTTAACGACTTTATGAATGAAGAAGTTTCTCTTAAAGGTAACTCAGGTATACCTGGAGAAGGGGCTGATAAAGATGAAAAGAAATATTTAAGTGATGTTGAGCGTAGAGCTCGTCAAAGAATAGGTGTACCCAATGAGGAAAACCCTAGATTTGGACCTCCAAGACAAACAATGCAAGTAGGTAGAGAGATGATGGAAGTCATGGGACAATCTATGAGGTTTGTTAGAGGTAATGAAGATGCTTTAGAAGAATTAGCAGAAAGAATAATAATGCAAGAATATGCGTCTATATTAGATAATGTAGATTTAGATATTAAGATTGTTAGGCCAGGTGATGTTAAGGCTTTTATGGATGAAGAGTGTGAAGATTGTGAACCACCATCTATGCAATTATTAGAAGATCCCGAAATTAAAAAAGAGGTTGATAAAAGAAAGGTTATAAACAATATTACACAAGGTGAAGCTAAAAACACCAAAAGAATTTTAGCAATGCCAGAAGTTAAAACTGAATTACAAGCTATTCTTGGTCAAGGACCAGGTGAAGAAGCTCACACACTATGGATGAGATTAACAGAATTAGCTGATAAAATGGATTGGTTAATACCAGTTGATGTTAAAGGTGATATGATGGAACAAGCACCAGAAGGAGCGGCAGGAGCATGTTCAGTAAAATGGCCAGAAGCAAAAGAAGAAGAAGATTTATCAAAGAAAATATTAAAGAATCTTGAAGAAGATGACGCTGATATAGATAACGAAGATGAGGATATACAAGAATTGTTATCAAGTGGTAACCCAATTATAAAAGCAAGAGGTGTAGATTTCCCAATGTTATTACATGAAACTGTTAAAGGTATTTATGAATTAATAGCAGCGGCTGGTATACCAGAAGATAAAAGAACTGCTGGATTAGTTATGTCAAATACATCTACAATGGATGATGAAGCAGAAGAGTTCAGATATGGACCAGAATTAGCATCAGATATAAGAGATTTTGTTAATGAAGCTCCGGATGTTGATAAGTATCCAAATATAAGAGAACACTTCTATGGTGTGTTACACGCTTTACCAGTAGATGAGTTCTTACCATTGGTTAAGAAAATTCTTTTAAGTACCCCAGAAGCTAGAACAAAGGTTGATGAGATGGTAGAAGAAATAATCAAATCAATAGATGAGTATGAATTAGGCGAAGCTTTACCTAATTCTGATTATAACGAACCAGAAGAAGATGGAGATACAATTGAACCTAGTAAAGAAAAAGATATTTCATTTGAGGATGAGATGAAACAAAAAACAATTGAAAGAGAATCAGATTACTCTCAATTAAGTAAAAAAGAGATTCAAGATTTAATTGATGATGCTCTTGATGCGGCTATAAAGAAAGGTGATGGAGACTTTTCTAAAGTAAAAGAGCTAAGTGAATTCTTAGGAGAAGGAAAGGAAATTTATCTTAGAGAAATAGAAAGAATAAACGAGGGTCATAGTCACCACGATAGAAAACAAAAATAAAATTATATGAAACTACATAAATATAATCAGTTTTTGGATCAAAAGCCAATAAACGAAGATCTAAATAAATCTAAGAAATTCTTGAAGGAGAGACACCTTTTAATAAAAGCGGCTGAAGAAATGGGGTTGATCAAAGGTGAATTAGAACAACAATTGAAACATGGTGAGAAAAAATCACTAACACTAAATGATTTCACTGATGAACAAGCAAAGGAACTTAGATATATGATGAGAGGTATGAAAATCTCGGATGAAGAAATACAACAGATTGAAAGAGATCCTGAATTTTTGGAGTTAAGAGAAGAACTCAAAGATAATATTGGTTATTTATATAACTTCACTTATATGTATTATGTAGAAATGGTTACATTAGAAGAAATAAAGTCTATGTATAATAGATTATTAGAATACAAAAATTTATTAAACCAATTACCAAAAAAGTTCAATGTAGGTTTTATAGACACTAAAATAGATAATAATAGTGAGATTCTAGTAGATGGTCTTGACCAATTAGAAGATTATAGAAAAGTTAAGAAGATTGTAGATAAACTGACTAGTGAACTTAAAAAGGATTATAAAAAAGCGGCCGAAGGACAAAAAGAAAAATTCTCATCAATTGCCACAGCATTTAACGAGATGGGTAAAAAGGAAGACGGAACAATAGATGAAGAAAAGAGAGATGGTTTATGGAAATCATTCTTTGGTGAAGTAAGAGTAATTGAAGGAGTTAAAAGATATGTTGGTCAATTAAAACGTTACAAAACCATTGGTGAGTTTAACAGAGCGGCAGAAAACTTCTTAAAAGCATCAGAAAATTCAGATATATTAGCTTTTTATGATAAAATAAATGATTGTAATGAGAAATTTGGATTTGCCGGGGCTGATATAGTATTTGATGAGAATGGAATTCTTATAATAGAAGTTAAATCATTCCCAGCGAATCAAATGTTAAATGGACATACTAGACACTGTATTAAAGATTATAACAGTCAATGGGAAAATTATGTATCAAATCATAATAACAAACAATATTACGTTTATAACTTCAATATACCACAACATGATAATATGTCAGTAGTTGGTGTAACAATCGAACCAGGTCAAAGAGTAAGAGCAGCACACGCTAAGAATGATTCAAGTGTTGGAAGTGGGTTTAAAAGAACAATGGATAATTGGCAAAAAGAATATGCAATAAAAGATAATCTTTGGGATCAATTAAAACCAATGACACAAGAAGAAGTTGATAGGAGAGAAAGAGCTAAAGTAGCCGAAAGAAGGATTATCGAGAAAGGATTATCAATTGAAGATATTGTTAAATTTGTAAAAGAAGATGGTGCTAATATTAATAAGAATAATGGTGTGTGTTTGTCAAACGCTGTTGAAGAAGATGATATCGAAAAGGCTAAAGTTATACTTCAATTAGGAGCATCTCCTAACTTAAAGAAAGGAGCTGATGCTCCAATTTCAAAAGCTAAGAACTTAGAGATGATTAAGCTACTTGTTAGTAATGGCTCTGATATAACAGGAGATGTATTCAATAATATATTACACGATATGGATGCTTTAGAATATTGTTTAAAAGCTGGATTAGATCCTAACTTCAATAACTTTTTACCATTCAGAAGAGTTTGTAAAGGTAGTTGGAAAACAAGAGATGATATCGGAGAAAGTTATTTAGGAGCATTTAAGTTATTACTTAAATACGGAGCTAAATTATCTGATGATAGAGGTAGAAATATGATTATCAAATGGGCATCTGAATACTCTAGACTTGATATATTAGATTTCTTATCAGAAGAAAATCTTTCACAGAAGTTCACAGCGAAAGAATGGGAGGAAGCAATAACTTGGATAAGCCATTCAAGAAAAACTAATGATGATATAAAAACTGGAATATTTGATTACTTAAATAATGAGATAAGTAAAAAATCATAATAAAACAAAAACCACTTAAATTAAGTGGTTTTTTTATTTTCTAATACTTTGTATATTAAATACGCATCATTACAATCCTCATAAGGCTTAGGTAAATTCTTAACAGCTAATAATTCTTCACTAGATTGCTTACAATGTGTAGCCCAATAATCATTTAGGTTATCATTCTCAACAATTGCTCTTAACATCTCAGGTTTCTTAAAATTACCACCAGAAATTCCCCAATTATTCTTGTAAATATATTCAGTTCTTGGATTCTTACCACCAATCTTTTTCTCAATAGGTTTGTATGTTAATTTACATGATTCTAACTTCAATGTAGAGGGTGAAAGTACAAATATGTCGTCTGATACTCTATCAAATAGTTTCTTTCTTAGAAGTGTTGAAAACGTCACCAAATCGATTATATCACCAGCAGTACTTGAGAATGAATAACCCTCAATTCCTATTAAAGTTTCTTCTTCTGGATTTATAGTATCTAAGATATCATCTATAATATAATCAGTAATTCTATCATAATCTTTTAATTTCGTTAACTCACCTTCTGAGTAATCTTCGAACTCTCTATACTCAATATATTTATAGGTTATAAATTGCTCTGCCATCTTAAACCACTTCTTCATACCTTTCTTACCAGATACGGATGATTCGCGACAATAATTAAATATTTTAAATGTTTCACCATCAGAAACCACTAACCCTGTGGAAATTAAACTCGGATCAACTGCTACTATATTCATAGAATTATATATCTATCGAATCCACCTCTCTTTTGGTTAGTTTGGGTTACCATCATTATCATATCTCTCCGGTATAAACTGTGGTTTATGACCAATTTCAGTGATAACCAACTCATAATAAGCATCAGTAGATCCAAAATCACTATAAAATACCTTTAACCCGAATCCACTTAGTTGTGAATGAACATCATATATTAAATCGTGTATCTTTGGCTCTATATGATATAATGTTGGCATATCATTTGGAAAATCTATGGTTTTATCAAAAAGTTGTATAATAAATGATTTATCATCATTTTTAATGATGCCTGATTGTAATGGATTCTCTACTGAAAATCCTAACTCCGGAAACTCATCAGTTATGTATAACATAATATCACTTATATCATTATAAGTCATACCTTTATCACCATAAACACTTTCTTTTAGAAACTCGTTATACTTTTTCAACATACGGTATATATTAATTTGGTCATTGAGTAATATTTCCTTATATTTGTATTAATCACTACAAAATAAAAACTATGAAAGGACACAAATTAAATAACACAGACGCTCTTAAATTTATCTTCTCGGGTAAATCAACGACTACATTCTTAAATGTAGAAACTAATAACAGATTCACTTTCAAAGTGAAACAAGCTAAAGATTCAAACCTGTTTTTCGTAAGTCTTCTAAATGGACCAGATAATTATTCTTACATCGGAACGGCAGTAGAAGGTAATTACAGACACGGTAAGAAATCTTTAATAACAAAAGATTCACAATCTGTTAAAGTTTTCGAATATGTTGTGAAAAAATTAAAATCAAAGAATCTATCTGAAAAAATAGAAGTTTGGCATGAAGGAAGATGTGGTAAATGTAATAGACCACTAACAGTACCATCTAGTATCTTAACTGGAATTGGACCATCTTGTGCTAAGAAACTATCAAAGTCTGAAAAGAGAGATAACTTCCTTAAATTGATTCTCGCTTAATACATTAAATAAAAACCAATGACAAAAGATACTTATATTTTCGATCTCGATGGTACTATCGCAAACATAGATGCACGTAGAAAACTATCCACCAAAACAAACGGTAAAATGGATTTCAAACAATTCTTTGATCCGAAAAATATCGATTTAGACTTACCAAATGATCCAGTAATTCAAACATTACAAACACTTCACAAAGCTGGATTCAAGATCGTTATCTTCTCAGGAAGAAGCAAAGCAACAAAAGCCACAACGACACAATGGTTAAATAAATACAACATACCATTTGATGTTCTAAAAATGAGACCAACATCAAATACATTCGCATATATGAAGGATGATGATCTTAAAAAACATTGGTTAGATACAATTTTCCCTGATGATTCTAAAAATCGAATTATTTCAGTTTTTGATGATAGAGACCAAGTAGTAACAATGTGGAGATCAAACGATATTCCATGTTTTCAAGTAAATTATGGTGATTTTTGAAAAATAAAATTATATCCATAAAAAAACCCCAATCATAAGATTAGGGTTTTTGGGACCGACTTTGGAAGTCGAACATCCACCACCTTATTTTTCTAAATAAGGAAAATTATTTTTTCTTTTTTCAATATAACTAATCACACCACGTACAAAGAGTTCCTGTAAAACTGATTCACAAGTATATTGTTTGTCAAAATAGTACTCAATGTTATTACTAACATTATCCATACCTGCTTTATATAGTTTTTCCATAGGGAAGTTTCCACTTTCAACATTTTTTTCCTCTAACAATTCCTTTATTCTTCTCTGTAACATGGTGATGATTAGTATTTTTATTTTTTAGCTTCTTCAACAGACGCCGCTCTATAAGATGTAACTAACTTCTTAATCTCACCTAGAGCTTTACGAGCATCACCATCAGACTTCTTAGTTGGTTTGTTGTGACTCTCTTCAAATGTTTCCCACAATTGCTTTAATTGTTCAAAAATTTCTTGCTTCATATTTATTTATTTGTTTTATAACCCGAAGGTTTGGTTTTCAAGATTTACTTGAAAATATCTTCTGCGTCTGACGCATCTGTGAAACCGTTTGTATCATCATACGCGTCATCCTCAATAACTTCATTGAATTGTTTTTCAACTTCTTCTATTTCATCAATTGATTTGAATCTAAAATAATCATTTACAATAGGGTTCATAGCTTCTAACACCTCTTTTGTAAATACATCTGGTCTAAATAATTGTTTCTTACTAACTGATTTACTCAAATGGTTAACATACCATCTATTACCACCTGGTTTAAATGTCATTTCACCAGTTTCTTTATTCACTTCCATTTTACCTTTAGCAATACCTATTTGTTCAAAATATTCTGGTCTACAAAAAGCATCTAACCCTGTAAAAGGATTCATACCATTAGCAAATGAGATATCAAATCTGATTTTCTTAGGTTTAGCTAATCTATTCTTTTGTGTTTTGAACAATACACTAATCCCAGATGATCCTAAATCCATATCATCTTCATCACCCGTTTTTAGTTTAGACTTACTCATAAATCCAATAACAGAAGCAGAATATAATAATCCATTACCACCCTTTAGCACTGCTCGTGGAAAAAGATCCATGGTTAGGTAAGTATGGTTACATACTAAAAATGGAATATTCAAATACCCCAAATCAGTGTTTATACTTCGGAACATAGAACCCATGGCCTTCGCCTTTGTCATATCTTGTTTAATATTACCTTTCAACAAATCTTCTTTTTCTTTATTAGATGCCATCTGACCAAGTGAATCCAAAACTATTAACAACTTTGGTATTTCAAACCCATTAATCTTTTGCTCTTTCAACTCATCAACTAATTGGGTAAGGAGAATATTAACATCCTCAACTTTATTAGATCTTATAAGTCTAAATTTTTCTGGAGAACTATCAACACCAAACTTAGGCATATCTTCCAAATCAACAGCTTGTTCTGTATCAATATAAATAACCGAATATCCTTTCTTTTGAGCATTTCTACAAACAGAATATGCCAAAAATGATTTTCCTGACCCTGACTCACCAGCAAAGGCTGTAATTCGATTTGTAGAAATACCACCTTCTAATAATTTCCCAGATAAAGCAGCATCTAACACATAAACACCAGTAGTTATAAACTCCCTTTCCTTTACCTCAGTTTCTATTTGAATAGGCACAGTTTTAGCGATGTTATCTAATATAGCCCCTACTTTACTAAATTCAAATTTTTTAACTTCTTTCTTTTTTGCCATTTTAAATTTTTAATTTTTAATTTTCTTATGTTATATATTAAATTTTCACGCCCCATTTATAGATTTTATGAAAAAAAAATTATTTATATAAGAAAAGTATATATAAGAAAAAATATAAAGGGGAAGTATATTATATGATATATAATAACATGGAAAAAGAAAAATTCTTAGAGAGAGTTAAAAATATACACAAAGATTATAATTATAAATATTATATAAATGGTGATGTTAAATCACACGATTATATAGAAATAAAATGCAGGGATCACGATAATAGATTTAAACAAAAAGTTTACACACACCTAAATGGATCAACTGGGTGTAAAGAATGCTACACAAATAAAATAACATCAAAGAATAAAATAACTAAGAGTGAATTTATAGAAAGAAGTAACAGGAAACACGGAAACATATATGATTACACAAAAGTCAATTTAATCGATAGCAAAACAAAAGTGGAAGTTGTTTGTAAAGAACACGGATCATTTTTCCCAACACCATCAAACCATATGATGGGTAGTAAATGCCCGAAGTGCTCGATAATTAATAAATCTGAAAGTCAAAAAATTACATTTGTGGAATTTATAGAAAGATCTAACAATATATACCATGGTCTTTACCAATACACAAAGCCGGGAATATTTGATTATAAATCACCGATAAAAGCAATCTGTAAAAAACATGGGGAGTTCATATTAAATCCAGAAAGACACATAACCAAAGGCCAATGTTGTACATTATGCACAGAAGAAAGAATAAAAATATCAAAGGATGAATTTATAGAAAGTTGTAATAAAATACATAATTATAAATACAATTACGAATTAGTAAACTATAAAACACTAAGAGATAAAGTTAAAATAATATGTCCATCTCACGGCATTTTCGAAAAAAATGCAACACATCACATACATAACAAAAAAGGATGTCCGGAATGCTCTAGATTAAAAAAATTATCAATGAATATACATGAATTTATAAAAATATCAAATAAAACATTTAATAATAAGTATGATTATTCAAAATCAATTTTCAAAAATAAAAAATCAAAAATAGAAATAATATGTCCACTCCACGGACAATTCTCAAAACGACCAATTGAACATATTAATGGTTCAGGATGTCCTATATGCAAGGAAAGTAAAGGTGAAATTAAAATAAGGGAATTATTAAATAAATATAAAGTGAATTTTATATCACAAAAGGAATTTGAGGGGTGTGAATATAAAAAAAACTTAAAATTTGATTTTTATATACCCAAATTCAATTCTTGTATAGAATATGATGGACCACAACACTCGGAAATAATAGAAACATGGGGTGGTATCAAAAAGTTAAAGGAAACACAAATAAGAGATAATATTAAAAATAAGTTTTGTACCGATAATAAAATAGATTTATTGAGGATAAAATTCACCGATTATAAAAACATAGAAAATATATTAGCAGAATATTACTCTCTCACAGAAGCAAAAAAGGCGAAGCAACCAAAGGTTAAAGTTTATAAGAAAACAAGAGAAAATAAAATAAATGAACTAATATCCAAGTGTCAAATAACACACAATTTTAAATATAAATACATTATAAATGTAAATGAATATAAAAATATAAACTCACATATAGAAGTTTTGTGTCCTATACACGGTTCCTTTATACAAAGGGCATATACACACTTAAATTACGGAATAGGTTGTAAAAAATGTGATGAATTTAAGTATATGAATTATATATCACATTTCTTAGATGAAAATGACATAAGGTATTATAAAAACCACAACATAGATGGTTTAATATTTAATTATTATCTACCAAAAACAAGAACAATAATAGAATTTGATGGTAGACATCATTTTGAACCAATAGATGAGTTTGGGGGATTAAAAACACTAAATAGGATAAGGGAAATAGATAAAATTAAGAAGAATTACTGTGAAGATAATTATATTAATTTAATTAGAATAAAGTATAATAAAATAGATGATATCTATCAAATACTTTGGGAAAATCTTAAAAGATAATTAAGGTCTAAAAGCCCACTTTTTCAATACTTCAAAAACCTCACCCATACCAAAAGAGTAACTAGAAGAATATTCTAAAAATTCTTCCTTAGTCATACCTTTAGCAATCTCATCATGAATATCTATTTCTAATTTATTGATTTCATCATCCGACCATTGAAAATTCTCACTAACTAAATCTCCAGTTGGTTCTTCTTCAACAGTACCAGGTATTTCTAAATATTGATCTAAAATACCTTTAGTAGTCATATCATCTTCCCAATACCAAGCTTCTCCATCAAGTAATGCAACTTTATCATCAGAAATTAATTTTTGTAAAGATGTGTTATCTGTAAATGCGTTAACATCCTCATCAGTTAAATTTACCTTAACAGAACCCGGTATATTTTCACCTGGTTTCTCTGCTTTACTTTCGTTAAATTGACTCCACTTTTTAATCATCTTTCTTTATTTATTTTTATCAAAATCATTTATCATATCCAAAACTTCCTTAAAAGCTTTTTTTCTACCAGATTTATAAGCATTTACTGTACCACCATCAGAGACACCTTTGTAGGCATCATCAAAATCCCATAATTCATAATTTACTTTCTTATTTAGACCTTCTTTAACTTTCAAATTTAAAATATGTAATATTGTTTCTTTATCTAATTCTGCTGATAGATTCTCATCAATTTTATTACTCTCAAGTAAACCTCTTAATTCATTTACTAAATATCCAGGATCTTCATCATACTTCCCACCACTCCAATCATCTAACAATCCTTGAAGTTCAGGAACATTACTAACTGTCTTCATTTTATTCACAGGTTTAGACGCTTCTTCAATGTCTTGTTTATCTACTCCCGCCGCTGGAAATGATTGCATCTCCTGAAAGAAGTTCAATAAACTATAATCACTATTTGATTCATTAACGAATTGTTTCCACTTTTTAATCATAATTTCTTAATAATTTTTTTAACATATCAGTTGGCTCATCATCAAAATAAATTGATTCTATATAACCTACTCTATAATCATCAATACCATCATACTCACCATCGGCACCAGTTATTAAATTCAACAATTGTTGACTTTTACTACCTACATATTCTTCGTCCAAAGAAGCACCTGTCTCATTTTTAAATGCTTCTGGTGATTCATATTCTTTCCATTCTCCTGATTTTGATTTTTCAAATACCTTACCCTCTGTTGTTACAAGTATAATACCTGTACCAGATAATAAATCTTCTAAGAATACCGGAACATTAATACCATTTTCAAATATTTCTTTCAAATCATTGATAGTATCTAATCCCTCACTCTCTAATTCTTCGTTAAATTTTCTTAAATATTTCATAATTATAATTATCTTTTTCCTGTTCTGTATTCTTCGATGATAGTATCAACATCCCTACGTACCTTCTTCCTACTAACACCATATAATATTGATAATGTATCTTCACAACCTGACTGACCATCATAACTAGGATTCATAGATCCATCCATATAATCACCGTATATCTGATCTGCTATATATTTACACATTTTTTCTAAAGCTTCTTCGTAACTAGGACACTTAGATTTAGGTGGATCAAAATCATCATCACTTCTACCTATAACACCCTCATTAAATTTTATTAAATGTTTCATTATTCTATATATTAATTTTATTATTTGAATTTATGTGGGAATATGTGTCTTAGTTCATGACCCTTTGGTATATCAGAAGCTCTCATACCCATAATCTTTTTCTCAGGACAAGTATCTTTACCATCCATTAGGTAATTATTATTACAAGCCCATACTTCAATAGTTCTATTAAATAGTTGACCTACTTGAAAAGGGAATCTAATATTTGGTAATTTTTCGATTCTTGTTATTTTACCATCAGGAGTTTTAAACACAGAAAAAACCATATGTCTATTTCTCTTATTAGTAAAAACTACCTCTCTTTCTGGTAAATTTCCCTCATTAAATGTTTTCAAATGTTTCATTATTTTAAATATGACATATCTTCTTTTGTTAAGGCCGAGAATAAATCTACTATTTTACCTTTGATTCCACCTAAATCACCTCTGATATCTTCTATCATATCAATCAATTCTTGTGGTAATTCATTTTCATTAACATTTAACTCAGCCATCATATTATTAAACTCACCCACACCATATTTACTCGATCCTAAAGAATCATGTATATCACCAAATTCTCCGTGTTGATCTATATATCCATTGTAATCAACATACTCACCAGAATTCTCATCCCAAGCTTCATTAAATTTTTTAATAGCCATAATATTTATATTTCTTTTTTGTATATATTAAAACAAAAAACCCACTTCAAAGAAGTGTGTTTTTGTTAAAGCTGGATAGACTTTATCTCATTGAAGAGAGCCTTTTTGTCGACCTCCATCAACTTCATAATATCGAATACTTTATCGGAAAATCCGGCTAAAGCAAAGACATTATTTTCTGGGAACTGCAATGTACCATACCCAGCGAGATCCCAAGAATAAACGAATGGTGTAGCACCAAACATATTCTTATATTGGTTAAATTCATCAGATGGTGTAGTATAACCAACCCATCCTTGCATATCTGAAAGAATTATTATTCTATCATACTTCTTGTTAGCAGTTGTGAAAATTGACTTAAAGTTTGTTCCACCACCAGCAAATCTAAAACCATCTCTAATAGTTAACACAGAATCCATTGGATTATATGCCATATAGTTAGCTTCTCTAGCAAATGTCATAACATCACAGTTATTAACCTTTGATAGAATTGCACCGAATAAAGAAGCCGTGTCAGATGCTATACCCCTCATAGAAGCTGAAACGTCCATAACTACAAGTGTTTCTCCTTCGAACTTAGGAACGTTAGCTACTGATATATCAAGTGCTTGATTAAGAGCAATAAGTACATCTCTGACATCCTTAGAAGAACCAATCTTATTGATTTCCTCATAAGCCGTAGCGAAACGGAATGGAAGAATTCTTGACTTCTTGATTAACTTTTCATTAACTAACATCTCACAAGCTTCCTTAATAGAAGTAGGTGATTGAGTTATAATATTTCTCAAGTTTCTCAAAAGAGCGAAATATCCAATCTTACCAGTTGAGATTAACTCTCCCCAAGCATCTGATTTTAATTTTTCCAAATCTTCCTTAGAATCAGCCTTTTGACCAGCTTCAGATAACTTAGCTTCCCAAGTTTGTGTGTTTTTCAACTCACCTCTGATAAGTGACTCAAGCGCTTCTTTATTTCTAGAAGTCGGAACAGGGTGAACTAAGTTCACAATATCAACTAACTTCACTTCCTTATTCTCACCTTTATACTTAGATAGATTATATCCATCAAATTTATCAAAAGCCTTCGCAAATCCCTTCTTCAAAGCATTTGGAAACTTTGGATTATCTTTAGATGTTTTGTTTTCTGTAGTAAGATAATATTTCTGTCATATCATCAACACGAACAACCACTTTCTCGTAGAAATCCTTAGCCCACTCTTGACCAGTAAGTTGTGAAGTCAATTCACCAGCTAAAGCGTGAGTAATACTTCTCATCCCGAAACGGTCACGAGCAAATATAGCAGCTTTCGCAACAAACTCTTTATCCTTAACCTTCTCAGAAATATTTTTCAAATCTACTAAAGAATTACCACCATCTCTATAAAATTGAGTATTAACAAATGATGTTAATAATAGCGAAACCAACACTAACTCATTAGATTGTGAATAAGATTCCCCACCAGCTAAATTGGAAGTCTTTGTTATTGCCTTTGGCATTGTTGTGTTAAATTTTGACATAATTTTTATTTTTATTTAATTTTTAATTCAAAAAAAAGACCAGACTCTCTACATTTGTAGTTAATCTGGTCTTTTATATAATATTTGCAAACAAGAAAATTTAGCCGAAGCGCTACGAAGATTCGTGAGAATATTCGCCGATAGTTTAAGTGACCATCTCACTTTGACCTTTACGTAGTCACTCGGACTTTTTCACCTCAACTACTTTATAGTGTTTTGGTAGATTCGCTGTCGCTAATCACTTTTTTTCATAGTTGATCATTTAGATCTCGAAGTATCTCAAACTATCGCTATGTTTGCTTATTATAATAATAGACCAGAGGAAGTTATCAAAGAGTGTGTTTTTAGAATTTATATTTCGAAGTAACTCTTTAAATCACTACTGGTTTTTTATTCGTTTCTAATTTCTATATGTATATATCAACCTCTAAAATTTCATTTTTTTCGAAGGTGGATTGTTTATAGCAAAAAAAGGGAGAAGTTAAAAATCTTCTCCTTTTTTTTAATTATATATGTTATGCTCCACAAGACAAACAATCATCTGGATTATCAAGCGAACAAGCTATTTCATCCATTTGCTCCTCAATAGATTTCTTATCTTCTTGAACAGTGAATTTAACAGCATCCGTTGCTGATTTATTTCTCAAATAATAAATACCAGTTTTAAGTGAGTACTTCTTATCTCTAAAGAATCTTGGTTTCCCATCTTCATCATAAACGATTTCGATACCTTCACCTTTTGGTAAGATTGGTTGTCCTTTATCATCTAACATAAAGTTTCTTCTTCCCCAACCGTAGAAGTGCATTGCTGTTAATTTAGCAAAATTCGGAGAATCCATAAAGATATTCATTGATTGTGTTTGGTCAATAAAGGCTCCTCTATCAGCCGCCATATCAATTACATCTTTTTGTTTAATCTCATAAACAGTTTTAAATATTTCTTTAATATTCGTTGGTACTTCTGGTATGTTTTGAACTGAACCATTCTCAGAAATTATCTTTCTTCTTAACGAATCATCCCAAATTCCTAATTTAACCAATTCTTTAACTAAATATTTATTAACCATAATGAAAGTTCCAGAAAGAACACTTCTAGTGTACATATTTGAAGTTTGACCCTCACAAGATGCTTCGTTACCCAATATATTAGCCGTTGATGCTGTTGGCATTATACAACCAGTTAATGAGTTTCTCACACCAAATTCTAAAATCTCAGATCTTAGTTTATCCCAATCCCATCTCTTTGTCGGAACAACACCCCACAAATCAAATTGAAATTTACCCTCTGATATCGGAGAACCTTTATAAGTAGCGTATGGTCCTTGTTCTTTAGCTAAGTCACAAGAAGCTTTCATTGCCGCGAAGTGAATCGTTTCAAATATCTCTCTGTTTAATTCTTTAGCCTCATCTGAATCATATGCTAAGTTTGTCATAAAGAAAACATCAGCCAATCCCTGAACACCCAAACCAATTGGTCTATGTAATAGGTTAGAAAATTTAGCACCCTCTGATGGATAAAAATTAACATCAATAACATTATTAAGGTTAATAGTAGCATTGTAAGCCACATCATATAACTTCTTATGGTTATAAGTTTTATTCTTATTCACAAACTTTGGAAGAGCAATAGACGCTAAGTTACATACAGCAGTTTCATTAACATATTCTCTACCATAAAACTCACCCAAATCTAAACTCTCAAGTAATTCTTTATTCTTCAATACTTCCTTTTGAATCTTAGTAATACCAGTAGCTTCAACAATCTCAGCACATAAGTTAGAAGATCTAACAATACCAATATTTGATTGATTTGATTTCTCATTAATAGCATCTTTATATAAGATATATGGTGTACCAGTTTCTATTTGCGATTCAAGTATTTTATTCCAAACTTCTCTAGCCTTAATAACTTTCTTATATCTTCCTTCCTTTTCATATTTCAAATACAATTCACGGAATTCTTCACCATAAGTTTCATTCAAACCAGTACATTCATGTGGACACATCAAAGACCAATCCTCATCTAAATCAACTCTTTCCATAAATAAGTCATTCATCCACATAGCCAAGAATAAATCTCTAGCTCTAATCTCATCTTTACCTTGATTCTTACGAAGGTCTAAGAACTCCATAATATCAGAGTGCCAAGGTTCCATATAAATAGCAATAGAACCTTTACGTTTTCCCCCACCTTGATCAACAGCTCTTGCAGTCTCATTAAAAATCTTCAAGAATGGAATAATACCATTTGAAGTACCATTAGTACCAGCGATATATGTTCCTTTACCTCTTACTTTATTAAAAGATATACCAATACCTCCGGCGTTCTTTGATATTTGAGCTGATTCTTTAAGAGTATTAAATATTCCCTCAATTGAATCATCTTCGGTATCTAATAGAAAACAAGAAGATAATTGTGGTCTACCTGTACCGGAATTAAATAATGTTGGTGTAGCGTGTGTATAATATCCTTCTGATAGGTAGTTATATGTTTCAATAACCTTATCAATATTATTACCCCAAATTTGTATTGCTGTTCTCATATACATATACTGAGGTCTTTCAGCTACAACACCATTTAATTTCAATAGATATGATTTCTCAAGTGTCTTAAATCCAAAATAATCAAAATTATGATCACGAGAGTGAACAATAGCAGAATCTAATCTACCCTTATGCTCATTTACAATATTCTGAAAAGAATCAGAAACAATAGGAGATAATCTATTTGTTCTTGGATCAATATAATTATATAAGTCTGAAACTGTCTCCGAAAAACTCTTCTTAGTTTCTTTGTGTAAGGTTGTTATAGCCAACCTAGCTGCTAGTATAGAATAATCTGGATGTTTAGTCGCCAAAGACGCTGCAGTTTCCATAGCTAATCTATCAAGTACGGAAGTTTTAATATTAGGAGCCACTCCAGCAATTACTTTTTGAGCTACGTCAAAAGGAATTACCCACTTCTGGTCTAGTTTGTAAGTTTGTTGAGTTATTCTATCAACAATCTTATCTAACATTACCGGCTCTTTCTTCCCATTTCTTTTTATTACTTTTATCATTGCTTTTTATTAATTATTTTTTGTTTTTTATATATTGATGTTTTACTTACATTAAAAAGTACAACATTTCATTTTTATAAGGTTTTTTATATTAAAGTTTTTATCTTTTTTTATAAAAATTTTTACAAAAAGTCTATGTTGTTTAACTTATTTAAGTTATACTTGAATTTATTATTTAAAATTTGTGTTATCTGATCTAGCTCAATCGTGAAAATATTTTCATAAGAATCTATCTTGTAACATGAATTTTCATAATCTGTTTCCAACACAACTCCTGTTATTACTTTATCATCACCAAATTCATCTTCCCACATGAATTCAATTTCAGTTCCTTCATAAATATTACGATTTATGACATCTTTTGATTTTTTGTTTTTGCCAATATGGTCTTCAAGTTCTTTTAATATCAAATTTCTCCATTCGTTATCTAAAAGCTTAAACATATTAAATATATTATCTGAAAAATAAACAGACAACTCATTGAACAATTCAATATTGGTAAAACTCTCTTCTTTAAGATGTGATTTCAATAAAGCGTAGTAATTATTGAAATCAACTTTAGAGGGTTTTCTTCTATTATTCAAAAAATTTATACTAGTATGTTCATTTAAAATATCATAAACACTTTCTTTAACTTGCTTCTGTCTAACATACTGCTCGTTATCAATAGATTCAAAATGATATTGTGATGATTTATCAACCTCAATACTATCTGGATAGTATCCAGAAAAACTATCAAAGTCATCATCAGCTAAAGGTTCTTTTTTACTACCCTTAAATATAGAGTCATATTTCAATGCGTGTTTACCTTCCTCTTTATGTTTAGATAAAAGAACATCTCCCTCTTTCTTCTTATCAGCATCACCCGACTCTTCAGCATCACCCGACTCTTCAGCATCACCCGACTCTTCAGCATCACCCGACTCTTCAGCATCACCCGACTCTTCAACGATGTCTAATTTATCATCATCATTTATTTCATCATTCAACTCATCATCGAATTCTTCATCTTTCTTTTTAATCATAGATTTTTTTCATTTTTATTGATCGATAAATTGATCATTTTCAAGAGTCAAATATGTCGAATTCAAATTCAACCTTATCTGTGATTTTAAGAAATCACCATCTCTTTGTTTTAATAACTTAAACCTATAAAGGTTTTGTCTTTTCATTTCTTCCGTTCTGATAATAGCGAAGAATGTATCAGCAGTTTCGGCTATCGCCTTAGACTCAGGAACACTCTCTAATGTTATATCAGATGATCCCCAAGCATCTTTAGCTACTTGAACACCGGTGATAACAGGACACATATATTTAGCTCCCAGTGCTCTCAGACCCTCGGCTAATTGTTTACCTTTAGAGTATAAGTTATCAGATCCGATTCCTTTAATAGGAGCAATTAATGTTATATAATCAACAACTATCATGTCTATCTTAATACCTTTCTTTTCTTTCAATCTTTGAATATAGTTATCAAAGTCTGAAATGTTCGCGGTACCAGCAGCCCAAAATTTAGTATAAATTTTACCGACACTCTTTTCAAAAATATCACCAACCCCCTCAGTTTGACTCAAAGCCGCTATTTTCTTTTTAATTAAATCAGTATCCTTTGATACATTATCATAATCATTGATAGGAATCTTCAATCTCATAGCACCAAGTCTCTTCATAACTTTTCGCTCACTCATTTCCATAGTTATATATAGGACGTTAGAACCCATATTAGCGGAATGAACAGCAAAATTTTGCATCCATAGTGATTTACCACCATTAGTTTCAGCCATTATCACATTTAGTGTTTGAATGTCCCATCCACCACCAAGCATATGATCAATTGTCTCAAATCCACATTTAACTTTAAATTTGGAAGAATCTTGTATGTGATTTTCAGCATCATCAAAATCGGATCCTAAATCATCATCTTGAATAAAATTTAAACTTGACATATCATCAACTATACATTTTATTCTATTTGCTGCTTCAATCGCTTTATCAAAATCAGATATATTATCAAGACCTCTTGTCTCATCTATTATATCAACAGTACCAGTTTTCAACCTATTAGAAAGTACCCAACCATTAAAATTAGGTTCGATGAAATTCTTCTCATCATATTCTTTAAGATCTACTTTTAGTATTGATTTTAAAATATCTTTCGTGATATTACCTTCTTTATCTTCTAAAGAAACCATATCTAATATTTGTCTTGGGCTTGGAATGTCAGGGTCTTTACCACTTAACATATAATTTCTAATTACCCCATAAACAAATTGGATTTCTGAATTCCTAAAGAAGAACGGTTTTACGATCTCGAAAAACTTCTTGTTGCTTACAACGTAATTAAAATATACTTTCTCTAATTGAGGTGTAGTCATTAAATATCTTTTATTTTAATATTATATTAAATGAACTAACTAAGTTTATAATAATCCAGTATCTTAAATTAAGTTCTCATCGTTTATAGGTTCAATATCATCAAACATATCATCGATATCGGATCCATAAAGATTAAATTTTTGGATTTTTGGTGTGTCGAGTTCATCAAGGACATCACCTTTTTCTATTTTGAATTTTCCTTTAATCTTATTAATTATATAATTTATGCCATGTTTAGCAACTAATGTACCTATACCAGCAGCAAGGCCTATAAGATTTTGAATAACTGTTTCAGGAGTAAGTTCATACTTACCAATTAAATACAATATACCATTCATAACAGGAATCATTAAAGCTGTATAAGTAAACATATCAATAACACCTCCAACAAGAGCTCCTAAATGTTTTCCAATAACCGAAAATATATTAGTCACAGATTCAAAAGATTTGATAACCAATTTAACAAGGCCGTTTCCAATACCTCTCATCTTCAATTCTTCTAACATAGATTTAGAATCTTTTGTTAATAAAGCTTCTTCCTCATAATTTTTAAATTTCTTTTCTTCTAAATAAATTATAGTCAATGAACATATAGTGAGTAATACAGAAATTTCAAGAGTGACCTCGGTTGATATATTCATATTACCCATCATTGATTGAACAACGGGTATGAAAGCACCGATACCAGCACCAAATGTACCGATAAGACCACCGTGTAATTTTAAATCGTTTTTAAATTTTTTCCAATGTGTTTTCCAATCACCATCATCATCCAACTCATCATTCTCTTTTATCATCGTTTGGAATGAGTCAACAAACTCAAAGGCCATGTCATCGAAACTCACATATTCACCATATCTCTTTATACTATTCATATTAATATATATTAAAAACCACCTAGAAAAAAGGTGAAATAAAATGTTTTTTTTTAAAAACATTAACAAAAGAAGATAAATCAAGAAATTACATTATATAATTTAATATATAAGTTATAAAAAATATTAACATATATGAAATACCTAAAGAAATTTGAAAACTACGATCCTAGAGATCTTGGTAGATTTAATAATGAAGATGATATCAATCCGGAAGAAGAAAATACAGATTTAATCGATGATGTTGAAGGTATTGAAGATTTTGAAGGACAGTTAGGTTCCGTATCAGATGAAGAAGAAGAAGATTTAGAAGAAAAAGAAAACCAAAGAAAAATAAGACTCTGGGGTGACGAAGAATCACAAGTAGTTGAGAAAAAAGGCATGAACGCTGGGTTAAAAGCTTACTTAGATAAACAAAAAGGTAAGAAAAAAGAAGGTAAAGATGTTGATAAGGATGATAAGAAAGATGTTAAAGGTAAGAAAGATACTAAAGATAAGAAGGAAGATAAGAAGGAAGATAAAGTAGATACCAAAGGATTAACTGCGGGTCAAAAGAAACTTCCAGCTGGATTACAAAAAGCAATCTTAGCTAAAAAGAAAAAGAAATAATGATTAAGAATTGGTTAAAATTTAACGAAAGTGTAGAATCTAAAGAAATTGACATGGCTAAATCCTTCTTACAAAACAATGATTTAGAAGTTAAAGATATCAACTCAGGTAATGAGGGTCATGATTTAGGTAAAAAGTTCAAGGGTGTAAGTGATCCTGGGTCAGATAAAACAGCATTCATTTGGAATGGAGATGGATGGAAAAATGATGGTAAAGAAGCTTTTTATGTATATATGCCTTTTGATGAGGAAATTCTCAAAGAAATGAAAGAGAAATTTCCAGTACTTAGTGTAGGTGGTAGAAATGGTACTTATTATGAAGTAACAATAGAAAAGAAATAATTAACAGATATATAAAACAAAAAAGAGACTCAATCGAGTCTCTTTTTTTAGGCTTCTATTTTTATATTAATACGTTTGACCGCACTTTGTACCCATTGTGGTAAGAAGTGTGAACTATGTTTAATAACATCACCAAAAGAACCATCGATTATAATCGTATCACAGTAGTCAGTATTTGACCTAACTGCTCTACCACTCATCTGTATTATACCAGAAACCGTCTTCCAAGCATACCAATCCGGGTTATTACTTTGTCTCAATTTATTCTTCTGAGAAGCTAAACTAGGATAAGGAACCTTAGCGATTATTTGAAATCTAGCTCTTTCATCATCAAACGAAACACCAGTACCCATACTTGGACTAACAATAACTGTTGGTTCATCACTCTCAAAATGCATCTTTAGAACTTCATCTTTATTGGATGAATCATGGTAAACCAATCTTGGATCCTTTATTGATTTCTGTATCCAATTAGCTAATTCAAATGAATTGGTGTGTATAATACCTTTCTTACCCTCATACTTACTCAATAACTTCTTAATATATGGAATATATCTTTTGAATGTTTCCTCTTTACTCTTATATGACATCTTACCAAGAGGCATATAATATAGTGGTCTATTCTTTAATGGAAATGGAGACTCAATTGAGTAATAAGCTGCTTTCTTAATATCTAAACCATTCAACTGACAGAATAAATTCTTATCCAAAATAGTACCAGACATAAGAAAAACCATATCATAATTACTAAATACATACTTATCTAAGTAGTCATAAGCCCAAATAGGCTCTAATGATAACTCTTTTTGCCTTAACTTTTCATTATATCTAGATTCAAGCACCCAGTTATTTGGATTCTCCTTGAACTCTTTTAAGAAAAGTTCTATCTTGACTTGATACTGTCTCAAATCATTAACTAATTGCATTACCTTAACATCCGAATTTTTAGATTTAAATAACTTACTTAATTTAAGATCTCTCTTATCTTCTCGAACATTTCTACTCTTAGAACCAATTCCCTTTTCCATACTCTCAACAGTTGATAGTATCTCACTATTTAATATTCTAAGATATGAAACATACTGTTCTATGTTACGAACAGCTTTTAATTTCTTAATAAGATTCTTTTCGTCACTAAACATAAATTTCTTAATTATACCCTCTGTCATTCTAATAGAAACAAAATCAGACATAACATCATCAAAATCATGAGCTTCATCGACCACCAATACCCTAGCCCCTCTATTCTCCATCATCTTAGGATTATACATAGCGTATAATATATAAAGATAGAAATTTGTCAATGAAATACCCCCAGCCATATAAGATTCTCTAGAATTTGAATATGGACAAGAATCACAAGTAGTCTTATTAAGTTTATTAAACTCAGCACCTTGAGCACAAGAACAAGAGTATTGCTCACACTCATAATTATCTTTACCCTTTAAATCGGATATTGATTTATAAGTATCAGCATATTGATCTTGTAATATTTTACTGTTAGTTATAATATCAACTCTAGCTGTTCGGTTAACATTTTTTCGATACCATTCTGATATCATCAAAGCTAAGTGACTTTTACCGGTCCCAACTGGTAAATTAAGTAGAAAGAATTTCTTTAGAGGATCAGCATTGAATTGACCATCAATAAATTCTAAAGCTTCTTGTTGTTCTTTTCTAGGTTTGTATTTGGATAAATCTTTTTTTAGAGACATAGAATAATTTATTTTATAAAAATTATATCTTTTTTTAGACTTTAGTTGTAAAATGTACTTTTTTAAGAAGTAATATAAATATATAAGAAAACACCTAAATATTTTATGATACCGCACTTTTATGACGAATTCGGAACTTACACAACAAAAGAAGACATTGAAATATATATCGAAAATTTGATTGGTCTAGGAGAGACTGATGATAAAATCGTTTATAATAAATGTATATTTATGTTTGGTGATATGCTTTCGGATATAATTAACGAAGTTCTTTATGAGGATTAACAGATTTGAAGAATATGATACCTTATATGTATTTGATTTTGATGATACATTAGTAGAGACTCCTAGTTTTGAGGAACTAGCTCTAAAATACTTAAAGGAGAGTTATTCAGTCAAAGACCTATTAGATATTTCTATTAGAAGATCAGGTTGTAAAATCGAAGATTTAAAATGGGAAAATGGTCGCATATATCTTGACGACCCAACATATAGATATAAAGAATTTGGAAACTGGGTTAGAAAAAAATCTAGATTATATCTAGTAACTCCAAATATATTTTCACAAACAGATGAGAGTTTACCAACAGAATTAAAACCACTAATTGACCTATATAATAAGGTGGATAATAAATGTATAGTAACAGCTAGACCAGAAGTAATAAAAGAAAAGTTAATATCCGTTTTATCAAAGTTAGGAATTGAATATCCAAAATATGGATTACATATGTTACCAACCAGAATAAAAAATGCGGGTGAGTGGAAAGGTCACAAAATAGTTGAACTTGTTAAAGAAACTGGTGTTAATAAAGTTATATTCTATGATGATAATTCAAAATTTTTAAGAAAAGCAACTAAGGTTATAAAAGAAAGACTTCCAAATTTAAATTGGGAACCTATTAAGGTCAAGTAATTAATTATATCTCTCCTTCTAATTCAGCTATTTGATCAAGAATATCTTTACGTTCTTCTTTCTTAACCATCATTATTTTCTTATTCTTCTTTCTATCACCATAAACATCCTCCAACATCCTAAGTGTAGGTGATAATCTTTTTTCAAAAACACTACCGTTTACACAGACGACCATATTATCTTCAATCGGTCTACCATTAGCACACTTAGCCTTATCCTCTTTATCTTGGATACCCACAAAGTTCTCTGGTGATATATAAAATTGCCTTTGTGTAGTTGGATACAAGGAAGCAAAATCGTAACACACAACCCACTCATTCATACCCACGACAGGATCCTTAACCCATCCGCCGGCGATTGTGGATTCAGCATCACCCTTTTCTTCTTTGAATAATACTATGTTATCCATTTCACGAAATCTGTTTCTCAAAACGCCTTCTGTAATAGCTAATGAACCAAGAGCATTATTCATTTGAGAAACAACATCAACTATTCTGATTTTAGACAATGAAGAAATCGCATAAATAATAGAGATATAATTTCTTGAATCATGTATTTTTTGTACCAATACAGAATCGACAGCATTATAATACATAAATGTTTCAAAGTCATCCTCATATAGCTTCTGTAACGACCCAGTGTATTTAATCTTTTCAACACCAACTAATTTACTCGAAACGAAATCTAAAGATGATGATTCCTTTACTTTAATAGATGTATCACATATCTCATACAACTGCATATAATCAAAAATCATCCTATGAGCAGGAACTTCATATTCAGTACCCCATTTCTTATTTAATCTTTTTGTTAAAGATGAAACATTTGGATTTATGGTATATTCTTTACCATTTACCCATTTTGATATCTTTTTACAACGGTTAACTAAATACAACCAATCATATTTAAGGAAATTCCAACCAGTTAGTAGTGGCATCTTAGGAACCATCTTATGAAAGAAAGCATATAACATATCAAACTCATCTTCATATTTGACATACTTAAATTTATACTCTACACCACCAACATCTTTGAAATATTCATTGGTATTTGTTATTATTCTTTCCTGCATATCTTCCGGCATATCCTTTAATCCCAATAGAATGATTTTATCATCATAAACTATCGATATAGATAATACTCTAGTACAAGCTCCCTCCTTTATAAGGATATTATTACCATCAGCATCCTCCTTATAAATATCAGCAGCTTCTGGAAAGCCATCAACAATTTCTGTCTCAATATCAATAAAGTATATTTTAGGTAAATTAAATTCGAATATTTCTTCTCTCTCACTCTCTGGTAAACCATCTAAGAATTCATAAACAGCATATCTATCTGGGTGATTAACCTCTATTTGCTTAACATTCTTACCATCCCAAGATTTAAACTTTGGATGCTTTTGCTTATCAGTATCTTCACAAGAAACATATTTCATTGGATTATCCCAATTATAATATTTTAATTTTATATCGCCCGTCTTATCAACGTAACTTACTACTAATTTTTTACTATGTGTTAAATATTGAGTTTCGACTAACATATTCTTATTTTAATTTATTATAGATAATTTATAGAGAAAAGTTATGAAATGTTTTGTTTATCGAAATAATATGTGTATATTTATTAGACAATATATAAAGTAATTATATTAAAAATAACTTACTAAAAATTAGGTTAATTGATATATTATTCGTATATTGTAGTATATCAATTAAGATATTCATTAAAACCACTATTATGAAAGCTAACAAAATTTACTTACTAAAATTCACGAAACTTGTCGATATTGAGGATGTAAAACACCCAATATATAATGACTTTACTAATTGTTTAAATCCTGAGGATGTAAAATATGTAGGATTCACAGAAAATGATGATGTCTTTATTAGACTAAATGATTATAAAGTTGATACATTTGCTAATATTTTCACAAAATACGGATTTGAATTTGATGTTCTTGATGTAACTGATTCGGTTATTAAGGGTAAGACACAAAAAAAATATCCAGAAGTAGAGAAATTAACACCTTACCTATTTGAAGATTTTCGAGTAGAAACGACTTCGATTGATGATATACTTGATAAGATTAATGAAACTGGTATGGACTCACTAGATAAAATTGATAAAAATATTTTATCATCAACAGCATCATAAAAAAGGCATAAAAAAAGGGACTCAAAAGTCCCTTTTTTTATTTATTTAACTCCTTATGAATTATGGTCTATTAAATCCACTATCTTTTCTATTAGCAGCTGCTGGTTTTACAAACACATCTACAAATCCAGTAACACCATCGTCATAAACAACGTACATTCTACTCGAATTAGCGGATGCTTGACCGGGTGATCTGTCTTTTCTACCACCTCTTTGGATTCTTAATCCACCTTTATAGTTATTTTCACTAGCTTCTTTTTCTAAACGTTCTCTGTTAAACGAATAACCCTTTGGATTTTTATTTGCAGCTTCTTCAGCATCATCTAAAGCTTTATTGAAAGCTACCATAGCCTTATCTCTATCATCACTACTGTCATGACCAGTAAAGAACTTTCTTATTCCTTCTTCCTCTTCATTTACTGGAGAGTAATTTTCAAACGTCTTTAAATATTTCATATTAAAATATAATTTTTTATACTGTATATATTATATCCAAAAACTCGTTTCCTTGATATTTCGGGATATAATTAATTAAAGTATATATAAAGTATGAAATACACTTTTATTAAAAATCACAATCAAAATAATCCAACATAATACCACTTCTATCATTAGTAAATGTTAAATCATTTCTTTTCACTAATTGATACTCATAATGATAACCAGTCTTAAATAATGTTCTTATAAAAGGTAAATCATCATTGAAGTTAATCATTTTAGTATCTATCATCAAACAAAGTATTCTTTTATCATCTTCTGGGTTATAATTTGTCATTTCATCACCTTGGTCTTTATTAACACCTTCTTTACCATAAGCAGCAAATTTAGTTTTTAACTTCTCACCCGTATGTACCCATTCTATTGTGATATCATCACCAACTTTAACATTAGGATCTTCCTCACTTAAATAAAGTCTAATCCAAAAAAATATCTTTTGTTCTTCAATTACCTTAGTAGAAGATTCATTATCCACCTCATCTGATAATTCATCAGTATCCATATCTTTAACCTGTTCAACAAGTTTTTCTAAATATTCATATTGTTTTGCTAAATTACTCATTTATATTTTTAATTTTAATTTTTAAACCCATCTATTAATAATAAATTAGTTTGATAAAGGTGCTTTTATAACACCAGATGATTCATAATTAATAATCTTGATATTATCAAAATATAAATTATCTATCGAAATGTTATTTAATTCTATTTTACACAAACCAAATGTTTCTCTTGTTAATTGTTGTTTTACTTGATCAACATGGTTAGTATATATATGACAATCACCACCAGAAAACTTTAATTGATTTGGAACCATATTAACCTCTCTAGCTAAAAGGTGTAATAATATACCATATGATGCTATATTAAATGGTAATCCTAAAAATGAATCCACTGATCTTTGATTCCATTTAAGACTCAATTTTTTTCTAGGTACTTCTCTATCATCTAACATATCATCAGTCATATCCTGTGAATATATTAAAGACTTATTTATTGACGAACACCACCATTCCCTTCTTTCATCGTGTGTCATTTTATTAGTATAACACTGAAACCCATAATGACAAGGTGGTAAAACCATCTTATCAAGCTCTCCAGGATTCCAAGCACTGACCATAAGCCTTCTAGAATCTGGATTATTTTTAAGGTCTCTTATTAAATCGGCTATTTGGTCTACCTGAGGAACGTCCTTCCAACTAGAAGGAGAATTATGTTCCCAACCATTAACAACTTTCTTATAACCTTTCCAGTTTCTCCATTGTTTACCATAAACAGGGCCTAAATCTCCCCATTTCTTAGCAAATTCACCATCAGATTTAACCCTATCAATAAAATCAATCATAGTATCTGGCCAATCACCCTTAAATTCACTAGAATTCTTCATATAATTCTTAAAGGCATCACCATTCCAAATATTAACACCATTATCGACAAGATATTTTATATTTGTATCACCTCTCAAAAACCATATTAGCTCGTGTATTACAGCTTTTGTAAAAACTTTCTTAGAAGTTAATAACGGAAAACCCTCTGACATATCAAATGTCATTGAATAATCAAATATTGAAATGGTTCCGGTTCCGGTTCTATCTTCTTTTAATTCACCATTTTCAAGTATATATTTTAGAAAATCTATATACTGTTTATCCACACTATTTTTCATTTAATAAGTATTTTAGTTTTGTTTCTCTTATTGATTGTAATAAATATCCATTTCTATCTATAATAGAATTATTATACTCAATTGTTGTCTTAGTCAATTTAAATATTTCACTTTTTTCAACAAACTTATTCAGTTTGGATCCCCAGTCCTTGAAACAAATTGATATAATAACCTTTTTACTATCAGAAACCTCAGATATACACTCAGAAGATAAATATCCAATATCATCAATTAAAATAACATCAATATCATCAATATTATTTACCATCTTAAATAACCTAACATCATTCTTATTCACAAGGTTTATAACATCATTATCAATAGGGTTTGATATACCAGACCCATCACCATCAATAAGGCATACCGAATACCCACATTTATTTAATGTGTTTGCTATTTGATACAAATAAGTAGATTTTCCTACATTGGTATCACCAATAATTATATTTCTTAGATTATTAACCACATAGATTATAGTGGTATTATTATTTTAGTTTACAATCTCAAATATTGTTTAATATATTTAGAGTGTTCTAATTGTGTGTTAGTAGCTAATCCCATAGTAATGTGGAAACCGAAATAAGGATCACCCAATCCCATAACACTTCTTATATTTATAGCATCATCAGAATAAGCCTTTATCCACCAGTGACCTTTATCATTAGAACGTATATTTGTTGGATCGTATTGAATTGTTATTTCAGTACCATCAAACATTTTCTTAGCTTGTTTGTATATTACATCATCAACAATATCGTTAATAATAGTAAAGTGGGTTCCTCGAAGTGGTTTATTCAAGACTAGTCCAAATCTTTTTTTTAAAAACCAAGAATAGTAAGACCAAGTATCATCCTTGAACTCGATCATAACGACTTTCTTCCAGGAAGACTGCTTAGAGTGCTTCTTAGTTTTATCGATTGGATCGAATACTATTTTACCTTTTATTTCAAACATACAACAAATATAGTTATTATATTTAATATATACAAAAAAGCAGAAGTTTATAAGTATGGATTTTATAGCAATAACAATAACAAACTTAATCTGGATACTTTATTCTATGTCGGAAGGTTTACGGGAAGGTTTTTTTGAACATATCAAGAGTAAAAATAAAAGGAGTTCTGAATTTTGTGCTAAAAAAATATTCAATATTCAAAGATTTTTAGTGTTATTAACGACTGGGACATTATTAACATATACAATTGGATGGGTATCAATACCATTTATAATAGCACAAATTTTTATGTTCAAGTATTTTCATAGAATAATATTTGAACAAACAATTAAAAAATTGGATAAAAATTCAATAACAGAGACACATGTGCATTTACCACCTTCAGAACAAGATAAAAAGAAAACACCAATGGTTTTATTTGGTGTTTCTTTACAAGTGTTCATATATATATTTTTAATTTAATTATGAAAAAGAAAGCAAATAAAGGAAAATCGATACTAAGAGAGAGGTTTATAATAGGCTTTTGTAAAAAGAATGGTTGGAATTATAATGAGTTAACAACTGGACAGATGTTAATAATAGCAAATAAACCAGAATATAAAACCCCTAAATTATGATTAAAAAATGGTCAGAATATATAACTGAGTCTTTTGAAAAGGTTTCTCATACAGAGGATGATATTTATAAATATACATTAGATTTATTAGAAGATAAAATTAATGATTTATTTTTTGATATACACGGAGAATTTGATACAGTATCAGGAGATATAACACCAGGACAATCATTTGAATTGGGTGACCTTCAAGAGAAAATGGCTAAGTTAATATCTAAACAAGTTCATCAAAATCTAGGAAAAGATTTCAAAAAAATAAGATCAAGTGAAATTGATGTTAATGAATTAAAAGAACTTTCTGATGAAAGAGATTCTGTTAAGGACGGTGATGAAGTTATCGCTGTTTATTTTGATGGTGGTTATTCAATTTATAAGTTCAAAGTTTTTACTGATGATGTTGCTAATAGAGGATTAGGAGGTGATGATGTGGATGAAGGAAATTGGTATGAACTAGAAGATGCCTACCTCGTTGTAAAGGCAGACACCTATAATGATTTTGTAAGTCCAGATAAAAGAATCTGATTACATCACAATACTTCTATATTTTTTAACACTAGCACTTAATTGACTTTTAGGAACAGATCCTAATTCCGGCATCAAATCAATTAACTCAATTCTATCACCAACAACTTCTATATCATCATTAATTTTAACTCTTAATTTATGGCCATTCCATAAAATATCAGTAAATCCAGGATAAGAACCACTCACATATAACCAATTGCGTATTTCAGCTTTTTCGGATTCTATATGATTAATAGATATATACATTTTCTTCACATCTTCTTTACTCTTAAAGTATGAATAGAACTCTGTTGAGAATTTACCATCTTCTTCATACTCATGTAAATCATCATCATCATCATCAAAATCAGATATTGGATCTCTTTTAATTGGAAGTGTTTCCCAATCAATTTCACAAACAGCTTTACTTAATTTCTTCAAGAAATCCAAATCTTGGATTTCATCACCACCATGTTCATTATAATAACCAACAGATATATTAGTACACTCCGGTACAAAATCCATAAAGTTAATTGAGTCTGTTAGAACTCCAGTATCATCAGGTGAGAAATTAAATTTACCAACATTATTTAATCTAAGTGAAAGTTCAGTTGCGAATTCATCAGACGCACATCTACCATACAATTGTTCTGTAATAACAGAAGTAGTACCTCTTCTATCAAAAGATACACATTTTGTAATGTATTCAGAGAATTCAGTTTTTAACCAAGTTCCGGAAAGTGCGTTTGAACCAATACACCCAACTTCCTCTCCAATAAAGAAGTAATAAAGTCCAGGTACTTTTTTTTCGATAAGTGATAAGATAATAACCATTCCGGCTTTATCATCAGCTCCTAAAATTGTAGTCCCATCAGTACCAACAAACTTACCACGAAATACATGATTAACTCTTTCTTGTTCAGCACAAGCCGTATCAAGGTGACAAGTAAACATAGTAGATGGTTTATCACCAATCTTCAAATAGAAATTACCATGCTCATCTTCTGTATATCCCTTCGGTAAGAATTTTTTTAATTGATTTTCGGTTCCATATGGATATGTAAACTTTGTTAGTTTAATAAATTTTCGTCTAGTTCTCATATATATTTAGTTTATATTTAATAACAAATATAGGGCTAATTATCAGTTCCACCAAATATATCATTGATTTTCTTATCTCTTCTATAAGATTTTATTAAAGATTCTAAAGTTGATGTCCATTTATTTATATTATCAGTTATAAATAATTCATTTTTACCAACCGTTTTATACTCTCTTCTAAGATGATAGTCTGTAACATCATCAGTAGATTTATAGTGATATTCTTTAGCTATTATCAAATGGTCTAATCCCAATTTATCAATTTCTTTTTTCCAAATAGATATCTCAATAGGTGTTAAATGCCAAAAATCCAAAACCAACAAATCAACCCTAAATAAATTGCCTTCATTTTCTATAATATCAACAAACTCAACAAAGTTATTAAAGTGTAATTGATTATCCAAATAATATTTTATTGTATTTGTTTGTGTTGATTTATCAATGTCACTATTTTTAGGTGGAGTTAATAGCAAATAATTTCTGCCTGATAATTCTAAAAAATTAACAATATCTTTAATACCATCAGAGATGCTATTATCACCAGTAAAATAATTACATTTTTTTATTTCTATCATGTAAATTCTTTTTTCTCACATCTACCAAAAATCCGTGTTTATGTAGAAATTTTCTACCTATCAAACAAGGAAACTTCATTTTTTTTCTATCACTCAGTGATACGAAAACATCATAGGTAAGTTTACCCAGATGCATCTTCAATTTTATAGAATATCTTTTTTGATTTTTACCAAAAGAACTCTTAACACTAATAATATTAAAATCATCATATATGAATTTATTAGATTCATCACCAACCCAGAAGTATAATTTACCATCCACTTCGTTGATATCCTCAACGTGTAAAGAAACGCTATAAGCACCAGTGTCTATTTTAGAATCCACTTTTATATTTAGTTCAGGAAAAAATATTTTTTCAAATCTTCCTACTTTTTTATCCATAATATAAGATTTAAAGTATTATAGAATAATATTTATATAATGTTTAGTTAAGAACTATAAAACAAAAGCTATAAGTGTTTATATAAATAAAAAATAACTTTTTTAATGCAACAATCATACAAATTCACGTTTATAATAGGATATAGACACACAATAGATAGGTTAAACAACCTAAGAAGAACACTGGATTGGGCTAACTCCTTTTCAGGATCAGAAATTATTCTTGTAGAACAAGATAAACACTCAAAAATATCACACTTAAATTTAAGATGTAAGCATATTTTCATAAAATCAAAAATGCCTTATAATAGGTCTTGGGCATTTAATATAGGATTAAAACACTCCAACTCAAACATAATTGTTTGTGGTGATTCTGATTTAGTTATGAATCCAAAAGATTTCATAAAGGGTCTCCAGGCATTAACAGAATATGATATGGTTAGTCCATATCATTCCGTGGTTGATCTAAATCCACAGGAGTCCAATCTACCTTTGGAACAGGTTGTTAATATTAATAGACCTGGTAGAGGTGAGACAGATAACCAAAAAATAAATATTTCAGGAGGTATAGCAATTTTCAGACGAGATTCTTTATTAAGAATTGGTGGGTGGAACGAAGACTTTATAGGCTGGGGTGGTGAAGATGATTATCAAACAATGAAAGTTAAACACTTCTTGAAACACACCGAATTAAAAGCTAGATGTTATCACCTATACCATGAAAGAGTGGCTCCTGATAATAGATATTACCAAAGAACTTTACAATTATTAGAAAAAACTTCCAAGATGAGTAAAGAAGAAATACAAAAGATAACAAACGCATCTATACCAAAAATAGGAATGAAAAACAAATATGAGCACCTTGCTGTCTAATATAAAATTGATATGTAATTACACAGAAAATAATAAACCCTCTTTACCCAAGGGTGTTATTTATTATACGGATACTTTATCATCTGATGATGAGTGGATAATGAATGAACTCAAAAGAAGACATAGACAATCATCTATAAATTCTGTTCTTGCTGAAAAACAAGAAGAATATGATGATATGGATTGGTTACCGCAAGGTATTTATGATGGGTTGGATACAATTGGAACATTCTCAACAAGAATGATGTCGCAAAATGTAACTGCTAAAAAATTCATAAGTGAAGCATTATTATATAATGATATTATATCAACATTGGATACTTTAACAAGTAAACCAATGAAAAAATGTAAATTTTACACAGACGTAACTCTTAAATTAAAAAATGATAAATTTTTAACAACAAATGAACAATCAGATGCTGATTCCAGAAGAATAATCACAAAGATGACATTTATTAGTAATGTTTTATCTATGAAAAGTAACTTAGGTCCCGCTACCGCATTTATTATAGGAGATAATATAGTAGAATACTTATTATCAACATCATATAATTTTAATTTATCAAATAATTATGATGACATCATAGGTAATATAAATGGGGCTCAAGTAATACACTCAAGTAAAATAAATCCAAGTAAAGTAATCGGAGTAAGACCAAAAGGTGAGAGATGTACAGGATTAAATGTTGTTAACAATGTTAATAACGGAGATAATTATCAAACTTATTTTATAAAAGAAACACCAACATTCGAGAATCGAATTGTTTGGTTTGAGATTAGTTAGTAGTAGCTACTCTAATCTTATCATACTTTATCATAAGCTTATATAGCTTATGGTATTCTTCTGATGGATTAATAACTTCCTTTTCATACCACTTATTATTATTCATATATTCAACTAACATACCAACAGAAAAATCTTCTTTATTCTTAGGTTTCCAATATCTAACTTGTTCAACAAAAGAGAACGATATACCATCATATAAATATGAAATGTTATCTGAGTCTGTATTATACAATACGATACCTAAGGGCTTCTCTGAGCCGTCTTTGAACACTTTCTTAGCACCGGTCTCACCAAAGTATTTAACTATACCACAATCCTCTCTAAAATGGTTAAGTAAAAAAATCAAATCTTTTCTTAACTCATCATTATCAACACCAAAAGCCATCAATGAATCCTCATATTGACCTTGATAATAACCCTTTATCGGTATAATTTGATAATTTTTAGCATACAAAATTGACATAATATCATCAATCTTTTCAGATGATATCACAATATATGATATTTTGGGGTTAGTTAAATCAATCACAAAGGTATATATTAACTATTTTAGTTCACTATCATTGACTATGTATATTTTAAGAAGTTCTTCAGGGTTTAATCTCTTAACTTCAGAAAAATACTCAATAGCTATTGATAATGATTCAAAAACTGATTTACTTATAACCTCTTTTGATAATTTTGATTTTAAATAGTAAGTTTTCATATTGTATATATTATTTTGTTAAATTGAATTCATTTTCAAGTTCTTGTTCAAAGATATCATCAATAATGTCTTTATATTTTTTAGGAAAAACAATACTATCATGTACCGTTATCATTTTTATTTCTGGGTATAATACAATTATACGTCTTATTATTCGATTGAATATAAGATTCGACTCTGCTTTTTGTAAATCATAAGCCATCGTTTTATAATTACCATTATCCTTTTTATATAATTTTATAAAATTGTGTATAGTCGGGAAAGCCTTTCTAAATCCAATATCAGCCTTACTAGTAATGTTTCTACCAAAAAGAACTTTGTATGTTAATTCCTTAGCATCGTTTCTATTTTTAATACCCAATACATTCATCATGTATTGGTAGTAATTACCACTAAGTGTTAGTTCTCTAAATAATTCAAACTCTTCCTCCTTGACCCACTTAGTATCACTATCTTTTATTAATTTAGATAGGAATAATGGTTGGCTATTTTTAATATCTATCTCACAAGTTTCCTCACCATCTATCAATAAACAATTCTTTCTAATGAATGATCTAAGTATTGTGAAATTGGTGTGCATTCTACCATAGCTATCAAAGTGATAAAATATATGCTTATCATTAACACACTCAACAGAATAAACATTTCTATTATAGACATCATATTTTTCATCTTTTAATGCATCCAGGAAAAATATAGCTCTATCGAATTGAATCTCAACGGAAAAAAGGTCAGATATTAATTTCTCTCGGATATCTTTACCTATCAAATAATCATCATTATCAGAGAAGTCAATGCTATCCATTACTTTCTTTTTATATTTCTTCAATAAGACTTTATCTTTGTTTCTATATCTTCTTTGAATCTTTGATTTGATGATTTTAGCATTTAGTGAATATTTACGAGAAGATACACCTTTCCTATAATTAGAAACCATACTTATTATCTTGGTCTCAATTAGATAATTGATATAATAATTATAAAGATATCCATACTTATCTTTCAATATAGTTGCATTTATAACAAATTTATTCTCTTTCTTGAAATAATATTTTAATACCATATTATGTATGATATCGATCAAGTAAGCTGTTTTTAACTTTTCATTTTTATAATTTATGTATTTTTCTGATTCTAAGTATTCTAAAACGGATGGTAAGTATTGTAATAGGAAAGTTTTCTTGTTTAGCTTTTCAACTATATTTTTGGAAGAATCCGTACTGGATAATTTTTTTGATACCTTCATATTCTTTATAGGCGGATTATTTATCATGTTTTGTTATATTAAAAATATTATTAATCGAATCTTTTCTTGTTGTTCTTCTATTATCCATACTAAAAGGATCTAAACCACTATAATAGTGTATATCCTTAGCCATTTCACGAGTATATTTACATTTTAGTTCGCGTACTTCGGCCTTTACCTCGACAGAGGTCATTTTAATATCAATCATTATTTAAATGGAATTTTACCTGGATCAATTGGGAATTTACCACCCTTACCTTTTTTCTTCTTCTTGTTCTGACCACCAGTCTTAGAAAACTCTGAGTAAACATCTGGATAAACTTCACCCTCTCCATCAGTATCATATTGAATATCAAAGAAGTCACCGAAATCTAGTAGACCAGATCTACCTAATTCAATTTCATGTAGTTTTCCTAAATAAGTATCGATATAATCATCGATATCAACTACAAATTTATTAAATAACTTAACTGTATTCTCAGTGAATATACCAATTGGTTTCTTTCTTTTCTTGTTGAAAGATCCAAGAATAACCTTAAAAATATATTCTAATTTATCACTCTCTTTTATATAATCCTTTGTTAATTTATTACTAATCAATTCAATATTTATCTTAAATTTATCCTTATCAAAGAATTCAGGAACAACAAAGTCAAAGTCAAGTAAATCTTGTTTGACCTCCGATATATAAACATTGAATATTTTAGAAACTAAATATATGTAAACTTCATCTTTTCTATCACCTTTCAATTTAATATCTTCTAAATTAATAGATTGAGAAAAATTCAAGAAATTAATTAATATTAATGTATAAATCTCAACAAAGTCTGTATGATTATCATCACTCAACCTTTTATATAAAGGATTTAATAACTGAAATGAAATATCCTTTGTTTTACTCTTAATAATAAGTTTCTCAACATTATTTTGGAATTCATTATCCATTAAGAAAGAGTTATTAACTGATGGGTTTAATATTCCATAAAAGAAGAATGCAAATGACTTTTCACCAAAAATATACTCTAAATCATCCTCACTAGTATTAATAAAATACTTTATCGCTTCTTTCATACTTTCGGTCAAAGTACCTTGATATATAACCGGCACCACATCAACATTAAATAATCTAGAATACTCATCTAACTCTTCAATAGTAAATTCATATTTTCTAGACTTAGAAATAGCTGTAAGAACAAGATTATTCTTAGGAACTCTATTATACTCTATATTAGCAGGTTGCTCATCAGGAAAATACTCGAAACAAAACCACCATTTTTTATTTAAAAGGCTTTTTGTTCTATCATCTAATGAATTTAAATAATTGATAGCCGGATTATAATAATTTTGCATTGCTAAGTCAATTAGATTTATTGACTCATTTGATATAGATTTAGGTTTGATATTAAAATGCTTACCATCCCAATTAACCCATATTTTACTTCCCTGTATATCTTCAAGGACAATTATCTCATCGATGAATATATCATTTAATATTTCTTCATCATTTAACCCGTTTAATGTTACTAACTTGCTCATAAATTTTGATTTCTGTTTTTTATCAAAATGTATATATAAATTAAATTAATTAGTTTGTAAAAAATCCAATATTATATCTATATTTTCTTTTGTAAATCCATCTAACGGAGATCCACCAAATTTAAGGTACTCACCATAAATATCATTATATTCATCTATTGTATATATCTTAGAATCCATCTCTGAATAAATAACATTTGTGTCATGTGAATTTATGGTTTTATTCTGTAACCCCGTCTCACCATAAGCAGGACCAATAGGACCAACCAATTCAGTACCAGATATTTCTTCATTAAATTGTTTAAATTTCTTTATCATTTCGTAGCTTCTATTTTTTCATAATATTCGTCTTGTTCTTGTAATGAATACTCTTTTTTTATATTATTATAAATAATATTATATAAAAATCTATCATGTAATTGATGTGTCTCATTTCTCATAATAACATCACATGTAACAGAATCGACATTATTCTCAATACTAAGTATCTCAAGTCCAATTTTACCATCCCTATCATGTAAATCACAAATGACTTTCTTACCTCTTTCTAATATTTCTTTAACCTTTCTAGAAGTTGCATTTTTAGACAAGAACATCAAATCCTTAGCAACCTCTTCGGTAGTACGATTATATAAATCCAAAAATTTCTTTTCTTTAGTAGAAATTTTTATTTTCTTGTATATTTTTTCTAAAATTCTATTCATCTCGATTTCTTTTAAAGATTTGCGTAATACGTAGTAATTAACTAACTTTTTAAATCCCATAATAATGTATTATTTGTACATGTATATATTAAGAAGACGTATCCAGTTTTTATATATACTTTGGAAATAAAAGTTTTTTATGGATAAGCAATTATTAAAAGCATTAGACAATTTATCAGTTTCATTAGAAATGATAGCGGCAGCTCTCGATAGTAAGAAAGATGGTGCTTCTGCAACAGGCGCTGCATTAAAAGGAGGTGATTTTGGTAAGAAATTAGAAGCCATAAACGTAGGTATACAATCAATTAAAACTGATACTCAAGAAATTTTAACCAATCAGAAAACAATAATAGCTCTTTCCAAAGAGAAATCTAAGGATGTTATTGAGGAAAGTGGTACTGATAAGAAGAAAGAAAGTAGTATTAAAAAAGGTGTTGGTACTATATTACTAATAGCAGTAGCTGTTTTAGCAATAGGATTAGCGTTGAAATTAGTCGGACCGGTTGATGTTTTATCAGCTATTGGTTTAGGATTAGCTATGGTAGCAATAGGATTCGCGTTTGCTCAAGTGGCGGAAGCGACCAAAGGATCCTCATTAAAAGATATAGCTCTGGCTTCTTTAGCTATGGTATTTATGTCAATAGCAGTAGCTCTTTCATCTTACGCATTATCAATGATAAGGCCTATATCATTTATGCAAGCAATAACCGCTGTTTTTGTAGCTGGTGTATTTTCGGTAATTGCATTTGGTATTAGAAAATTATTAGGAGCATTTAAGGGTCTATCAATGGCCAGTATAGTGAAATCTGTTCTTTTCTTACCATTGATTTTACCAGCTATCGCATTAGGTATTGCTCTCGCATCATACGCATTAGGATTAGTACAACCAATAGGATTCTCACAAGTAATAGCATCTATATTCATAGCGGCAATATTCGCAGTAGTATCATATGGTATTAGAAATATGTTACAAGCATTTAAGGGAATGGGTACCAAAGATTTAATACAAGCATCTATTTTCTTACCATTAATTCTACCAGCTATCGCACTAGGTATAGCAGGAGCATCATACGCACTCTCTTTAGTACAACCAGTGGGTCTTATGCAATGGTTTACATCAGTACTTATAGCAATATTATTTGTTGTTTTATCATTTGGGATGGTAAAAATAGTTAAAGCAATGAATAAAATGGAATGGTCATCACTCCCTAAAATACCAATATTCTTTACATTGATATCAATAGCGATTATGGTATCATCACACATTTTAGCATTAACCGCTGATATAAGTTGGGGACTAATACTTAAAATAGCAGCAATTGGTGTATTAATGGCCGGTCTTACTATTGCATTAGTCGGACCAATGAAGGTATTAAGTAAGATGGGTGTTGTTGATCTATTAAAAGGTGGATTAGCAATTTTGATTATAGCGGTAGCAGTAATGGTAACATCACACATTTTAGCATTAGGTAATTATGATACATATCCAGGTTTAGATTGGATAATCGGAGTAGGTTTAAGTATGGTAGCGATGGGTGTCGCTGCTGTACTCTTAGGATCGTTTGTATTTGGTCCACAAGCACTAGTATTTTTAGCTGGTTTAGTTGCTATACTAGTTGTAGCACTTGCTATTGTAGCATTGGATTACATTCAAGCATTAGGTACTTATGAAACCTACCCAGGTATAGAGTGGTTAGCCGGAGTGGCCTTAGCTATGACAGTTATGGCTACCGCCGCTATACTCTTGGGTCTGATGGTATTTGGTCCACAAGCACTAATATTTTTAGCTGGTTTAGGTGCTATACTAGTTGTAGCTGCTACTATAGCAAAAGTATCAGATATTCTATCCAAGGGTAAATATGATAATGCAGGTATGTTAGAATGGGCAACAGCTACAGCATTATTATATTTAACATTTACACCAATTATAATGGCATTGGGTGTCATGAGTGTAGCGGGTGCTATTATTTCATTCTTCGGAGGAGATGATCCATTTTTAGTAGCACAGGGTATGATGTTGACGATAGCAGATACAATAGTAGCCGTATCACATACTCTTTATAAGGGAAATTATAAAGGTGGTCCAACAAAAGAGTGGGCAGAAGGAATATCGATAGCATTAGGAGCATTTATGCCTATTTATAAAATGATGCAGATGAATTCTATAATGTCAATACTTGGTGGTAGTGGTGTAGGTCCTGATGATTTTACGAATGCTATCACAACGGTTTCTGATGGTATTATATCAGCCGCTGATAAATTTTCCGGAGCGAGTGACCAATTCAAGGATGGACCATCAAAACGTTGGGCCGAAGGGGTTGGAACAGCAATTGGCGCATTCGCACCAGTATATGAGGTTTTGAACAATCAAGGAGGGTGGTCCAATGGACCATCAGTAGCTGATATGGAAAGAGCTATCCGATCTATATCTTATGCTATTATAGATGCAGCGGGTATATTCGCAGAAAATAAAGCAGCATTTAAGAAAAACTATCCAAAAAAACGTTGGGGAGAAGGTGTTGGAGCAGCAATTAACTCATTTGCACCAGTATTTGAAGCTATGAACAATACGAGCTGGTATTCTTCGTCTGTTACGACAATAAAGGCAATGAGTTACGGAATTCGATCGGTTTCAAGGGCGATAGTTGATGCGGGTTGGATATTTTATGACACTATCCCAGAAATATGGAAAAAGGACAATGTTCCTGGTAAAGGTTGGGGTAAAGGTGTTGCAGAAGCAATTGGATCGTTCTCGGAAGTCTTTAATCTGATGATGACAAATGGTGGTGGATGGACTGGACCAAGCCAAGAGGAAGTAGCACAATCACTAGGATCTGGGATAAGAATCATAGCTAGATCTATAAGGAGTGCTGGAGAAACACTAGGGAGTGTTGGGAAAGAATATTGGCAAAATCATCCTGATGAAGCATGGGGTATCGGTATTCGAAAGGCGATAAATTCCTTTTTAGATATATTTTATGATTTAACTATGGCTGGATACAGCGAATACAGTTTTTCTGTGAACTCCTCAATGTTGGAGGGTGGTGTTCAATCAATGGCAAACACAGCCCGTATTCTTTTTGATAATAAAAGATATTTTGCAGTTAAACTAGATCCAAAATTTATACCAAATATAGCTACGAATGTAATGGGATTCGCAAAGTTGGGAAAATGGCTTGATGATATGTTAGTAACTACTTCAACAAAAACTACAAGTAGTAAATCAGGAGGATTTGCTGGTTTCGGTGCTAAGACGAGTACGAAAACGGAAGTGGTTAGAACTGAAAAAGATATGGGTATTATTGATAGAGTAGCACAAGCTATGGCAAACACAGCTTATATTTTTTATAAAAATAAAAAATATTTTGATGTTAAAATAGACCCTCTCTTTATAAAGAAATTAAGCAGAAATATAATAGACTATACTAGATTAGCTGAGTATTTAACAAGAGTCGAAGAAAAAGAAGGATCCTTCTTGGGTAGTGTTGCTGGCGCATTTGGATTTGGAGAGGATCCAATAATGAGAATTGCAGGTGGTATGGTTGTATTAGCGGATTCATATGATATATTAACCACCTCTTTTGAGAAATTTGGAATTGCTTTAGAAGCAATCAACATGGAAAAGCTAAAGGAAGTTAAATCTCTTCAAACTGATCAATTAGCAAATGATTTAAGTCAAATAAAAAGTGAGAATGATGGTGGATGGCACCCAATGGATGACCTCGGTAAATTTACCGGATTATGGGGTGGAGAAGATAAACCAGAATCAGTTGGTAAAAAGAATGTTAAGTTACCTAATCTTACAGATAAAACTAAGTATGGTTTAGAAGGTAGATCAATACCACAACAACTGGATTTATTAATAGGATTATTGACAAATATTGACAAATCAACAAACACAATAGATGAATTTATACAAGATGCGAGTGATGGAAAGATTCAGAATGTAGAGGAATTAAACTAATTTTTAAAATTAATGATTCACATAAACAAAAACATTATTAATGATATAACATTTATGAATAAGAATATATCACTCTTTAAAAAGATCAAACTCTTTAGATCTTATAAAAAGATTTTAAAGGAAATACAATTTGAACTAGAGCCAAAATTCAATGTTAGAATTGATAGTGCTAAGAGAATTTACACAGTACTTAACGTACCAGAAGATTTAATAGGGGAAAATTTTTCACTTAAAAAGGCAGATATAGATAAAATATCAGAAACCTACATAAAAGAATATACATCAGAATTATCAAAGTATTTATCTTCAAAAGGACTACTAGAACTTTATGATGTTTATAAGATTGATAAAGTTGATAAATACTCATACTTAATTGTTGTTGGATTTTCAATTTTTAAGTCAGATAAGTATTACAATAACTTATATTATAAAGTAATACCAACTGCTGTCGTTTTATCAACGATATTACTATTTTTATTTATATAAATAGTAAACTTTTCATATATACACCTTATAATATAAAAACAAAAACATTAAACAATGGATAGATTTTACGAACTGTCGGAAGACACAATAAGCGACTTTTATGAGATTTTCAATAAAAAGTCATTCCCTGTATCAATGAAATTTCAATTTCAAGGAGACCAGAAACAAAAAGCAATCATCAACGTGAGTAAAATACCAGATAAGTATGTAGCAATCATGGATAAGGAATTATTGATTTCAATCAATGAAGATTTATTAACTGCTTATGATGATGAATCAATAACAATTTTATTCGAACAAGAAATTGATAAAATTAATATTAACATCGATTCTGGTAAAATTAAATTAGTTAGAACAGACCTTAATACATTCTCTGGATTAGTAAACAAATATGGTGTGGAAAAAGTAGCAAGAGCTAATAAAGTTGAGGAATTGTATCAAGAGCAACAAAAGGATGCTAAAAGTGACGAAGAATTTATAGTTTAATATGGAAAACAAGATAAAACAAGGTGAAAACCTAGGATATAACTACATCAAAGCTTTAAGAAAAAAGTATGAAGCAGAAATGGAAGAAGCAAGAGCTAACCTTTCACTATATGTAAACAACTTAGTAGCTATAGGTGAACATTCTGATTTAATGGATGAACATGATAAATGGATTGAAAAATATACAAACTCAAAAGATAAATTAGAATCATTAAATTCAATATTTGACGAAACAATTTACACAGAAAGAGTATAATAAATATAGATAAAAAATAAATTAATTAATATGACACAAATCGAAACAAATGTTATCAAACCAGATGTTACTTTCATGGAAAATGAAATAGAACAACTGTTATTAACACCTGAAAATGAATCAGCTCTTGATTCTAAAATAGAAGAAATCAATGATTATATGATAAATAATCATGGTGAAGGTAAATCCGCTGAAGAAAAAGATGAACTTTATAAAAATTCACAAATGCTTTGGAAAGAATTGTCGGTTGTTATGACAAATGCGAAATATAATTTTCACCTAAACAGAAAACAATATAAATTCTTAACTGATTTAATTCTTAAGCATTTAGAATATGATACAAATACTGTATTCTTTGCTATCGAACTAACAGAATTATTAGGTGGTATGAAAGAAGCTAAATACACAAATGATACAGACCTAGTATCTTTTCCTGTAAACGCAACTGAGATAACATATATCTATCACTTAATATCAGAGCATAAAGTAAAAGGACTTACAAACGCAGCTTATTACTTCGCACAAGTTCTACGTAGAATTGGAGCAATCAGTAAAGTATTTAATTACTATGATGCTACAGCTAAGAATCTTTCAACTCAAATACAAGACTGGGTACTTTCTTTTGAAGAGGGTGTTAATATCGCACCACCAGTAGCTAAAGAGGTTGAATCGGAAGTTGTTGAAGCAAACGTTGTTGAACCAAACAACTAAATAATAGAATAAACAATAAATAAAAACCCCATCATTTTTATGATGGGGTTTTTTTATGATGTTTAGTTTTACTAAAAACCGTATATGTCTGGAAACGTGTACCATTAAATTAATCGAGCGTTAGGTAAAATATTCAACTTTTGATGAGCTATTATTTTGGATTCGAAACACTACGGCGAAATATTTGGAATTCCTCCACGGCCGGGTGGTGGTAGTACTGGTGGCTCACCATGTGGGTTTCCATGCCCACCATGGAAAGGAATTGCTGGTTGTTCTCCATAAACTGGTGGTATTGGCTCAAAAGGACCAATTGGATCAATAGGATTATATGGTTCTGTTAAATCTTTCAATCCTCTAATTTCATAATTTTTTTTATCACTATAAACACTACCATATCCATTATCTGATGTAACTTCAATGACTATAAACGGGTCAATATTTGAATCAATAATGAAATTAAATGGTAACAAATCATCACCAGATCTAAATTCATTTATAGTCTGTACAGGATCATAATCAAGTTGCCTCCACTCAGTAACATCTAACCAATTTCCTGGATCTAAATTAGGACTGATGATTGATTGTGTATTACCTAAACCACTATAAACATAAAAATCTCTTCTATATTGAACTATATTAGTTAATTGGTAACCATCAGTAGCATTCCACTCAGTAGCATTTTCATATTTTCTAGGATTTTTAACCTTATTGTTATCAATAACAGACTCATATAATTTATCATAATAAGTAACCTTATCACCGGTAATATAAGTTTTAAAAGGAGCCCATTCTTTATAAGTTTTATAAGTTCTTATTTTAATATTAAAATAATCAGGAAGAACCAAATTAGAACCATTAAAAGTTTTAGGCTTTTCTAATAATGTCTCCGATGGTGTAATCTCAGCACCAACTCCAGGTATTATTGAATAAAAATCAAGAACACAATCATAAACAGTAGATCCACTATTAACAGGAGATAAATAAGACTCATTTAATTTAAATGTTATCGGTGTCATTTCTTGATTTATATTAAATATTCTAACATCATGTACCTTGTGTACTATATAAGTACCATTATTTATATAAGATTTACCTGTTATATCCATTATCTTATGTGTCAATGGGATAATATTATTCTTAAGCCAAAATTTCAATCCTTGTAATTTTATAATAATTTCATCAATACTATAACTGAGTACATTATTACCCTCTTTATCTGTTATAAAATATGTTAAATTAAATAAATTTGTACCATCAAATTTATTATTCGGCATTGTGTGTTTTATGAAGTCATTTTCTTCCCAACCATCAACACTATTATCAAATATATCAGGTATTTCAACCTTAAACAACTTAGAGAAATTCTCGGAAGCTGGATCAACATTTTTATAATATTCATTCAATTGTAAATCATTATAACCAAAGTAATTAATCGCATTTATAATAGACTTATAAGCTCCGATATAAGGATATATCAAATGTTTCATCATCAACATCTCCTTTCTCTTCTTATTGAGATAAGGCCAGTCTATACCACCCTCTAATATATCATACTCCTTGAATATAAAAACTTCATTTGGACCAATTAATTTACCAACATTACCCAATTCTACTTTAAATCGAATATCTTCCTCCTCTGTCTCAGCATAGGTTGTGAACCTACCTATTTCTCTATCAACAACCTTTATACTTAAATCTAAATAAGTATTAGTACCGACAAATGGATAATCCGATATAACAGTATTTTCATACTCTATGAAGTCATAAGATAGATTAAAGAAATCCACAACTAACGTCTTGGTATAAACCTCCCTAACCTTCAAAAGAATACCATTATTACCAGATATATACTGATTTTCATCATTCATAGTATCCTTTAAATAAACAACAATATGTTGACCAGGTTTTAATCCCTTTTTAGTAAATGTTTCAATTGATGATTCTAATATTGTTAATTGACCTCTTTTATTCTCATTATTAATATCCAAAGTTTCAAGTGTAATACTATTCACAGTATCCGATATAATATCGAAATAAATTTCTTCTTTCTTATACAATTGCAATACAGATCTTAAAGCACCTGGATTTTCAGATTTGAATCCCAAAAATAATTGCAAAGGTTCTACATCAGTTGAAATATCATCCTCATCATCAACATAACTTAATGTTTGTTCGACCTTATCGAATATAGTTTGTTGGTATTGTGACAAAGATACCTTACTAATATCACTATTTGGATATTTATTAAGAACTACTTCTGTTAAAGGTCTTTCACCAATATAAGAATATGATCCAGTTGTGGTTCTATCTAATTGAATACCACTAAAATCATATAAGAAGAATTGAGGAACATTATCAGAAAGCCACCTCCAATAATACTTAACAGAGACATCACCCTCAAAATTTTCTCTCGGTCTTCTCATATAATCTCTGGTTTTTAACCAAATACTTTCTCTTTGTTCATAATCTGGATCCAAAGTACCGTATTGATTATCCTCAATTGTATCATATGTTGGTGGTAATAAATTTATAACACCACCAAGCTCAACATCAAGCTCAACGACTGAGTTTATAGATGGCTGTATTGCCCATATAGATTTTCTTTCAGGATTATAAACTAATTTTGTCGTCTGTGCGCTCACAGGAGCGGTATATTTAACAGTACCATCAACACCATCCAAAACCAGTATATTATCATATGTTTGTGATGATAAATAAACATCACCATCAAATTGATTTATCATTAAATACCCATAATTAGAAACACCGGTTTGTAAATAAAAATCAGTATCTAAATTCATTCTAGTAAAATTTGTAGATGAATCGGATACGTTCATCTCACCAGTTATATTATTAAATATAACATCATTGAATGCTTGTGATGGTAAAGCAATCGATTGTGTAGCGCCATTATCTATTTTCCATAAACTAGCAGATCCATAAACATATATACCCTCATTAACCGGTTCATAAAAAATCGAATGTGTTAATCCAGTAACACCATAACTCGTCTGAAATGTTCTTGTTAAACCATCTATTCTAACTACCAAATCAGCATTAGTTGTAATATACATATCACCTTCAAAATCATTAAATACCATTTTTCCCGTCTTAGTATCTAATGGTGATGGTGTTGTCAGATTATGATTTGGTATATTAGTTAAATTATTATATTCCCAAATATCAATATATGGTATATTATCATATGTAACATAAACATCACCATTTATTGGATTCATCCCGATATCAAAAGCGTCATTAGATAAAGAAATTGTGTTAATCAAGGTATTAATAAGAGGATCAACAACATAAATACTGTTTTTAGATAAACAGTAAAGATAATTATTTATAGGGTTAAATTCAACCTCTATACTTTGTGTATTACCTGGTAAAGCAACTGTTGTTATATATTGTCCTATATAAGCATCTATAACAACTAATTCATCTCCATAAGCATACATAGAATTAGATAACTGAACATATTTAATATCAACTAATCCGGTAGTCCCAGAGAAAGAATTTAAATCATATTCATTAACCACATATTCATTCAGATTATATGATAAAGAGAACATATTCAAATCGAAGGAGCTCATTGGTAATCCTGGAGAAGCACCATCATCACCTCCGCCAAACGCACCACCCTCAGATTGAGTTGGTACAATTATTGGCTGGCAACCAGTTTGGCCAAAACCATAATCAAATGCTAATGTAACAAAAGCTGATGAATTACAAATACTATCGGTTAATCCCCAAAAAGGTCCTTGATAACTCAAATTCAGCACCTGTGGGTCTAAAAATTGTATATTAAAATCTTGATTAACATATGGATGGTATGTATTGTTTATAGCAAATACCATACCCGTAGCGAACCCAGAATCCTCAAATGATGTTAATGATGTATCAGGTAGTAAAACCTCATTAGAAGCTATTAACATACCATGATTACCTAATATCTTTTCTGTTATTATATAATCTTGTAAACCCGGTATATTTAATTTACCAGTAGTTATTGTATAATCTAGTCTTCTACCCAAATGCTTAATATCAAATTTCAATAAATTATTAATATTTGTTACGAAAATCTCGAAGCTGACTAATATCTCAGAATGTTTTTCCATCCAAGCTGATAAAGTAGATGGGATATCCGGAAGTAATCCACTATAAATTGTTTGTTGTGAATATGATTCATCATTTATTATGATATTTAAAAATGGTCCCATGTCATCGAACAAAACTCTAGAGTGTTCTATATGATAATTTGCTGTTATACCAACCTCAACATTATTTATATCAAGTGGAACATTAGGATATTCTGTTCTCAAAACAATTGAATTATAAAATACAGAAGTATAATTACCTACATATTTTAATTCAGCTATTATACCTAATGATAATAATCTTAAATACCACCGTGATAACCAAGATCTTAAAGTTCTATCTATTGTTCTTTCCATATCAATGATTGATCCGGTATAAATAAAGGCAACTTCTTCATCATATATCATTTTATTGACCTCGACCAGTATACCAAATTCATCAATATCAGTAAAAACAATATTATATTTGAAATTCTCAGATATATCATAATTTAATTCATAATTTAATTCTTCTTCAACCTCAACCAATCTCTCAGAAGTTTTTAATTCAGAGCCGATGGAATAGGTAGCACCTATTTCACTATGATAAAAGTTAACTTTAGCATAATCACTAGGATAAATTAAATCAGATTTTAATGTATTATTTTTATAAAATAAATCAATATTAAATATTTTAAGATCTTCTTTATATTTATCAGCAGCAGACGCTAATGTAACAGCAGCTGAACTAGTCCAACCAGTATAAAAATAATATCTATCTGTTGTTAAATATATCTGAGCAGATAATAAAGATTCTGCAACCGTGGACTGTTCAACTTTAACATAAGTTGGGTTAGACCAATAATTAGTATTTAAAGGTGTTACAAAGGATGTTGTTTGTGATGCAAAGCTTTGTGTATAACCTTTTACACATTCATATATTCTATTATTGAATAAAACTTGAGACTGTGTAGCATAATATGTTAATTGTGTGTTACCAGCAAATGTTGGTATATTAGAAACTCTTAAAAAATTTTGATTATCAACAGATCCTATAATTTTGAATTCCGTACCAGATTTTAGTATATGTGGGTAATTAAAAACGTTATTTATATAGATTCTACTATCAGTAGTTATACTTAACCCTCCTTCATACACCTTAGGTATATCAGTTTTTGTTATAACTTCTATTATAAAATTTGAATCATCGGGTAAATTAGAATTGTTTGTTGAGAATTCAAAATGAACTTGATCTGTAACATCTATATTCTCAACAGAGACTACCGAATCATTAAATTCAGTATTAACTAAATTTAATTTCTTACCAACATAATATTCATCATAAAAATCCGGCTCTGACCAATCAGATAAATTATTATCATAAGAAGAATCTATATAATTATAAACACCAACAGCATTAATTCCCGTTATCGTTTTATTATCATAACTATTCACATCAATATATGATGAATAGTAAGTACTTTCAAATGTAGCATTATCCATCTGCCCAATAATCATAATAGCATTTTTCTTACTACTAACAACAGCATATGTTTGGTTAATATTATTAAACTCAAATAAAGGACTATTAAACTTGATAAGTGTTCCTGTTGGGAATTTTGATTCAAAGTCAATACCATATATCCATTTAGAGTAGAAAGAGGGATCGTTATTAACCGGTTCGATATTTATTATATCTTGGTCATCATACTTAGCACCATATAGGTTTAAACCATATTCATTAAATAATTGAAACTTTTTAGTTGTTAATTCACCAGGTAATTCAAACTCAAAAGATGGTATATTTTCCATAGTATAAAGACCATAAGTCTTAAACGTATCTGTTGAATTTTCGTGAAAGAGCATATCTCCTTCGAATCTATCATTAGATTCACTATAATTAAAGTTTAAGTAGTCTCCTTCTTTATTGAAAAATACAAGATTCTTATGATTTGACATCTATTTACATTCCGGTTTTGTTTATATATTAATTTTACATTTCTTGATAGAGAAAATTAATATATATGTAATGATAAGAATCGATAGCTATATGGAATTTATAAACGAAGAATTCTTTAGAAAGATATTTAATAAGAAAAAAACAAATAAGTCATCTAAAAAATCAAGATTAGATACTTGTTTATTTAACATTTTAGAATTCTTAAAAGATAATGATATTAATGATTGGAATGATTTTATGGGAATGTCACAATTTGATAGAGAAATTGTTGATAAAATAATTGACCATGAAATAAAAAACTTCGATGAATTAAAGGAAATTAAATTTCTAATAAAATTAGAATTGGCAGATACTCAACAATTAAGAGAGTTTCTAACTGAATATGAAGATAAAGAAGAGTATGAAAAATGTGCTCAGATAATTAAAAAAATAAGTAGTAAATAATGAAACACTTAAAGAAATTTAACGAAAGTGAAGAGTTTAATTGGGATGATGTTCTAAAAAAACAAAGATCTGGAGATAAATGGGAAGAACTTGAAAAGGATATAATCTCAATTGCTGAAAAATATGAAGGTGACTTCGGAGTTGACTCTTATGGAGTTGTTGATGCTATGTACCAAGTACTGGAAGGAATGTACCAAAAGAAATAATTAAAACTATGAAAAAGATTAAAAGGTTTAATGAAGCCAAAAAAGAAGAAGAAACACAAGAAATTACATTTGATGCTAAAGAACTAGTTGATAAAGATGTTGAACCTGGATTCACAACATCTGTTGAGGACCAAGAAAAGGTTGATAAGGCATTTAAAAAAGAAATGGATAAGATTGTTAAGTTTGAAAACTTCATAACGATTAACATCGATAATATTGAGAATATTGAGAATATTGATATGGAGAATGAATTAGAAGAAGAAAGTGATGAAACTTTATCAGGAGATTGTGCTTGTTGTGATAATTGCACCGGAGAAGCTGGCTGTGAATGTGGATGCCCCGGATGCGAATGTGTTGAGAGTGATGGTGTTGGTGTTATTAACTTCTCTGAATTTACAAGTGATGGTGAAAATGAAGTAGAAGAATGATACACAAATTTAATCAATATAAAGAAATATCAGAGAATCTAAAATACCATTTAGATAGTTCTAAACCTATAACTGAAAATGTTTTTAGACCTGGTTCAGATGCTTTTTATGAAGTAATAAAAGAAGCTAGAAAGTTATTCGATTCTAATACTGTTGAATTGTGTGATATAGATAATGAATTATTCGAATCAACAGATATTGGTAGGTTCGGAGTGTTTAATAATGAATTAGTACCACTTGATTTACCAATAGAAAATATTCAAGAATTAAATGAAGCAGAGTATAAGGGTAAAGAAGTTAAATTAAATTATCCTAAAAGAGGCGGGACTAAGAAATATCACGTTTATGTTAAAAACCCAAAGACTGGTAATGTTAAAAAACTTGCCTTTGGAGATGTACATGGTGGACTAACAGCTAAAGTTAGTAACCCAGATGCTAGAAAGAGCTTCGCGGCTAGACATAAATGCTCAACCAAAAAGGATAGAACAACTGCTGGATATTGGGCTTGTCGTCTCACGAAATACGGACATCTTTGGAATGGGCGAACCTACCCTGGGTATTGGTAAAATATTAGTATTTATAATAAATGAAACACTTAGAAACATATAAAATATTCGAAATCGCTAAAATCAAAGAAATTACTTGTGATAACTGTGATTGGAATTGGGAAATTGAAATAAATGATGATAGAAAATATTTATGTCACCAATGTGGATATGATAATGAATTAAAAGAATTTGATATGAAAGCTTTGAAAGAATGGCAAAATGAAAACCCAGACGTTGTATTACCATTTATTGAAGAACAGTTATCAGAGAATACATTTATCAGAGAATTTAAACAAGAAACTGATTCAGGTGAATTTATTTGGCATCGTGATAGAGAAGATAGAATTATAGAGTCTATAAATGAAACTGATTGGATGATTCAAATCGATAATCAACTTCCAAAAGTAATTGAGGGTATTGTAGAAATACCTATGGGTGTTTATCATAGACTAATAAAAGGAAATGGTAACTTAAAGATTAAATTAATTAAGAAATAACCTTATTGATTCTATATTCTCTTTTTTCTGATTTACCATGTGGCTCAACTAATACCTCACCATCATAAATTGAAAAATCCCACTTAGTTCCATCTTTTTGATCAACAAGTATTAATTTATCAATAGTTGTGTATCCATCTGGATCAACCACAATAGCATTTTTATTAGAAGCCGAATTCACCTGGAATGTATTATTAATCTGTTGAGCCATCTAATAAAGAATTTATTTTTATATCACGCTGTAATTGTTTATATTGCTTATAAGAACTACTTGATTCATTACCATCTAAAACAAATATAACCTTAGAGTCTGCTATTTTAAAAGCCACATCATAACTTATCATCATCTTAGGTGCAAATGTGGCCGCTGATGTAACAGTTTGATTTATATTCTCTATATTAATCTCACAAGAATCAAATAAGCAAATTCTATTATCATCAAATTTCATAAAAGGATCTATATAAACATCATATTTAATCAAAGACCCAAATAAATATGGTAAACCTTGAGATTCTACAACCGATGCACTTGGTTTAAAGTTAAATAATGAACTATCACCTATTGAATTAGCCATAGAAGTATTCGTAACTAAATACTTATATTTTTTATCTATACAATCAATAGATAAAAAATCAATAATATCATTAACAGATTGGTGAGTATTAACAGTTTTAGAAATATCTATATAATCAAATTTTGAAGTATTGAATAATTCTTTCAAAATTGTTTTATAAATACTTTGATTCATCTCAATCCTAATAAGACTTATCATCTCAGCATCAGTATCAACACCAAACCCATCCAATTCCATCGGAATTGATAAACTAAATGTATTAGTAGTGAAATTTTTTAGATTATTATTAATAGATAAATATGGTTGAATTGAAAAAATATCATCCTTAACACTCTCGAAAATATCAACAATCTTAAAGTTCACATTCGACATCCTTATTAGTGATTTTTTCTCCCGTTTCTGGATTATAATTCATAATAAGCATCTCAACACCTTTAGCTTGTACCTTTTTATTATCCGAATTGTTACCACCATGAGCAGAACTTCTAAATACTTCTTTCTCAACCCAGTTATATTGGTCTCTTGGTAATAATTCTTCTAATAAAGGAAAGTAATAATAAGATAATGACCATCTACAATCAGTCTTTTTAAGCATTTCTAATAACCTTCTATGTGATTCGGGTCCAAAGACACCTTCATCATCACATCCATACCAGAATAGTCTCCTAGCATCATCCATTCCTTTAGCCTCGTCAAATCTAGCGTAAGGTGGGTCTAAGTAAAGAAATGTATCTACTGAATCATATTTGTTTATCAATTCCTCAAAATCAATATTATAGAACTCAGTAATTGATTCCAATTTCTCTGTGTACTTACCCTTCTTTAGTTTATTAACAAGTGCTTCTATTTTAAGTTTGCCATTATTCTTCTTATAACCATTAAACCCTGCTCCTCTTGGATAAACTGAATTATGAGCTGATGTAATTAAGAAAGCATACATAGCAGCTTTTTCATAATCCCCAATCTCAAAATCCATATCATCTAAGAAATCATTCTTTTGAAATGTCTTATAAATAGCTTTATAAAAATCCCAATTTTTTATTGGATCCGTTTCTGTTGTGTGTAATAAACCACTCTTTAGATTATCTATATGTATCAACATTTCTGTTGGATTTTGACAACACTTATATAAGTTCACCTGGTGGCGGTTCTTATCATTATAAACAACTGTATCGAATTTAAGATTTGGGTCATCCATATACGTTCCCATTGCACCTGAGAATGGTTCTACATAAGTTTTGATACCATCTTTTGGTATTCTTGTGTTGATGAACTGATGGAAGACCTTTGAGGACTTGCCACCAAAATAGCTAATAACAGACATTTTTATTGGTTTTATATTTTTTAGAAATTATTTTCTATATTTTTTCTTACTTTTAGTTATAGAAGCAATCTTATCAAAAGTTTCCCTTTTTTATTCAAATAAACAGACCAACTCTCTTCTCACCTCTCAACTCTCTTCTTACTTCCATAAGAATTTTACCAAGATGGTTTTTACCCTTTCCATTACAAACTCCCCAAAAAGTATCTTTATGAAAATTACCCTCGATTAGTTCATCGTCACCAGTTGATAATAATAATTCTCGAAGAGTTGAGTTGTTATTAAATTTTTCTCTAACACCCCAGTTCATAAATTCAATCTTCTTAACTTCCCAATCTTTACGAACCTTTATTTTCTGTCCTAACTTTTTAGCAATAGCAGCACTTGGTATTGTCGCTATCATTTCTCTGAAATCACCAGCGGTATAATATCTACCATTAATAAATTGTTCATCCGTCACTTTCATAGCAACATAATAATGTTCATTTGATGGATATGATATACCTTGGTGTTCTACCACACACGGATAGAAGTTTGATAGAAATCTCCAGCGACCTTCGAATTTATTAATCATAACTATTATATTTAAAATAATAGATTAGTTTATCAAAAACAATACGTCATAGTTCTATAGCATTAAAAAACCTCACTCCCATGTAGGAAGTGAGGTTAAAAAATCCAATTGAAAGTATTCAATCGGCTCTTGTGGAGATGACGATGTACTGCCCATCGTGTCTTCCTCAGTTAACAATAATTATTCATTTACAGGCTTAGAAAGTTTTTCTAAACTTTCAAACTAGATAATTTTTTTGAAAAGACTTCTAAAAATTATCAAATAACGGTCTTACCTTTTTAACTGTGTAAATCAGTTGTTAAATTTTCAAGAGTTTCCTCTATTAAGCTTCAACTAACTCCCCTACGTTAAGTAGGTTGTTTTGTAGAGCAAATACTAAATCTTCTTTGCTTGCTACTTCTGTTACGTTTCCGTTTACTGTTTTGTTATTTAATTTATTAATCGGGTATTTAACAATCCGATACCTGCATAACTACCTTTACTCTGCGAATCTATTCTATGACACCCCCAAGTGTTTGTAATTAATGTATATATAATATACTAAAATATTTAAAAGTTGTTAAAATGGATTGTTTATAGTTAAAATGGAACACGATCATCGTTCAAACCTTCATCATAAAAGAAGTTAAAGGTTAACATTGGTTTACCTTTTCTAGTTTCCCACATCTCAAACTCACAATCATATTGTGGTAATACATCCTTCTTCAATTTATTAGCCACATCTAAAACATTAATAACATCTTTTAATCTTTCCTTTCTATTCATAACACAATATATCATAATATCTAAGTTCTTATGTTCTATTTCAACCTCAATACCATTGTTCTTAAACATTGTTCTTAACAAGTAAAGTAAATGTTGAACATCATCTCTATCATCATTATCATCCTCACTAGATCTAGACTCACCACCATTAAGATACTGGTAACCCTCATCATCATAATCCGACCGATCAGACCATCTATCACTTGGATCACCCCAAGGATCGTTAATATCATCATTAAGATATGAGTTCTCATCCTCTCTTATATTTTCCTTTTCTAGGAACTTCTTATAATTCTTAATATTCTTCATATTATGTTAATTCTATTTTAAGATATGTTTCAGTAAAAATACACATACTATCTACTTTATGTTTATCAAGTAAGTTTTGTACAATATTCAAAGTATCATAAACAGTTACTAGATTAGTATCATCTAAATCTATTCTTATATATATTTTATCCTCAAACCCAACCATCTTCACCTCTAATTCAAATACTGCATTTTTTATAACATCAATTAAAGATTTGTGCTTCTGCACTAAATCAAGGTTCAAACCTACTTTTCTAGCAACTGGTAATCCAGCCCAATCAACATTAATAGAAGTTTTACACAACTGTATTAAAAATGTCATGTTTTGTTCTTCTCTACCTGTGTGTTCATTTAAATAACCAACAGATAAATTAGTACACTCAGGAATAATATCCATAAATGAAGCAGAATCAGTATAAACGCCACCATTATCCAATGAAAGGTTAAGTCCTTGTTTATTGTACTCTTTACAAAGTCCTGTACCAAAAGCATCAGAACAACAACGACCACCCATTTGATGTGTTATAACAGAAATTGTTCTTCTTCTATCAAAAGAAATACATTTCTTAACATTTTTTAGGAAATCAAATTTATCATAAACATCAGCTAATTGATTAGAACCAATACCACCTCTTTCTTCACCAATAAAGAAATAATAAATACCTGGGATATTATGAACCATCATATACATCATAACAGTAACTCCAGACTTATCATCAGCCCCTAATATTGTACTACCATCAGTATAGATTATCTCATCCCCATCTACCTCTTTAGTGAATAGGTTAGTAGGAACTGGACTTCTATCAGCCGTATCAAGGTGAGAACTAAACATTGTAGTATCATCACCAGGAATCACTTTATAATAATTACCAAATTCATCTTTATCTAAGTCTTTTGGTAAGTATTTCATAACTTTCTCCTCATGTGGGTGTGGGTATGTTTCTGTAACAAGTGATAAGAATGTAGACCTAGGGTCTTTTGGATTATAACTAAACTCAGGTATTTCAACTTTTTTACCAGATTGTTCAGCCTTACCACCATTCTTCACTCTATTGAAAGCATGAGCAAATTTTGTTATCTCATCACTACTAAATAGATTAGAAAAGTAATATCTAATGAATTTACCAATTTTCATTATATTTTTCTTACCACCAATAACAACAGTGAAATTAAAATCTGATGATTTATCTGTACCACAATCAACATTTGTTATATTAAGGCCATTATGATATTTTGCAGTTGGATCATTCATCCAAAGAAGTTCAAAAGCTAGATAACTATTATTATCCTCCATACTTTTAAGTATCTTTAGTAATTTATCCGAAAATTTTACTCTTTTAGTTTCTCCTGCCATTATAAAAATTTATTTTATTAATCTTATATATTAAATATCAAACTACGATTTCGTAGGCATTGATATAATCAACTCTTACTTGACCCTCATTCATACCACTTTCTTTCTTAACAAATTTTCTTTGGCAATAAACAACAGTTACATTATCTTCTTTACTAGCTTTACTATTCTTTTTAGCTAATTCAGCAACATATCTTAGTATTTCTTGAGTTGGTAAGTTTTCTCTAACTCTTATAATAACATGACTCCCAGGAACACCCTTAGCGTGCATCCAGATGTCTTTATCATCAGCAACGTTAAATGTTAAGTGGTCGTTAGATTTGGAGTCTCTACCTATATGAATAAAGAATCCTTCTACTTCAACTTTCTTAATATTAGGGAACTTAGTCTTCTTAGACTCAAAGAAATAATTATACTTTTTAATCATAGTGTATATATAAATTATTTAAAAAGAAAAAAGACCCACAAGGAGTCTTTTTTCGGTATTTTCAATTTAACTATTTAGTTAAGAAGTGTATTCACATCTGTAACTTCGATAGTCATAAATTGTTTTTGTGGGAACCAACCAACTTCTGTTACAGCGTATCTAGATCTTAGTAACATTCTAGGAGCGAAAGTCGCTTCAGAAATTACAGATATAGACTGAGCCATTAAGTAAGGTACAAAAATAATACCTGGTTGATCTGGATTGTTCTTTCTACCAAGAGCAATTCTATTGTCGTTATATCTCATATATGGATCAACATATATTGAAATATCTCCAATTGAACCTACTGGGTATAATTGACCTTGACCATTGATTTTTGATTTCACTGGGTTAATTGTATAACCAGAGATATCAGAAAGTGCTGCTGCTAATCCCCCATTTGTAATAAGGTATTGAGCTGGACCAACACGTCCCTCTGTAGCGATGTAGTTAGAAGCGTGAGCTATCTTAGTTACAAGCTTTCTTTGAACAGCGTGTGTAGTTTCACCACCAACGTTTCCATTACCAGCAGCAACAGTTGCATAAGCTGTGTTTAAGTCAAAGATTGTTTGTCCCGCTAATGGTGCCGGTGCTGTTCCAACATAAGCTGGTGCAGATAATCTGTTAAGTGAACCCATTTCAAATATCTTAGCAACAATTTGCTTAGAGATTGTTTGAGATAATTCATTAACAAGAATTGACTCCATTTTTTGAACGATATCCATACCAGTGTTAGCTTTGATATCTTCAATTTCAGTTCTTCTAAGAGCTGAAGATACTTCAATAGTACCTACGGCAACTGTTTTAGAACTAATTTTTGGTCAGATGATACCAGAGTATCTTTTATCGTCCATTTCTCTATCCATTGGATAGTTACCAGCAGGGCCAGTAGCATCCGACATCCAGTTTGCAGAGAAACCAGGAATGTGATCTTCAAGAGCTGATACTAATTCAATAGTAGGCTCATCAGTTAAAGTAACATCTCCTAAATCAGTAATTTGAGAAGCCATTGACATTGTAGGACTAAATGTGTTTCTAGTCGGGTCAAATCCCCAGTTTGCTTGAGCTGAACCAACATCTGTGTGAGATGTATTCATCTGTCTGTAAGCTCTGAACATTGGATAACCATCAATTCTAGAGAATCCTAAAAATTCAACTTTTCCTTCTTTTGAAGGTGTTGGTTCTACAACTACATCTGAACCATCTGTGATATCATTCCACATTCTACCAGTTAAACCACCAACTGTTTCAGTGATTGTATTCGTAGCTAATTGAGCTCTTAATCCAGCGATAACTGCTGTCATACCACCAGCACCAGTAGTTAAAAATGTAGCGTTTGGTGCAATCTTAAAGACTTGTGGTCTTTCGTCTGAATCTCCTAAATGAGCATCATCATATCTAAAGTCGATATATAATAAATCAATTTTTGGACCTGGAGAAGGTTTAACAGCTACTAAATCTAAACCGATTGTTTGAGCTGCTATTTTCATCGCTACCGGTAAAAGGTTTTGACCAACATCACCTGAACCAGTTGAGTCAGCGTAATTGCCAATTGTGTTACCAGCTAATGAATTAGGTTGTGCAGCTACTACAGCTCCCATACCCGATACGTTTGAAGCGTTTGCGTAAGCGTTTTCATTGATTGAGTGAAATTCAGCATATTCTGACATCCAATCCAATCTATCTTCACCAGCAACTCCCATGTTCTCTAATACTGGAGACCATTTCTTCATAGCTTTTTGTTTGTCTATTCTAATGTGTGACATAATTTTCTTTTTTTATTTTTTTTAATTAATGTATATATAAACCCACAAATTCTTGATTTTTACCAAGGTGGATTCTTTACAGACATTAAATATTTTTGAATCTTTCCATTATCGCTTGAACATCATTATCTGAAAGTTTATCTTCTTGGATAAGGCTTTCATGTGATACAAGTTTCTTTGTTACAGACTCATTTGTCTTTAGCTTTCTAGTTGACCAAAAATGTTCAACTTGTGCCTCAGTAGTTAAAACGTCTTCTGGATATAATCTAGCTTGTGACAAGATAGATTTCTTAGAAGTGTCGTTTAATTGTTCCCAGATTGGCTTTGTGTTTTCAGGCATCAATCTGATTATTCTCTCTTCAAGAGATTCGTTCTTAGTTGATAGTGCTTCAGATATCAATAACAAAACATCTTTTTGAGTAAAGTAGTCTCTTTCGTTTATATGGACTTTAACTGACTCTTGTTCGTCATTTGACAAAGCGTAAAAGCTGTCAACTTGTGATTTAGACATGAACTTCAAGAAATTCACATCTGTTGTTTCAGAAACTTTTCGTTTTTTAGCTTCTTCAATTAGTTTATCAATAGATTCAGATAATTCAGAATCACTATCACCGTTTACCATATCATGGCTTTCAGTTTTATCTTCTTTGTTTTCTTCATCTTTATTTTCTTCATCTTTGTTTTCTTCTGTTGCGTAATCATCTGTATTCTCAACAGATTCTTCAACACCATTTTCTTCATCATTATTATCTAATGATACTTCAAGATTACAATTTTCTTCATCTTTGTTTTCTTCATCATCAAAAGCTTCAAAACCAGCATCGTCTAGAGATGGGAAGCTTTCAGATCCTTCAACAGATTCAAATAATTTATCTCCGTTTAATCTCTCAACTATCAATCCTTGATAATTAATTGATTTGTCAAGATTCTCTGCTACATACTCAGAATAAGCGATGTTATCATCTAAATGTTCTGCGATATACTCAGAGTAAGCAATGTTACCTTCAACATGCTCAGATAAGTATTCAGAATAAGCGATATTATTATCAACGTTTTCTGCGATATACTCAGAGTAAGCAATGTTTTTGTCTAAATTCTCAGCGATATACTCAGAATAAGCGATGTTTTTGTCTAAATTCTCAGCGATATATTCAGAATAAGCAATGTTCTTATCTAAACTCTCAGCTAAATACTCAGAATATGAAATGTTTTTATCAACATTCTCAGCTAAATACTCAGCATAAGATATGTTCTTGTCTAAATTCTCAGCTAAATACTCAGAATAATCAATGTTCTTATCTAAGTTTTCACCTAAATACTCAGCGTAATTAATAGATTTCTCTAAGTTTTCTGCTAAATAATCATTATGTTTAACTAATTTCTCAGTTGTCTTCTTTAATGATTTATTCTCATTAACTACTATTTGTACCTTTTCTGATAAATAATCAAGATACTTAGCTACTTTTGAATTAGAGTTGTTTAACTCTTCATAATACTCTAATAATTGTTCCAATTTCTTTGGAGCTACATTACCTTTAGTAATGGCTGTATTAACTGTCTTCTTAGTTGATGCTAATTCGTTAACTAAGTAGTTAGAGTAGTCAGTCAATTGTTTTTTTGTTACAAACTCATTTTTGTTCATATTGAATAACTCATTTATTTTTGACTCATCGGACATTTCATATATCCTAAAGTTAGATTTTTCGTCATTATATCCCAATGACTCATTAAGTACCTTAACATCCATTTTAGCTGACGCAAATCCTGGGTCAGCAACAATGTCATAAGTAAATAATTTTTTAAGGGAAACTGAACCATCAGATTCAGTAATACCAGCAGCTCTTGAAGAAACGAATACAGGACACCCGTCATCGACAAGTGCTTTTGCTTCCTTACCCCAGTAAGTACTTAGTAATTTAATCTCTCCCGCTACGATATTTTTCTCTTGGATATAACTTGCCTTTGTGATAATATGCGAGGCTCTTGAGAGTGATGTGTCAAAAACGTCTGGATGATCGAATTCACCATAAACAGCACCTAAGCCACTTATACGTTCATTCATTTCATTCAATGCTGGTAAAAATTTATCAGCCGAATAAATACGTTCATTTCTGTTCTTGACACCGAATTCGGTGAATGTACCACCTAATGTGTACCCCTTATTAGCAGAGTTACTCTCTCTAATAAGTTGGTTTTGTGAATTTTCTACTATTAAAACCGGTTTCATGTAAAATAATTATTTTTTGCTTCTTAGTATATATTGACAATGTAAATTCTAAAAATAACAAAGGTGGATTCTTTACAGAGGCTCTATAATCTTTTATTAAAGAAGGTTTGGTGAGTACGGGAAGAGGACAACACATATTTAATAAATAATTAAAATTTTGAGGTTTTTTATGATAATAACTAGAGAGATAAAAGTTAAAATAAGCGAAGCAAACTATTCATACTATGAAAATCTAGGATATAGTGATGTTACAATTGGTGAATTATTAATAATACCAGTTGAATTACTATCCAAAGGATCCCACTATAAAATAAAGTGTAAGTGTGATAAATGTGGAATCGAAAAGGATGTAATATTCAAGAACTATATTAAATATGATAATAACTGGGGTGAATACTCTTGTAGAAAATGCTCAGAATCAAAAAGGAAAAAATCATTAAGAGAAAATTACGGTGTTGACTATCCAATACAAAACAATAAAATATTGAAAAAAATGAAAAAAACACTTATAGATAAGTACGGTGTTGACAACATATCCAAACGCGATAATAAACAAAACGATATTTCCTAATAAAAGGAATATGAATAATAATATAAAAGAAGGAGAACGTTACGAAGGTCAAATAGAGTTCTCAACAAACAGACACGCAACAATCACAATAAACGATAAATCAATTTTCATTTATAAGAAGAATACTAAAAATGCTTTACACTTAGATAAAGTAATTGTAGAAGTATTTAGGGGTGATAGGAAATTAGAAGCTAAAGTAATTAACACAATATCAAGGAATAAGAAAGAATTCGTTGGTAAGGTACATATTAATGGTAAATCAACATTTGTTATAGCAGATAATAAAAGAATACCAGTTGATTTCTATATCAAGGGTGGATTAAAATCGGAAGATAACCAAAAGGTTATAGTCGAACTCACAAAGTGGGTAGATAGTAAATCCCCACAAGCTAAGATAACTAAGATATTAGGAGATGTTGGTGATAATAACGCTGAGATGAATTCGATAATGTATGAATATGGATTACCAGTTGATTTTCCACAAGATGTTATAAACGAATCAGAACTCACACCAGAAGTAATAACCGAAAAGGAAATAAAATCTCGTAGAGATATGAGAGATACAACAACAATAACAATCGACCCAGTAGATGCTCGTGATTTTGATGACGCATTATCACTTAAAGTAATGAATGATAATAGATTTGAAGTAGGAGTACATATTGCTGATGTTGGACACTATGTTAAACCTGGTACTAAATTAGATGATGAAGCTTATGAAAGAGCAACATCTGTGTATCTAGTTGATAGATGTGTATCTATGTTACCAGAAAGACTTAGTAATGGAATATGTTCATTAAAACCTAATGAAGATAGGTTAGCATTTTCAGTTGTATTTACACTAGACTCGGATGGTAAAATTGTTAAAGAATGGCACGGTAAAACAGTCATACATTCTGATATGAGATTTGCTTATGAGGATGCTCAAGAGATAATCGAGGGTAATGATGAAAAATACACAGGTGATGGTAGTGTTTATCCATTGATGATTAATCATCTAAACACATTAGCTAAGAAAATAAGAAAGAAAAGAATTAAAGACGGTTCATTAGAGATGGGTGGTGTGGAAGTTCGATTCGAATTAGCAGAGGATAATAAGAAACCAATTGGTGTTTATTTCAAAGAACAGAAAGAAGCTAATAAATTAATTGAAGAATTTATGTTACTAGCTAATAAATCTGTTGCTAAACTATTATCAAGTAATTCGAGAACTAATGTATTTAGAGTACATGATACTCCTAATATGGAGAAGTTAACAGCATTATCAAATGTGTGTAAGACTTTTGGTCACGAATTCAAAATAGAAGGCGAATCTGAAGATCTTAAAAAATCTATAAACAAGTTATTACAAGATGTTAAAGGAACACCAGAAGAAAATATGTTAAGTACGGTTGTAACTAGATGTATGTCTAAAGCAACATACACAATACAAAACATAGGACATTATGGATTAGGATTCACACACTATTCACACTTCACAAGTCCAATACGTAGGTATCCGGATTTAATGACACATAGAATGTTACTTGATTTCTTACATAATAAGAAACAAGGAAACCCTACTAAAGTTGAAGATGAGGCTAAATGGTGTTCAAGTAGAGAATTGATAGCATCCAGAGCCCAAAGAGATTCTATAAAATACAAACAAGCCGAATATCTTTTAGATAAAATTGGGAAAGTATTCACTGGGATAGTTTCTGGTGTAACTGATTGGGGATTATATGTTGAATTAACAGAAAGTAAATGTGAGGGTATGATAAGATACCAATCTTTAGAAGGTAATTATAATATAGACACACAAAACTATCAAATCTTTAATGATGTTGGGGATAGAATCAGATTAGGTGATGAGATAACTATCATAGTTAATGGTGTTGATTTAGAAAAGAAACAAATAGATTTCATAAAAATGTAATGGATGATTTACTAGAATATAATGTTGTTTTAGGAAATGATGTTGAGTTAAATAACTATGATCGATTACTAACTAAATTTCCACAATGGATACAATATAAACGTGAGATAAAACTTAATGTTTTATTAAACGAAGGTAAAAGGATTGGATTTGACGTAACCGAAATATCAAAAATAAATAGTCCGGTATATGGTAGTTTAGGAAAACCAGAATATTCTGATATATTATTAAAAAGTATATCATTTTTTGTTAGGTCAATGTCTTTTATCATAACGAATAATAAAGTGGATGAGTTAAAAATAGTATTAAAAGTTCTAGATACACCAAAAGGTAAAGAATTAAAAAACATATTAGAATCGGGGTGTTTACTAGAAGTTAAACAAATGAAACTTCCAAGTTGTAATAGCGTAACACAATTTTACTTTGATATACCCGACCCAAAAACTGCGGCATAAAAAAACCTCTTAATTAATTTTAAGAGGTTTCCTTTTTTAAATATCTTTTAGAATTCAAATTCTCCACCGTCATCTCCACCAGCATCTCCACCAGCATCTCCACCATCATCTCCACCACCAGCATCATCTACACCACCAACATCACCAGATTCACCAAAGTCGCCTCCATCATCTCCGCCTTCAGCGCCTTCTTCACCAGAACCAACACCTTCACCAGCATCACGAGCCCAATACCTGTCATTCTCAGCTTTCTCCTCTGGAGTAAGCTTGAATATATTATCCATTATCCACTCAATGTGAAAATAAGGTTTTTCATCTGTTCTCATAACACCTAATAAAGTTCCAACTATTTCTGATTTCTTAGCTAAGTTATTTATCTTCTTCCAATCTTCAAATATTTGATTAGTATAGAAGTCAATATCAACTCTATTAGTAAATACCTCATCCTCTGTTAATTCAGGAAACTCAATTAACATTTGTAATTTAAGTGGCTTAACAATAAGTTCTTTAAAGTTAGCTCTTAATCTACTAATAAAATTGTGAAATTTAATCTCATCTCTAGTCATCTCAGAAGCGTCACCAAAAAGGTTACCACCACCATTTTCACCTTCGAATCTAGATATAGGTATCTTAGAAGCTCTTTTAAGAGACTTATAAAACCAAGATAACATAGTTTCATCATTCAAATCATGACCTTCTGGTGAAACCATCTCCATATTAGGAGTACCAGCATCTCCCTCAGGAAACCATATTTGTTTATTGTAAGGTAAGTGCTTAGCACCATTGATAGTAAGTGTTCCTAGACTATCATCCCACTCAACTTCTTCTGAATAATCATGTATTAACTGACCTATTTGTTCTTCTGCTCTTTGTCTAGACAATCCTTTAATAGGAATTGTAAATTTTTGATAAAGAGTAGCGTTTATAACATTGAACATTATTCTAGTTTGTTCTAATATTTTTAATTGATTATATGGTTTTATCAAACCTTCAACATAAGAAGTTTCTGAATAATCATTCTGTGTTGAATATGATATATAAACTATTTGTGAATCTAAAAATATTCTCCTTAATTGTGGATCCTCTGGAAATTGTATCCATAAGTGTCCAATAGCTGGTTCATAAGCAGGTACTAAAGTTTCTGGTCTCATTCTATTGAAACCAACAATATTCTTTTTCTTATCATCATATATAATCTCAATAGCTATATAACCATCAATAAGGAAATCTCTCATCATATCCCAAGCACTAATACCATCAGAAAATCCATACTTATTGTATATTTTTTCGAAATATTCTTGATACTTATCTCTTACTTCTTGTGGATATTCATTTGATAGTGATTTAGGTGAGCAAAAGGCAACATCATCATTAAAAACAATAGACTCATCCGATATAGTACTCACAAAATCTCTTATTTCATCCTTAATAGAATACTCTCTAAGTATTCTTCTCTTATCACCATATGCTTTATCTAGATAAGGTATTGACTTTCTATTCAAAACAGAAGCCACAGCTCTCTGACTAAAGAAATCATACATCGAATTACCTCTAGCTGAATATGGATCCTCATTTATACCGATACCAACTTGATTTCTGATGATCATATCATCATAGTTCATACCATAATTTGAAAGGTTTCTTAGAATACGACTAAATAGTCCTTTATTCTCAACTGCTGAATTACTAGCAGCGAAGTTAGAATCTGCTCCTGCTGCTCCGTTAAAGTTATTATATGATGGCATATATTAAAATAATTTAAAAATTTAAGTTATATATTAATTTTAACACCTACCTCCTGTAACAAAAAAACACGAGCTAAGACTCGTGTTTTATTATTTCATTTATTTTTTTCTGGTTTTTCTTGACATTCTCCACTATATCTGGATCAAAGAAATCATTACATGATTTTCCAGCTCTAGGTTTAAATAATTTATTCAATTTATTCAACGATTTAATATAATCATCAGAATCAGGACCATATAATCTATCCGAAATATCCTGTAAAATCATCTTATCAACCTTATTAGTAATTGGCTTTTTCATATTTTCTCTTTGCCTCTGTAAGTTAGCAATATCAGACTCACTTGGTCTTTCTATTGTATATTTAATACCCATAGGTTTTACATCACCACTAAGTTCTTTTTTACTTTTTCTGAAAATTCTCATTATTATTATTTTTTAAGTCCATGTGTTAGAACCTCCCGGTCCATACTTCTTCATATTATTTCGTATTCTAGAAACGTGGTTTCTAAGAACACCATACTTCTCCGATATATCATTATTTATATCAAAGAATTCATCTATACTAGCCATCATCATTTCTTTATGTCTCTCATCCCTATTAGCTATCTTAGCATCCCATATTTGTATTAACTTCTTAGGGTCATAAATATTTTTAGGATGTTGTGAATATAAAAATCTTGGTAATAGGTCTAATTCTATTTTATGTACTAATTTAACTCTTGAAGCATCATACTCCACCATAGCATATTCAAAACCCAAATCTCTTAATTTATCATAAACACCTTTATAATCAACTTTTAATAAAGCATCATTCTCAAAGTCTTGTTCACTAACATACTGATCAAATAACAATGTTCTAACCTCAATAGGTATAAAGTTAAAGTTGATAGCAAATATAATAATTTTATTTGAGAATTTCTTATAATCAGATACAAAAACTGGAGAAAATTGCATCCAACTAGAGGTATCTAAATAGTGTATAAAATAAAACCCTCCAGGTTGTATATCAGTAACAGAAACTCCTAGAACCTCCTTAGTAGATTCTTGATATTTATTATAAAAAAATAAAGAATTATTTTTGAAGTTATCCGGAATGCCATTACCATTAACCAATAAATTTATTTTAACTCTTTCTGCTAATTCACCCATCAAGACATTTTTCTTTTATATATAAAAAAAATTATAATCATAATGTTAAACTCGAAACCAAATAATTCTAAATATCATGGTGGTAATTATATACCAAAAAATAAAGATAAAGTGATAAAGTTAAATGCTGAACGTGGACTTTATTATAGGAGTTCTTGGGAAAAGAAAATAATGTTTTGGTTAGATAATAATGATCAAGTAACAATGTGGGGAGCCGAATGTTTAAATATACCTTACCAAATGACACATTTTGAAAATGGAGATGCTAAAGTTAAAAAACATACGTATTATGTAGATTTCTATTATGAAATGAGGGTAAATGGTGTACTAAAACAAGTAGTTGTTGAAGTAAAACCTAAAAAGGAATATAATATGGTAATCGCTCTTAATGCTGGTAAACTTAGTGTTCCTGAAAAAGGAACTAAAAAGTTGAAAAACTTCGAGTATGACTTAAAAATGGCATATAAGAACAAGAATAAATGGGAAACTATGATAAATTGGTGTAATAAAAAGGGTTATGAATTTATTATAATAACAGAAGATCATTTGAAAATGTTTAGTTAAAAAATTTACTCATATTATTTTTAATATATACTTAATAAGTAAAAATAATATTATTATGATAACAAGAGTAGCTCCGTCACCAACAGGACAATTCCACTTAGGAACTTTAAGAACAGCATTGCTAAACTATTTAATGGCTAAAGCTAACAATGGTACTTTCATACTACGTATTGATGACACCGATCAAGAAAGAAATAAACCAGAATGGATAGATTATATCTATGATCAAATGAATAAATTTGGTTTGGATAGTGATATAACATTTAGACAATCAGAAAGATTAGACAGATATAAAGAAGTTGCTGAGAAAATCGGAACGAAAACTGAAAAGGGTTATGTGTTAGATATGGGTGGTTATGAAATGGTTATACTTAGAAATAATGGATTCCCAACCTATAACTTCTCTTCTATATTAGATGATTATGATTATGACGTAACAAATATAGTAAGAGGTGTAGATCATATTTCTAATGAAATAAAACAAAGAATAATATGGAATAAAATTTGTGAGGTTGAGTCTGATAAACAATTTCCAGAAATAACACATGCTGGTCTTTTATTCGAAGGTAATAAAAAACTATCGAAAAGAACTGGTAATGGAACAACAGAGGATTACAAAGAATATAGTAAAGAAGTTTTATTAAATTGGTTAGTAAAATTTGGATGGTCGCATCCGGATCCAAATTTTGACAAAAAACATAAAACATTAAGTATGGATGAAATGATAAACCTTTTTAATGAGGGTAGTATTTCGAATAAAAATTGTAAAATTGATAAAAACAAACTATTATTTTTAAATAAAAAATGGAAAGGTAGATTACCAAGAATTAAGAATTTTAAAAACTTTGATGTATCAGAATCTATTAATATTGAAAAATGGTACGAATTTCAAAACAACCAATGAAAAAAAATTGTAATTAGTGTGGATATAGAAAAAATTGGGTATATATCATTATAGATCCTGAAAATATTTTTATTAAAATGGTAAGTGGGAAATTTCAAAAATCCCAAAACAAATAATACATAGAATAGTTCTGGTTGATTAGTAAAGAAACCAATTGGTACCCATATCCAATATGAAATTTTAGTAAAATAATATATAATATCCAATCTTGACATACCAATTATATCTCTTTCTCTAAATCTCTTATCTAATTGCTTATTCTTAAGCATATGATAAACATTCATAAAAATGAATAAAATAGGTAATATGTAAAATACATTAATCATGATTTATTATAATTTCTTCCATTTTTATTAGATTATTTAACTCATTTTCAAATAATCTAACATTTTTATCTTCATTGATAATATCAAATAAACCATCATCAATAAAAGCCTCTATTGGATCACCAACAATTCTTTCATAGGTATCAGGAACATCACCACTTCTATCTTCATAAGAATCCTTTACATATTTTTTTTGATTATTTAAATCAATGTGTAAAGAGCAACCATCAGGCCGTGATCCTTGACCCCTCTCTGATTCTTCCCATATTTGTAAAATAACTTTATTCATAATTATATTTTATATATGTTTTTTTATATTAAAAAGTAAACAAAGTTTAAAAAAAAAGTAAAAATAAAAATAAAAACAAAAACAAAAACTATTTTTATGCAAAATATTAAATTAGAGTATATATGGTTGGATGGGTCAAATCCACAACAACTAAGAAGTAAAACAAAAGTAATTAAAACAAAGGATTCCTTAAAAGTGGAAGACTACTCAATGTGGTCATTTGATGGAAGTTCAACAAAACAAGCAGAAGCGGGAAAGGGGAAGAATACAGATTGTTTACTAAATCCAGTTTTCATAACTAAGGACCCATTTAGAGGTGACCAAAACAAATTAGTTTTTTGTGAGGTATTAAACCCAGATGGTACACAACACGAAAGTAATCACAGAAACAAACTACAAGAAAAAATCGAAGAACTAGGTATAGACGAAACAATCGAAAAGGATGAATTACCTTGGTTTGGATGGGAACAAGAATACACTTTAACGAAGAAAGATAGAAATCCATTTGGAACGAATGGAGCACTACCATTAGGATTCGAAAAAGGTGAACCAAGACAACAAGGAGATTATTATTGTGGTATAGGATCTGATAGTGTTGTTGGTAGAGGTATAGTTGAAGATCATATGAATATGTGTATAGAAATTGATTTAGACATCTCAGGAGTAAATGCGGAAGTTATGTTAGGCCAATGGGAATATCAAATTGGACCAGTGAAACCACTAAATGGATGTGACCAAATGTGGGTATCTAGATACTTATTAGAAAGGGTAGCTGAAAAATACAATGTTATTGTATCATTACACCCAAAGCCAATGACTGGTGATTGGAATGGATCAGGGTGTCACGTTAACTTCTCAACAAAGGAAATGAGAGAAGAAGGTGGATTATCTTTAATAGATGAAGCTGTTATGAAATTAAAAGAAACTCACAAAGAGCACATGGCAGTATATGGATTAGAGAATGATAAGAGAATGACAGGAGAACATGAAACTTCAACTATACACGAATTTACACACGGTTACAGTACGAGAGACACAAGTATTAGAATACCAGCACAATCAATTGTTGATAAGAAAGGGTATTTTGAAGATAGAAGACCAGCTTCTAATTGTGACCCATACCAAGTTACTGAAAGAATGTTAGAGACGATATTTAGTGAAGTACCAGTTTCAGTATAAATATAATTTATATTAAATAAAAAAACCCACTCATTTATTTGAGTGGGTTTTTTAGTATCTTATTTATTTTCTGTTTTCTTATTTGGTTTCTCTCAAATTCGGAGATCCGACCAAACATGTGAATACCTTTGATGACTTATTACAAAGAGTGAATACCTTGACCATCATTAGAACCCTCTATTGAGATTAATTTTATTTTGTGTTCGTTATCACCTTTTTTCTTATAAAGTTCATTATAACCCTTGGCAATACCTCTCTTGAAGACTTCTGTAAAGTATGCGAAGGCATTAACCGATTTTTCCTCATTGAAGTTGAACCAGTTTTGGAACATATCCAACAACCCACTTTGATAACAATCCATTTTGTCGTCATTTGAGTAGTATCTCATTTTTTTGATTGTTTTTTTAGCTAGAAGTTCTAACATTTTTTCAGCCGATCTGGTTAATCTTCCTTGGGCTTTTGATACGATAATCTCTACATATAAATCTTTATTATTTAAGTACATTTAATTAGCATTTATTTTTTTATAGAACTCTATTTGTTCTTTCATGCTTTCATGTTATAGGACTAAATCATGAAAAGTTTATATAAACAAAAAATCCTCAAATTTCTTTGAGGATTTTTTAATATTTATTTTTTATAATTAAAGTTTAGTTACTTCTTTGAATTGTACTTCTTTAATACCCAATAATTCACCATCAAGATTTACTTTTCTTTTCTCTAGGTTATTAAGAGCTGTTGATAAAACTTCCGATTCACCAATCATTTGTATAGAACCTTTAACCTTTTCAATATTGAAATTGACATCCTCTAATTTAAGAGTGATTTCTCTTTCTTTATCTTCAAGCTTTCTCTTAATGATTAACTCACCATCTAATTTATTTTCATAAAAATATGTCAAATCATAATTAAGTTCATTTCTTACTTCATTAACAAGTTCGATAGCTGATTCATACTTAAAGAATGAATTACCATATCTCTCATCACATCTATATAAGAAAGTAGTGTTTTTATAATTGAATGCAAAACACTCTAAATAAGGGTTGATTAAGTTATTAATCTTTTTAACAACATCCAATTCAACAAATTTATCCATATTATGAGATACCTCAAGTAAAATAGGGTAAAAGTTTTTGTTAACAATAGGAACAATTGGAGATGAGAAAAGACTTTCTAATGTAGTTTCTTCATTTAATTCATCTTCATTAATAAAGATACCACCTTTTTTACTAACAGAAAGACCAATTGTTAGATATTCAGATATTCTGAAATTAACTCTATCTTCACTGATAGTAGCATATTTCATAGCTGATTCAATCATTCTAAGACTTTTTAAGTCTTCTTCATTTTTAACATGGTTTTCTAAAAGTGTTTTTTCAATAACATTTTCTGTAAGTAAGAACCAAGAATCTTTAATTAAAGCGATGTGACCATCTTCAACAGATTCAACAATAGTGAATACTGACTCACCAGAACCACCACTCAATAGGTTATTTCTTTTCTCCGGAGACTTTGTTAAGTTATGAACAAATACTTTAATTTCTGGAACCCAGTCATAAATAGCTAATTCATTCAAAACCTTAGACATTCTATCTTCATCAGATTCTAAATTGATTGTTTGTAAAAGAACATTAATTGGTTGTCTATAAAGCTCTCCTTGGTTTTGGGTATTAAGAACATTATATAAACTTTTTAATTCATATATTAGTTCGTGATTTGACATATCATCGTTTAAACTCTCCAATAGACCCTTCACAGCGCTATCATACGTGAAAGATCTTAATTTCTCATTAAGAGAATTAATTATTGCTTTCTCGGCATGCTCATTACAAGCATTCATATGCCCCTCTACAATAAGTGCAACGTCTTCTTGATCAAGTGAAAGATTTTTCTTGAAGTTAAACAACTCGAGTTTAAGATTCTTCATACTTTAAAATATTATTTTTTTTTCTACTTATTATTATATATTAATAGTAAAAAGTCATTTTTTACCATTTTTATATATTCCTTTAACAGATCGTAAAATATTTACGGAGTGTAAGGATTTCCTGATGATCCATTATTAGGATCTTGTGAATTTGGGTTATTTATTGGTATACTAGATTTTTGTCTAGCTCTTAGTATATTATTAAACCATCTAGTTCTTTTAGGTGTGATATAATAATCAGGATCACCGGAACCATTAGGATTTTGAATGTATGTATAATTACCAGTAGCACCATATGGTGTAGTACCAGTATTAATATTAGGATCTAGACCACCAATATAATCATAAGGAGAATTCGGTACGTTATTAGTACCACCTCCGGGCGCGAACGGTCCAGGAGAATTCGATGGGTTATCAGTACCAAATCCCTCCGAAAACCCATCTACTATTGTATGACCATTTAAATCAGTCATACCATCACCATAATTCCTAGGATAACCCACACCATTATATCTATCTTTTCTAAAAGCTGGATAATATGTTTGTACCTCAAATGAGACCTTCATCTTAATATTATTATCAGAAGACATATTTTTTTCACGTGCCATTTCTATTGAATTACCATCTGGCATTAATATAACAGCATCTATATTCATAAAGTTATGCTCAAAATACATAAATTTATATAACCATAAAGTATCCATTATTGCCTGACTACACTTGAACGTATCTACTTCACTAGAAAGTAATATTTCCAAATCATAACTAACAGTAATAGGAACTGCTCTAACTTTAGCTAAAATCTTTCTTATCTCAACCTCATTCTCGACAACCATTCTCAACCAAACATTAGGATTGGAGAATTCATCAGAATTAATATTAAATCCAGTCATTGTTATGTGACCCCTTGGTATAATATCGGTGTTTAATTCAACAAATCTATTTTCAGAAACCACATCATCCTGAAATGTATCCAATAAAAACCTCTCATCACCCGTCAATGAGTAATAAAAAGGTACTTTTACATAAACATCCCCAGAAGAAAATCTATTAACCCAATTAACTTGACCTTCTAAGGTATCAAGAACACAAACTGTTAAATCTCGGAAGAAAACATCCTCCATATTAAATCTTTCACCTATCATAGATGTATATATAAAAACTAAATCTTCTCCAAAACTTATCACAAAATATCAATATACATGTTATGAGCGTAAAAAAATTATTATTATGGGAAAGATGGCGTCCAAAGACTATGGATGATGTGATTCTATTACCTAGAATCAGAAAGCATTTTGAAAACGGAATTGATGGAAATTATATTTTTCATGGAAATTATGGAACTGGCAAAACCAGCTTAGCTAGAATACTCATTGGTAAATACACCAAGGATAAACCATTCCTAGAAATAAATAGTTCTATCGAGACATCAATTGATTTACTTAGAAATGAAATTGATGATTTTTGTAAGTTTTCACCTATGATGGAAACAGAATCAGATTATAAATATATATTTTTTGATGAGTTTGAAAGAACATCCGCTCAGTTTCAAGATGGGTTTAAAGCATTTATAGAAAAGTATAGTAAAAATGTTAGGTTTATAATAACAACCAATCACTTAAATAAGATAGATGGTGGTATTAAATCCAGAATACCTAGATTAAACTTCGATTGTGAGAATTTAGAAGAAGAAAAGTTTCTAAAACAAGCAATATACAAGAGAATTAATAATACTGTATTACCAACAGAAGAAGAAGAAATATCAAAGGAAAGTTTAGTTACTATTATCAATAAGAAGTTCCCAGATTTCAGAGAAATAATGGTTGATCTTGAAACACACATAAAAACTGGAGAATCGACATCATCATCTAATGTTTCTAATAAGGTTAGGTTAGATTTATACAAGACTATATATGACACATCAATGGATTACGAAAAAATCTATCATTTCTTAATGAATATGTTCGGTCCTGAGAAAATAGATGGTATGATTAAAGTATTAGGAACACCATTTATAAAATGGTCTATGGAACAAGGTAAAAATGTTGATAAGTTATTCGAGTGTAATTATATAATATCAGATTATTCGTCAAAATTAGAGACTAACACAGATCCTATTGTTTTAGGGATGACTATAATTGGTAAGTTAAGAGATATATTGAACTAATCTTCATCAGGATATCTTTCATAAAACTCAAATTTAATTCGGTCTTTACTACCAACATATTCCATATGTTTTAAGTTTACAAATTCTTTAACCCTATTTAATACTTCATCGAAATCGATATTTAACAAAACATCAACCTGTTTTAGTAAAACGACACATCGGTTGTCAGATTTATCACCAGTTTTATATATCATTGCTTTATTATCATCAACATATTCAGAGAATATATCTTTCAAGTTATCAATAACATCAACAGTACTATTATTTAAATGATATTCACATTCATTATAAATATCCTGTAACTTACTTGCGCTCCTCTCAGAATTACCTCTTGATATCTCATCAACTAAAAGTGTTATAGCCTCTAAACTTATACGATCACCATTATTCAATGAATCTTCTATCATATCAGCAATTACATCACTACTCTCAAATCCCAATTCCTCTAATTGTGTAACCAAACCATCATCATATATACTACTATAATCAGATAAAACCTTTATAAAAATATCTCTATTAACAGATACAGTTCCTCTATAAGATTCAAAAAATTTCAGATATTTCATATGAGTATATATAAAAATTAATATATAAACACATGGCAGATATTAATTTTATAGACTTCTACATAGGTTACCCTGGTCACCCAAGATTCACCGATAAAGAAATGATTGAGGATGATGTGATTAGGGTGATCGTACAAAAATACGAAATGGTCATTTTCACTAATAAAGGTGATTTATTAGGTGATCCAAACTTCGGAGCAGATTTACCAGCTCTATTATATGAAACAAGATTATCAGCAGAAGCTATCGAAGGAGATATTAGAGCACAAATATCAGATTATATAGAGGAAATAGATGGTATAGACTATGGGCTAACAGTTGAGTTTTTCGAAGATCCAGATAGACACCAAGAGTATATGGTTATAACATTCAATCTCAAAGACTATGAGGTTTATGCTTCAGTAATTTAGATAGGACAATGATTTGCTGAGTAGATATACTTATAATCTCTTTTAATATTAACACCAAGACTTTCAGCAGATGTAATAATATCCTCCAAACATTCAGAATCAGAACCACCAACAATAATAACACTCTTACCCCTTAATTCAACAAGATGTTTATATAATTTAATAGGAACTTGGAACCATTTATGATTATTACCAATATAAACTATAATAGTTCCCTCTTTTGTTCGGAAAAAGTCACCTTTTTTTAATTGTTTATTATCCTCTTTATCACTAATCTCTTTATAAACTTCCTTATCTAGAATTTTTTTATAAAAATCAGCATCTACATCATAATTATATCTCTTTTCGATTAACTCACTTTGGTTAGGAAAATGGTATAAATCATCATGTATTGGAATTTCAGGATTTTTATCATATAAGTAGTCTTTATCAACAATTTTACCATCTGTATGGTTATCCCAGATTTGATAAACATTGACAAATTCATTACAATACTTTTTTAATTTATTTATGTACATCTCAGAAAAGAATTTCTTAAATGATTTTTGAACATCAACAATTATAAGTGTTGTATCAGTATTATAATTCTCATATGCCTTTAGGTATCTCATTGTAAGTATATATTAAATAAAAAACCCATCAAAGTTTATTTGATGGGTTTCATTTTTTAATATTTTCTATAAATTAAAGTGGAAGTTCTTCTTCGTCCTCTTCTTCATCTTCGTCTTGTGCTTGACCTTGTACTTGACCTTGTGTTTGACCATCTTGAGCCTGTACTTGACCATCTTGAGCCTGTACTTGACCATCTTGTACTTGTGTTTGACCATCTGCTTGAACTTGTACTTGACCATCTTGAGCCTGTACTTGAGCATCTGCTTGTGGCTCTTCAAACTCACCTTGTGGTTGTGTTTGTTGTGCTTCTGGTTGAACCTGAGGTTGCATTTGAGCTTGTGGTTGTGCTTCTGGTTGAGCTTGCTGAACTTGTGTTTCTTCTTGACCACCCATCAAAGCTCCACCTGGAATCTTCTCTATATCAAGATTGTTCATATTAATATATTTAACAATTTCCTCAGCGATGTCAACATCACCAAAAAATTGTCTTAGGTTCTTACCAGTAGTTTCTTTAACTTTCTTAACATAAGAGTTAATCAAAGATTGAGGAATATCAATCATTGTCTTTACTTTATAAATATCATTAACTTGTAGAACAGCTTCTTTGATAATTTCAGATCTGTTCTTTACAATACGATATTTTTCATACGTTCTAATATGCTTCATATTTAATAGAATTTTTTTATAAGTTATATATTAAGTATTAAAAGCCGTTTTTTACAACTTAATTATGGTAATAATATAGATATTATTAAACCAACAATAGCGAGACCTCCGAGACCTCCTCCTATTATCATCTTAGTTTTCATCTCACGTATCTGTTTATCTTTCAAATCTATCTGATCCTTTAGATTTATCAATTGATCATTAAACATAACCTCCCTTAACTGATACTCAGTTACTTGTTTTTGTAAAGTTTCGATTGTGGTGTCCTTAGTATCAATACTAGTGTTTAATTGTTCTATTAAAACTTTTTGTTCTGATATCAAAATATTCTTATCATTAACCGCCTTAACACAAACCGAATCATAACTACCAATCTGGACATTTAACTGCTCAAATAGTTGTAATAAATCAGAATTATTATCAAGCTTTTGAGCTTGTTCTATTGTCATAACAACAACACTTTGACCCAAAGAATCTAATTCATATCTAGGATATTCTATTTCTTGTGAAAGTACATTAATAGAAATTAATAACCCAACCAACAATGTTAATAAACTTTTCATTATTTCGTTTTATTTTTTATAGAATTAAGTAAATCGTCTCCTGTTCTATTTGGTGGATTTTTCTTTAATTCTTCTATCTTCTTTCTAGTATCCGCTAATTCTCTTTTTATCCTACTAAGGTTATCAGCGCTTTCGGTAGCTTTATCCTCAGCTTCTCTAATATTAAATTCTAGTAATGCAATTTTTTCACCATTTAGACTATCAACTAACATCAAAGAATCTATAATAAAGGAATTATCTTCTAACCTTTTATTAGATTCTTGTTTCTTTAATTCAATCTCATCATACCTTTCCTGTAATTGGTCTAATTTTTCACCAATCTCACCATCAGTACTAAAGTACCACTTATACCCAAATATAAGTGTAAACCCTAGAAGTATTAATATGAGAATTGACTTAATATCTAACTTCATAAAACTTTTTTATTTTGGTGTATATATAAATTAACAAATTATCTCCTTGTATTATTTGAAAAATTCAAGGATTTTACTTATATTTGTATTAAATATATAACAACATGACAAAATAAATATATAACAACATGACAAAAACATTATACTGTTTCGATTTTGATGGTACATTAGTACACTCACCAATGCCGACTGAAGGTAAAGATATTTGGTTGAAAAAGACCGAGATGACATGGCCATATGTTGGATGGTGGGGTAAATCGGAATCTTTGGATAATGATGTTTTCGAAGTTGATAAAAATGAATGGGTATATCAAAGATATCTTGAAGCAGTATCAGATGAGGATAACTACATAATAATGGCAACTGGTAGATTAGAAAAATCACCAGGAATGAGAGGAAATGTTGAAAAAATTCTAAATAAACACAATTTATCATTTGATGAAATTCACTTAAATGATGGTGGAGATACATTCAAATTCAAAACCAAACTTTTCGAAAAATTAATTGAAAAAACAAACTGTGATAATTTCATCATGTATGATGATAGACACGAACACCTTGTAAAGTTCAGAGAATGGGCTAGTGAACAAGATTGTGAGGTAACAGTTGTTGATATAGTAAATAAGATAACAAATACATATTAATATATACAAAAAGGAAATAATAAAAATGGCAACTATTACAAAGAAAAAAAGTGAGACTAAGGTAGATGAAATACTTTCTAAACCATTTAGACTTGATTTACATAACGATGATCACAATTCATTTGATTGGGTAATCACTTGTTTAATGAAGGTTTGTGACCATGAACAAGAACAAGCTAATCAATGTGCTCATCTTGTACACTTCAAAGGAATCTGTGATGTAAAGTACGGAGACTTAGAAACTATTTCAACAATGAAAGATAAATTGGAAAGTGCTGGGTTATCAGTAACTATGGAAGTAAATTAGTATTTTTATTGACCAAACCAAGTACCAATGTTATTATCTAATCCAGTATTCTTATTACGATTTTGGAAATTTCTTCTAACCTTTAGTACTTGTCCATAATCCACACCCTCAACATAATCAAAGTTTTTCAAGCACCCATTTATATAAGACATAAGATCTCTATCTGTAAATTTACTCGACCATTCCTCAACCATTTCACGAAATTCACTCTTTTTAAATATAGATGTTGAGTTAACAATAGTCATAACGCAATCATCATGACCTACATCAGCAGCATATCTGGTATTACCAGCAGTTGTTGTGTGTTTAACAAAGGTTGTTATCTCTCTAATTGTTTCCTCATTATTAATTGAGAATCCCTTAGATATCATTAAGTCTTGATAATCCTTAACCAATAAATTTTTATTTTCTCCAACTTTTAACCCAACCTTCTCTTCGTTAGCATCAGCTCTATGTTTATATCTAACAAAAATAGAAGAACCATAATCATTATTACCCTCAAAAACATGTGGTAGCTCAGCTAATAATGTATTGCCATAATTATTTAATTCTAAAACAACTTTAACATTATCTGGATTAAAATACTCAAAGGCAATAAGATATAAAATCTCAGCCAATTGCTTAACAGATACTAAATTACTCCTATATATACCTATTTGTTCTAATTTAAAGAAATCAACAATTGATGTATATGCTGCCTTTTGGTTATCTATGACTTCCTTTGTCTTATTATTAACTCTGAATATATTTATTATTGAATAATCTTGTCCTAAACCCTCGGCGATATCCACAGATAATACAATTTTATAATCCTTTCTCATTAATGGTAGGTAAACATCATCATCAACCCATCTTAATTCATTATAACTAAATCTAAGTTTTTCAAATTCTGAAATTTCCTCATGAATATAATTTTTCTTAGACTTTAATAAATCATCTATAATAGACTCATTTAATAGAGATTTACTAGCATTGATAAATCTCAAACCGTACTCTTGGTTAAAAGCATCTTCTCCACCAATATCCTTAATAGCTTCTTCTTTCCAAGTTGTTAACTCAGCAACAGAAAATAAAGGAATCTCCTCGTCCTTTGAATTTACTATCATCAATGATCTAATATCATCATCAGAGCATTTATCATTATTAAGTACACTTATAATATTTTTTTGTAAATCAATATTATAAGACATATCAACTTTAGTAATATCACCAAGGTTTTCTTGAAGAAATTTTAAAATATATTCCTTATCAATACCCTGTTCATATAATTTATGATCATTCAATCTAACATAAGTAACAAACCTACCCGGTACTTGATACCAATAAACCCTATGAGCTTTAAAGTTATTCCTTCTAGGATCACCATCTGGTCTCTCACCATCAGTAAGTAATTTATGGAATAAGTTCATACCATTGGGTGTTGATGTTATTATAATCTTAGAATTCTTAATTGCTGATACAGTTGGAAATACAGCCGTGTAGTATGGTTCTATAATATTGGATGGTATATGAGCAAACTCATCAAGATATAAAACATCAATAGTAAAACCAATCGCAGGTGTCTTTGTTCTAGCAGATGTCTTTATCCTACACCCATTCTCAAATGTTAATGATTTCTGGTTCCAGGTTTTTATACCAGGCTTTAGAAAGAAAGGTAATAAAGTATAAATAGATTTCATCTTATCAACAATCTCAACCGCAGTATCACCTTTATTCGCAACTATCATCACATTCTTATCATTATTAAATAAAATTGTATGTAACATAAAAATAGAGGATGATATAGTCTTACCGACCTGCCTGGATGCCATTAATATATTAAATCTATTATTAACAAAATTATCCATCATATCTTTTTGATAATCTCGAAGTTTTATATTACCTACACTACCGTCCTCTGTTTTAACCTTACAATATTTTTCAGTGAAATAGTGAACATCCAAAGCACATCTAATATACTCTTGTTGTTCAGTAGTAGTCATCTTAAAAGTAACACCAGCTCTTCTTAAACCAACTTCACTTTTTAGCCAAGGGTTCTGGTATCTCTTAACAACAACACCATCATTTATTTTATCAGTAGCATCATCAACCAGAATGGTTGTGAATATCATTTGTCTCTGTACTTGTTCCTTAGCCATAAAGAAAGCATATTTTTTTTATATATATTGTAAAAAACCACCTCTATGTCTAAAAGTGAGAATGAAAGAAATAGATTACAAGATGAATTTGACCAAATTCAGTCAGAAAGTAATGATTTCAATTTTGATATATCTGACCACTTAGCTAAACCCGAGGACTTACCAGATCTAGGAGAAATAGAGATATATGATTACGATTCAGATTTAAGTGTTTCATCACAACAATCAATGGAAGTCTTAGAGTCACTTGTAGATTTATATCTAAGTGATGTACCACAATTAAAAGAACACTCATACATAAAAACAAAAATGAGGGAAGATGCTTTAGTTTATGCCGAGGCTATATTTCTTTCTAAAATGACTCGTAAAAACTTCTTAAATCAACTAAGGCAGGTAGATAACGGTGATAACTCAGCTAGAATGCACGAAGTTGTCAATCAAACAATTGGTCAGATAAGAGAAAATTCTAAATTTCTATCAACACAAAGAACAGATCTTGAAAAATTCTACAAAACACTAAGAAGCGATTTAGGCTTGAATGATATTGAAAGTCCAGATGTTCTTAAATCACAAGTCGCTCACGCTGCCGATGAAGGAGTAAAGGATGAAGGTGGTGAAGTAATGGATAATAGAAAATTGAATGATTTAATTAAAAGGGCGATGACCGGTAAAGAAGAAGATAAGAAAAAGAAATAATTAATCTCTTTTGTAGATAAAACTCTCGAAAGTTTTCTTTATATTACTCCATTCTATTAAAACCTCCTTGGTTATAAAAGGATTTACTTTATTATTTGTTACTTTATTAACAATAATTATTTTATCATCCTCTTTAACAACATCTTTTATGTTAGATTTTATTGAATCTTCTGTGTTTGAAACAATGAAATCGAATGTTTTGTTACAATCATTAGCCAATGAAATCACACTAGAGTCATCATCATAAAAATAAACTCTATCATATTGTGTTATTTCCTCATCGATAAATTTATCACTCTCGCTTCTATAACCAATCAAGTGTTGTAATAGTAACTTAACTTTAGTATGTGATATATTATCTTTATCTCTATTATAGAATGTTTCTGATAAATAATAGAAATCCTTAATAACCAAACCAAAATCAGCCATTTTTTCTATTAACGTATCAACTACTTTTTTATAATTCTTTTCTGTGTTCTTTGAACAAATAATATAAATATCATCCTTAGTATTTTTCAATTGTTGAAAGTGTTCAACCAGTACCTTAAATTCTAAGTGATCTATAACTAACGGGTTCATAAATTCTTGCATCGAAAATGATAAATCTGTTATATCACATTTTAAATTTTTACACCTAACCTTTAGGTTATTCATTAAATCTTCTGGTAACCAATATGATTTTCCTCCTATATTAAGGTTTTGTTTATATTTCTTATAAATGCCCCTTTTTATGAGTTTAAATTCATGTTTTGAAATTTTAATAACAGGAATATCTGGTTTTATCTTAGATATAACCCAAACCTTACTATTAACATCAACTAATACATCTATATCGAAAAAATGAGCACCCATATTATAATTTAAAATTTGTTACTTTATAGCTCATCTCATGAGGTTTTCCATCATCCCGAGGCCCTTCATATTCTTTATCCGTCCAAGTAACACCACCACTCAATTCACTATCAAAACTTTCACACTTTTTACACTGACTTGGTGATAATTTCTTACCATCAATATCTTGTATATCAATATCGTTATAGATAAAATGTGCTTTACACCAAGGGTTTCTACATACACTTTTATATTCCATATTGTATATATAAAAAAAGAAAACCCATCAAATTGATGGGTTTTTATATTATTTCACAAAATCTTTACCAATAGCAAAGTCATACAAGACAGGCAAATTCAAATATCTAATAAAACCATCTCTAATATCTCCCATCGTATTAGCCTTTTTAACAATATTTATAATCAAAAATCCAAATTCTTCCTGAAAGTCTAAATAACAATCACACCAAGGTCTATTATAATGTTCTAAACTTCTCCACTCCTTATAACCACCTGTTAACCAAAACAAACTTTTCTCAGGTGTTAGCTCCTCAATTTCAACATCAATAATATCGGTTTCCCAAACTGGGTGATTATAACCAAAATCTCTCATAAGAATAACCGCCGCTTCAGCGACATCAGTTGTTACTTCTTTACCAATTTCAAAAAACCACCCACCACTATCTTTATTAATCACAACTTTATCATTAACATAAGTCATTTCTGATAATTCTTTAAGTAAATCTTTTTTTCTTCTCATAATACTAAACATTATTTTTTGATAAATTTATTCCACTTTCCCAATTGCCCTTAAAATATCCATCCTCCCAGATACCATTTTTCCAATTGCCGTAGAAACCTCCATTTTTGAATATACCATATTCCCAATCACCAACCATATAAATACCTTCGTGCCATATAAGAGTGTTATTCTCTATTTCTAAAATAGCACCATCAGTCTCGGAGTCTATTAACCAATAGAATCCTTCTTCTTTAATAATTTTAATGATTTGATTGTATTCTGTATAAGTCTTACCGTTATACTTTAGTTCTTGAAAATTCATAATTTAATAATTATTTACATCTTTATATATTCGACATTTTTTATAGAAAATTATACCGCCCTCTTTTTTTTAATAAAATCGACTATGTAAATAAAAAAAATTATTTAAAATTAAAAAACCGGGAAATATCCCGGTTTTTTAATATATTAACTATTTCCTGTTTTTTTCCTTATTTTGAAAGGTTATCAAGGTAATATTTCTCTTTTTTACTCAAAGAATCAATTCCATACTTTGTGATTTTTTCTAAAACTGAATCTAATTCGAACTGAATTGGCTCATCAGTTAATTCGAAAGAATCCATAAATAATAATCCAAGTTTGAAAGATTCCATAAAGATTATGTTTCCTTTATCTTTCTTAGTTGTGAATGCTATAACTTCAATACCTTTTAAGTAAATTTTAGCGAATCCCTTTTTCTTATTGTTTAAAACAATATCATAAGATAAGTTTAATTCATTAGAAACTTCTTTAAGTTTCTCGTTGTTGAATTTAGTAAGGTCGATGCAAATTATGTTGTTTTTCATAGTGGTTTGTTTTATTTAATGATTATAATACAATATAAGGATAATATACCAAGTAACCTAATTTTTTATTACTTTTCTTTATTATTAATTCATTATTATTGTTTCTATACACAATATAGTAATTATATATTGATAAACCTAATTTTTATAGATAAATATCAATAAAAATAAAAATAGAGTATGTAGAAATAATATATAATAAAAAATAATACTCTTTTATGAAGTATCTATCAAGTAGAACTGAATACTTAAAGTCAGCAAAATATAAAGTCGTTAACGAAGCTGTTGTTTCAGGAGCAGGACCATTCGCCAATGATATAGCATGGGGAGACTCATTATTAGGAAGAATGTTACACTCATTTGCTAGAAAGGCTCAAATAGGAATAGATTTAGTTAGAATAGACTCTGTTATTAAAAGACTAAAAACACAATTTGATTATTTAGTAGATACTGCTAAATTAAACGGAGCTGAGATTGATGAAGCAACAAATAAAGAAATTGATATGTTGTCTATTTCTATTTTAATAGGGAAATTAATAAAAGCAATAAAAGAACCTGAAGCGGAAGGTAAAAATCATTTAGATGAAATAATAAGAGTTACAACTGAAACTATTTATGCAATAACAGAAGTGGTATTATACTCTGATGAAAGTGAAGGTGATAGACAAGAAGTTTTAGAAAAGTTAACTGAATTTTTAGCAGAACTTAAAGAAATGGAGGAAACTGATGATGAGGAAACTGATGATGAGGAAACTGATGATGAGGAAACTGATGGTGAGGAAACTGATGGTGAAAAAATACCTTATCAACTTTATATGGCAAATATAAAATCCATATCTAGTATATTAGAGTCTTTTAAGAAGATTAAATCAGTAAGGTCATTACCAGCTCCAAAAGAAGTTGAAGAACCCGAACAGGTTCATTTTGAATGGGGAGTTAAAGGTGAAGATCTTTATCAGAAAAAACTAGCTGAGTTGCTAAAAAGTCAAAAAGCTCTTGGTAAGGGAGCTAATCTTAAACCAGGAGAACATACTAGAAAGAAATTTAAACAGGAAGTTGCTTACAAAATTTGGTCAGAAAAAGGAAATTCTGGTACTATGGAGGATTTCAAAAAATCCAAAGAAGGAGAAAGTTTTCTAAAATCTGTTGCTAAAGCTGAAACATGGAATAAAGTACCAGATACCGAATTATATGCCGAGTCTATGAACGATAGTTTTAGAAAATTCTCACTAAATGAGGGAACTGATGATAAAAAGCAAGATAATATACCTATTCTAAATGCTACAAAGGCATTATTTAATTTTATGAATGAAGATCCTAATAATCTAGTAGAATTACAAGGATTGATATCAAGTTATGATAAAATGTCTGATGACAATAAAAATAAATTATCAGCTGGTAACGCGGAAATGATGCAAAAATATGCTTCTGTTAAAAACCTATATGATCATATTAAGAAAACATCAGTATCAGAAAATTTAGATAGTTTATTATCCGGTAGTGAGGCACTTGGTAATCATATTAAAAATTTATATAGTGTTTCAAAATCAGGAGATTTAACCGAAATTGATGAATGGGGGAAAGATATAGATGGTGCATTGAAAAATTCAATAAAATCATTTAATGAAACAATGAGTGCTATTTTAGAACAGGAGCCAGAGGTTACAGAAAATGAAAAACCAGAGGATAAGGTAGAGAAAAACGAAGGTAAGTTATTAAGATATAAAAGTTTCAGAAAAATATTTGAAGCGGAAGGTGAAGATGTGGTTGATGATACAACAAAAGATAAACCATCTGGAGATGTTTCAAAAGAGGATCAATCTATCGAAAAAGAGAATAGATATGATTTATCCATACCATGGAATAAATTTTTCAGTGAAGAATATTTGAGAAAATGGTCTGTTACCGAACAAGATGCTAAAAATCTGGAACAGAGGTTGGTAAAAATGGAGAAAGAGGGTACTACATATAAAATAAACGGTATTGATCCTATACTAGAAATTGTTAAGATATTTAACAGAGCTTATAAATTACACACATCACAGACAATACCAACGGGTAGAAGTGGTGGTAAAGTATCTAATAAAAAATTCAGAGAGTATGAGTATATAGGTAGTGGATCTCCTGAGGTTAATACTGAATCAAGTGGATTTAAAGTTGGAATGGGCCCTTATAGAAACATAAGAATATTCACCAAATGGGAAGATGCTGTTCTTGATATAATAAAGGATTCAAAATATACAGTTTTATTCGATGAATCGACTATTATACAAGTTGGTAAAGCAGATGATAGGGTAAATGTTTCACCAACATCAATTAGTGATAAAGGTAAGAAAAGTGGTAGAGTAGAAGGTGGTGGTAAAGTACTACTCAAATTTATGAACGATATGTTAGACGGAGATACTTTATACAGGTCCTCGGGTGGAAAAGGTGGTGGCGCACAACATAAATTTATCAGCAAATACTTCAAAGTTGATGTTGATTCAAATAAATTAGATTATACGGGTGGAAAAGAGGTTGAAGGAAATGCTGAAGTTGCTGATGAAACAAAAGGTAATATAATAGCTGAGTTCAAAAAGTCTAAAGAGGTAAATGATAAACCTGGTTGTATTTTTAACCTAAATAATTCATATTTTATGATAGTAATAGCAGGTGATAGTGATTTTACTTATTTGAAATATTCAAAAACATTTGGATACATCAGTAAATATATTAAAGGTGAAAATGTTAAGGGTATGAAAGGTGACTTATCATCATCATTAAATGATAATGACTCTACTATACATTATGCTAGAATATCTAATAAATTATTCGATGCTAAAGGTGGTCTCTTAAAAGAAGGTATCAATTTAAAATTGAAATCTATTAATTTAACTACTCTTAAAGAACGTTCCTCAGAACTGAAAACAGAAGAAGTTGACTTAGGCAAGATAGAAGATTTATACACATTTTATGTAAAAGAAGGTGAAGGTTCCGGTGAACAATACTTACTACCAACATCAGCAACACAAAATGCTTATGGTGATATATCAGTTGATAAAGCAAAAGGTTATTTAGAAAAATGAAATATCTAAAAAAGTATAAATTATTTCTAGAAGCTGATGAATTTGAGATAGGAGATACTGATACTCCAGACGTTGTTATGTCTAAAGAGAAGATGAATACTATTATGTCTAATATGAAAGACTATAAGACTAAGAAATCACAAATCGATGCATTATATTCTAAAGAAGGCGCTGATATCAAACCAGAGCTAGAAAAGATACTAGGTGAGACAGATGTTCAGAGCGGAAAGGATAGAAATCCCTTTCTAGTAGAATATGCACACTTAGCTAAGTTAGAAAAGGATATAAATAAATCACAAGATGATAATTCAAATGATAAAATAAAATTAGATGATTTACAACAATCTCTTGGTTTATCAGAGGATAGTGAAACAAAAAAAGCTGTTGAATTCAAAATAAGTGATATTAAAAATAGAATGTCCGAAAGATCCAGCAAAATAAGTGAAATACAACAAGATTTAGTAGGAAAAGAAAAAGACCACAAAGAAAAAATGGTTAAAATGGAGCAAGATATGAGGGATCATGTAAAAAATCTCTCATCTCAAGAGCAAAAATAGAAAAAATACCATTTTTTACTTTTTATATATATACTAAATCAAAAAATTAAAGATAATACTATGGCAATTCAAATTGGAAAATACAAAAGACCAGGAATCTTCATCGAAGAATTTGACGCGTCTGTAATCAGCAGTCCAACTGTTGAAGGGATTACCAATCTTGTGATGGGTGTATCCAGAAAAGGACCTGTTAACACACCGATTAGACTAACTAATATAACAGATTTAGAAGCTATCTTTGGACAATTAGATCGTAATTTAGAAAGAAAAGGTTCTTTCTTCCACAGAACGATTGCTAAAATGTTAGAGACTGCTCCTATATATGCTATGAACTTGTTATTAACAGATGATAACTTAGATGTGATTGAATATAAATCACTATCTGCTTCTGCTGAATACAAGAATGATATAAAGAGAGAAGGACCTTATAGAAGAATGTTTGATACAACAGGTTTCTGGAAAAGAGATACCGAATCATTTATCAACTTAACAAAAAATAACACAGGATATACTGAAAGAGCATTTAATCTTACTAATTTATCGGATAAGCCTATAACTACTTTTGTGTTCAAATCTCAACTAAATGGTTTTGATAGAACATTACTAGAATGGTATGGTTCTGTTGAGAAAATGCCAACTTATGTAAATGCTAATGATTTTGCATCAGATTACTTAATTGATGTTGTTGTTATTGCTGGAGACTGGTCAAACTATCAAGAATTAGCAGTTGATCCAAGATGGAGTGAATATTTCAACGCTTCTGGTTTAGTAAAAGACCAAGTTAGTAATTTTGCTAATGATAGAAATGTCACTTTACTTTCTTATTACGAAGGTTTATCTTTAATACCTTATTTCAGAGACTTAAACGGAAGAAATATATTTATTGAAACATCAATAAACAGAGATACAGATTCAACTGGGCTATTTTGTTCATTTAACAATGATTTAGTTGAACAAGATTATTATACAGGATTACTTGATTTATTAGGTAATACATTAGTTGGTGTTAACGAAACTGATATTGAATTCTTATCATATAAGGAAACAATCGCAGAATCAGTGGTGATGACAAATACACCTCTTGATTTACCAGGTAACGTAAATGCTATGTTAGGAACATATTCAGCATACGGAAGTCAAGCATCACATGCATTTGATGGTCCGATAAATGGTTCTATTGGACCATTATCAAGTGGAATATTGGAGAATGGTAATAATAGAACTGGATTTTTCGGTGAAGGGTCTGTTTATAATGTTACTAGATCTACACCAATAACAGGATCATCAGCATCTTTAGTAATAGAGTATGTTACTGGAACAAACGCATTCGCAGTAATAGGTGATACTCATATTCCGGTATCAGGAACTACATCACTTACTATAAGTGCTAGTGATTATACATATACAAGCTCAACAGCATCTTATACATCAACATTTGTATTAGACGCTACTGGTGAGGTTGTATTAGTAAATAGCTTAACTCCTAATGTTAACCCATCGGTTAACACAAGTGATATTATACTTGGGTATATAGATTTTACTGTCTATCAAGGTTCAATTGATAGCGTAACAGCCATATCGAGTGGAGTAACTGATGTAACAGTTGGTGATAGCGGGACATTCGATTACCTTGATTTTAGATTAGGTACCGATTATTCAATAACTGATTTAGGAAGTGGTTCATTAAAAATTGAATTTTTAGGAACTAATACAAAATCAGATGTTAAAAACTACGAACAATATAGAAGATTCAAAATGTATAACAGATTGGTTAATCTGATTGATAGTCCTAATAAAAATAAAATGACTATGTTATTGGATAATTCAATGACTAAAGTTAGTTTGGGATTAATGACTATAACTGATATTGTTACTTCTACATTAGAAAATAAATCATTCACATTAAATACTGGATTAACAACAGTTGAATTAGTAAATGTAATAACTGATGGTTTATTAGTATTCTATACAGAAGATAATGAGTTTATATTAGGTACTGACGAAGTAACAACAACTGATTTAGTCTCGACACCAGCTTCTGGGGTAGTAGCTAAATACTCTAACCTTTATGGTAAATACTATGATGGTGTTATTAACACAAAAGATTTCTTTTATGATAATAGACTTTATGTTGATAATAGTGCGAGTGCTACTAATGTTCTTGGAACAACAGTTGATATATCATTTATCGATGGTGAAAATGCTACATCAGCTACTTCATCATACGCTGGATATGATTATATCGTATTTGATTCAAGTGTCGCGTCCTTCTCTGATGAAATTGATTTACAAACATTTGAGCAATTATTGTTCCCTACTTCGAAAGTAAATAAAGGAACATTTACAATAGTAGGAAACTCAGTAGAGCCAGGAGATACTCCAAATGAATTGGCTGTAAAATTAGGATATGGTATTCTAGGCGGTACATTCTACGCTTATCAAGTAACTGAGGAAGTAGAGACTGAAACTTTATTCTCACAGAGTATAGTTTATAACTATTCTTCTAGAAGACACTACCTTAAATTATATCTTGATAACGATGGCGTATTGAATGTTCAATTTATGGATGAGTTATTACTAGCAACTGAAGCAGTTGATATACAAGCTAATAACACATTTTATATACAATCAGGTAAAACAAACTTCAAACAAACAGTTGAAGTAGAATTACCTACTGGATATATTCAAATACCAAATAAGATATTAATAGATGGTTCTAGATACACCGAAATAAAAGTTGGTGATTTCTTAGAAGCTTATTATGACCCTACAACTCTTGCAGTTGGTGAAGTACCAAGAAGATTAACAAGAATTCTTAGTAAGAGACAATATGTAGGTGATGCTAGTTTAACTGAAATATCTTGTGATTCTAGAATAGCTACTTATGTTTTTAATGGTGATGTACAAACAATGAGATATGTATCAGTTGACCAATATGCGACAACATACAAAGCTATCACTATGAAAGGATTCAAGGTTAGACAAGCTTCTTTACCTGATGGAACAGAAGATAAACAAAATCAAGTACTTAACTTAGTAGCTAAAGGAACTCCAATGTTCAAAGCTTTAATTAACAAAGAAGCATTAGACTTTAGATATTTAATTGACTCATTTGGATTAGGATTAACCGAAAGATCAAAACAACAATTAGTTGATATATGTGGTGATAGATTAGATGCCTTTGGTTTCTTAAATATGCCATCACTTAGATCGTTCAAAAATTCATCTTCTCCATCATTTGTTAATTCAGAAGGTACATTACAAGTTAAATATGTAGCAAGTGGAGGTGACCCAGAAAGTAACCCAGCATTCCTTTACTCATTCGGTGATGGAGCAGGTACAACTACTGTTGGTTATTTCACACCTTATGTTACGGTGAATGATAATGGTAGACCATTAGAATTCCCACCTGCATCCTTTGTAGCAACAACTTATATGAGAAAGCATATTTCTAATATAACATCTGTTACTCCTTGGACAATAGCAGCTGGTGTAACAAATGGTAAGATTACTAACACTTCTGGTATAGAAATGGACTTCACACAAGAAGACATCGAATACTTGAATCAAGCTCAAATGAATCCAATTGTATTCAAGAGAAATAGAGGTTACCAAATTGAAACTGAGAATACAGCTCAAACTCTTTATAAATCAGCTCTTTCTTACATACACGTAAGAGAAGTACTTATTGAACTTGAAAGAGAATTATCAAGAATGTTATTAGACTACCAATGGAAGTTTAACACTCCTGATGTAAGAGCAGAAATTAAACTTAGAGCAGATGTTATTTGTGAAACTTATGTAAGTAAGAATGGTTTATACAACTTCTTTAACAAAATGGATGAAGAGAATAACACATCTGAAATTATTGATAACCAAATTGGTGTTATTGATACTTATGTAGAACCAATCAAAGGTATGGGTATAATTGTTAACAACATTACTATACTTAGAACAGGAGCTATTAACGCGGGTGGGTTTCAAAACTCATAAAAATATCAAAATAAATTAAAAAACCCTCGAATTTCGAGGGTTTTTTCATTTTAAACTAAACAAAGTGTATATTATTATTTATAATAGAGGAAGAGTTATATAGAATATATAATTAAAAAATAAAGATAATTTTATGTCAGATAAAAAACAAGATAAGATGTCCGAAGAGGACTACTTAAAAAGACACTTAACAGACTTGGAAGTTGGTAAAGAGGCAGCGTCAGCTAGTACTGACACACCATTTATTTCAGAAAATAAATCAGGATCAAGAGTTGATGATTTACAATACTTTAATTTTGATGTTAAAGAATTACCTTGTGGTGAGTTTTACCCAACAGGTACTCTTTTTATGGTAAGACCAGCTCAAGTTAGAGAAATACAAGCATACTCAATGGTTGATGATAATAACTTCTATGATATTGTTGAGAAGATGAATGATATGTTACAATCATGTGTTAGGATTAAATACACAGATGGTAAGGTAGGATCTTATTTAGAAATTAAAGACCAAGATAGATTATATCTTGTATTCTTAATAAGAGAATTAACATTTCAACAAGGAAATAGCTTAGCTATACCAGCAAGATGTGGATGTGGTAGTGAATTTCAGGTTGAATTGAAAAGAGATAGTTTTAATTATCACGAAGTTGATGAGAACTTATCTAAGTTCTTAAATCTATCAACAAAAACATACCAGTTCAAAACAGTTAATGGTAAAGACTATGAAATTTCACCACCTAATATTGGTTTACAAAAAGCTTTTACTGATTATATCATAAAAGAAAATAATGAAAAGAAAACTCCTAATCTAGCTTTCTTGAAGATAATACCATTTATGTTAGCTGGTAGAACTAGCATATCATATGATGGTATAAAATCTAAACTTGTAGATTTTGAAGATATGGATGATATTTCATTTCAATTCTTAAACGCAGCAATTGGTAAAATGACATTTGGAATAAAGGAACTTAAAAAATCATGTGGTGAGTGTGGAATGGAGGTCCTCACAGATATGACGTTTCCCAACGGAGCCTCAGGTATTTTCGTTATTCATGATGCCTTTGAAGCATATCTTAAAGAATAAGTTATTATTACAGAAACATTTCCATACACAAGAATTAGCTATGGACAATTGGCCTTATTGGTTATTTGAAGAAAATGTTAAGTTAGTAAATGAAATTCTTGAAGAAGAAGATTCTAATCAGAAGAAACAAGAAGATGGACAACAAGGAAACTTCGATGCAAATTCTATGATGAAAAGTGCTTCTGATATGACAAAAAACATGAAAATGCCGAAATTATAAATACTAGGCGACCTATTGGGGATAGACAATAATAAAAAAACCCACTCAAATTTTGAGTGGGTTTTTTTATTATTCTTATTAATCTTAATTTTAATATCCTGTTACTAAAGGAGGATTAATTGTAAAGTTTTGATCTATATACTCATCAATAAAGTAATCATAAACAAAATCTGCTGATGCTTCAGTTAATATATTATTAGATGACCAATCGAGTGAATATCCACCTAATTTTGTTATCTGACAATTCTGAAATGTTACTCTTCTTAAAACAACACCTTTCTTATCATGCTGATTAACTATAATAGTACCAATCATATCACTTTTATAGTGTAATGCACCATTTTGTGAATTAAACATTAAATCGTACCAAGATTTCATAGTGTTCCAAGTCTCCATAGAACCTTGTTGATTTACGTTAACTTGAATCGGTATAGCTATAGTACCACTAGTTTTAGTTGGTGTAGTTATAAACTCTCTAGTTGAGTATTTAAATCTTTGTTGTACAGTACTAGAATCAAACTCTGTTAAGTTTAAATCAACCTTAGTTGCGTTTTGTAGCAATAAAATTGGGTCTCTTCCCTGTGCTTGTAAAATAACTGGTAAAATAAAAGTTATTTCAAAAAGGTTTAAATATACAACCTCATCCGGTAAGGTTCCTGGTCCACCTGGTGATCCTGAATTTATTACTTGTGTAAAGTGTGGTAATCCCATTATCTTTTTATTATTTTTTAATTAATTTGTTTTGGTTAAATTATAATTTATATATTATAATCTCTCCTTTCTCTATTAGTATATATAAATTACCAAAAATCATTTTTTGATAAAAAACTTTTTAAGTCCAAAATTCTATCCTTTATATTAACAATACCATTATTAATATCTTTCAATAACCTATGGTGACCGTCCAATATCATCCAACATCCAATATAGAAAGATTCAAAAGTCTTAATATATTTCATAAACTATATATTAAATATTCATATAATTAAAAAAGAAATGTTTTTATATGAGAGTATTCATGATAACAGATACACACTTTGGTATCTATCTTAATAATTTAGATAAGTGGTTAAATATGATGGAATCAACGTTTTATGATTTTGTTATACCTTATCTAAAAGAAAATGCTAAAGAAGGTGATGTACTAATACATTTAGGTGATCTATTTGATAATAGAAATAGTTTACCTATTATTGTTATTAACAAAGTAGAGAAAATTCTTAAAGAAATGTCTGATATATTACCATTACATATAATGGTGGGTAACCACGATTTATGGAATAAAGGTAGTAATGAAGTTAATTCAGTTAGATTATTCGGATATATGAATAAAGATATTCAAGTGTATGAAGAAACAACAACATTAGAATTGGGAGGTCAAAAACTCGTTCTAATGCCTTGGATTGAAAGACGAAGAGATATGATTGATCAAATAAGTATAAGTCCTGGAGACTACTTATTGTGTCACTCAGACTTAAATGGGTGTCAGATGCACCTAAATTCAATAGCTCATAGAAATGGTGATAAGATTGATGTTGAAGAATTCAAAGGATATAAGAATGTTTTCTCTGGACACATACATATAAGACAAGAAAATAAAAACTTTATGTTTATTGGTAGTTTATATCAAATGGATAGAAATGACTATGGTGACCAAAAAGGCATAACAATGTTGGATTTAGATACTGATGAAATTTCATTTATACACAACACTTATTCACCTAGTTTTAAGAAAGTTCGTGTAGAAAATGAGGATGATGTTGAGAGTCTTGATGAGATAAAAAACACCAAAGATTATGTTGATATAGCTATATCAAATTCATTACTTATGAGTAATAGAAAATTGAGAAGAAAATTGGAAGTTATATTAGAAAGTAGTAATTTCGCATCTGTTGAGTATATAGATGATGTTTCATTAATAACAGAAAAAAGTGAGGATGATATCATAGAATTGGATGAAGAGACTTTAGATATATCTATACAACTAGACTACGAAGACTATGTAAAAGAGTACATACTTAAACAAACCTATGATAATGGTAAGTTCAAGGATGGTATATTAAACGAGTATGATGAAGTAATTAAAATTTATAAAGAAAACTACACTAATAAAAAAGACGATGTTTAAGATAATAGATAATAACAAAATTTATAATAGAATTATATCAGGTAAACCTTATGATAAGGACTTAAAGCCTTATTCAGAAGTTTTATTAGAAAGAGTTCTAATTTCATTTGAGAATGATGAAGAATATGAAAAGTGTATTGTTGTGAAAAATCTATCAGATAGTAGGTTACATGATGAGGGTTTTAACCTTTAGGTGTTATCTTAATATCTGCTTTTGTACCGCCATAACCATAACTACCAGCTCCAATAATTACAATTCTAATATCAAAACCAGACATATCAATTTGTCTAGTAAAGTATTTGAATTTCCTACTAGTATATTGAGAAACCTCAATATTTATAGAGGGTTCCTCTTTATTTAATTTCAGTAACATACTATAATAAAAATCTGTTGTACCAGAATTAGATCTAGTTCTTAATACATTATAAACCTTTTCTAGTTCAAATAATTTATTATCAGTTACCTCACCAGTAACAAACATTATACTAACACCATAACTACCATACTTAGTGTTATAAAAATGTATTAATATTTTATCATTCTCTAACCTATTTCTCAAAGAAATTAACTCATCGAAAAAATCCCATATTCTATTATCAGACATAATATCGGTTCGGTATCCAAAACCAGGTGTTTTTTCATAGTCATTAAATGAAAATCCAACACTAATGTATTCACTACCATAAAATTTACCCTCTGTTATTGTTCTTTTATCACCAATATCACAAGACACACCCAAATCCCTAATAGGTACTAACAATTCATTCAATTCATCTTTAGAATATGAATCAGACTCCGTAATATAGTTATAAAATTTCTCTAGATGTTTCATTTATTCTTTAACTTTTTATCCAACATCTTAGCGATATTAGACCCGATAAAAAAGTGAACATTTGACAAAGAATCTGTTTCAAGTGTTTCTATATCATCCATAAACCTAAATTGGAATTTATAGGAGTCAATTTCATTCTCTTCTTCATCTCGATCTACCTTACTAATAGATAATCCCATATCATAGTTATTATTAATATTGACTTTGAAATCAAACGTTGTTTTATCACACGGAGTAGTCTTAAATTTTGGTTGATACACCACATCAAAAATAGAATAATCTGTTATCTTGTGTCTTCTCATGTAGTAATTTAAGAACATAGCAGGTGCCTCAATGAAGTCAGAAAGTATTTGTAAGTCCTCTCCAAAATCTTTAGATTCTATAATATTAGTTATCTTATCTTTCAAGTCAATAATATTTTTGAAATCTAATTTATGATAAACACAATTAACATCATATAAATAAATAAAAGAATCCTCTACGGTTTTTCTTTTTTCTAAATCAACTTTAAATATAAACTTTGTGTGTATGATAGTAGTATCTTCCGTTACTAAACCATGTATAGATATAACCAATTTAAGAAAATCACCTTCTTCGGGTGACTCATAAATTGATTCAACAGAGTTAACAACACCCTTTTCCTCATCAAATACTTCTTTAAGCAATTCTTCTATTTCTGAAATTCTAGCCATAATTTAATTAAATTGATTATCATAAGATTTTCTCTTTAGAACAAGAACTTTTCCAATATATCCATTTCTTCTAAGTAACTTAAATACTAAATTACCAGTAGAGAATTCACCACCTTGTGTAGCTAATCCACTCTTACGATAATTCTTAATCTTATCCCAAACTTTCTTTACCTTCTTTTGAAATTCTTCATATTTATCTTCATCGATATCTCCCTCTAAATCATCAACCATCATCATAGCTGATTTAGCCTTTTCTTTGATTAATTCTTCATTTGGTTCGAAATCTTTTTTACTCGGCTTTACATTCCATTCATCATTCATAACTGAATAAATCCCAGATGCTTTATGTATTTCTTTTATACCTTGTATATAAACTTCAACCTCATATCCTCCAATCTCAATATCATGTAATCCGTTCCATATGTTCTTAACACTATCCGCATATTTCTTAACCAATTCTTCATCATCATTAACATCCTTGAAATCAATTAATATATGTATATCATAATCAGAGTATTTTTCCGACCAATTATAATTAGCCAAAGATCCAGTTAGTATAATGTCTTGAACATCAGCCTTTAAATCTGTACCATCGTAAAAATCTTGAGCAATTTGAAGTAATTGTTCTCTTACCTCAGGTATCATCTCTTCATTTTCCCAAACTTTTGGGTTTAATTCATCTTTAATATAGAAAGATTTAACAGGTTCTAAATCAGACTGGACAAATTCTAAATATTTAGTAAGTTTCATAAAGTATATATTAAATATAAAAACAGAACGCTAGACTTTTCTGTTTATAAATTATATGGATGGTTGTGTATTTTAAAAATCTTCTTTCCAAACAACTCCTGCTGAAATCTTTTTGTTTTGAGCGGTAGTAACCAAAGCAGTAGTAACAGTGTAATGGCTACCAGGTCGCATTCTTATACCTAAATTACTTATATCAACAGAGGTCCCACCATCTTTTGCGACAGAACCTACCCATAGTACTCTACCTCCACTTATTGCAGTTGCGGTAATATCAGTAGATACAACAGATGTTCCAGTTGATATATCATTAGGTGTTCCCGCTCCAGTCAAAGAACCATCCTCTATTATTTTAACTACACCAGGCTCACCTGAACCACTTGCAATACTAATACTTTGTAATAAACAAGATACTTTATTCGTTTTACTTGCGAAGGTAGCATTGTTATATAGTGTAAACATTAGTACGTCAGTTGTATTATTAGTATCTTCTATGTTTGTGAATCCATTAACAGGACCAGTTGGTAAGTTATTTCCTTCCACGAAACTTGACATATCAGCAACTTTCATTACATAATTGTTGGCATCTGATGTTCCTACTTTGAAAACTTCTGCTCTTAATGCAAAAGTTGGATTGTAGGCGGATGGAGCATCCAATATATTTGCAAGATGCAATACGTGAACTAATATCATTCTTCCTGTTACATCGCTTTCAATAGAAAAGTTAATACAACCAAACCCGCTTCCATAACTAATTTGGTAAACATTACCTAGTGTTGGGTCTAATAACATTCCTGATGGATTATCCACACTTCCTGTGCCGTCCATCACATCATTATTCCATAAGGTCTGTACTACGTTAGTCTGGTTAGCAGGAGGTGTATCAACTGCTCCGTTTGTTCTATACGATATATTCATAACTGAACCTATTAGAGCAAAACCATATCCATCATTTGCATCTCCTACTCCCATTCCTTGAATGCTTGTTGGTCCATTTGATGAGTTTGTAAACAAGACTGAAAATCTTGCTAACGATCCTTGTCCTGCTCTAAATGTAATAGTTTCTTTACTTTCTAATGCTGCTGATTCTACTGCGGTTTGATCTACGCTTGTAGAAAGAACAGCCATATTATCACCTTGTGTAACTGTTCCACTTCCTCCTAAAATAGTAGTTACTATATCTGCATTAATATTATATGGAAAACTTAATTGAGATACTGGAGTAAGTTGTGCTACTTGAACTTCATCATAAGAGGTATTAGGATTTGTAACGTTTACTTCTAAATGACCTTTAGTATCTATTGGGACATTTTCAAAATTACCTGCATCATTCTGACCAACTATAACTGACTTAGTTACATTAGAAAGAGTGCCATCTTTAATTGGTAAATTAACAGGTAATGCTATTGTTTGTTGTGGTGATGTTTCATTCTTAATACTCATGACAAATGAACTTTGAGGGGTGGATCCGTTGATATACTGAACTCTAAAATATTTAGTTGAAGCTGGTATCATATACACAAGTCCTTGTGGATTTGATGCTGTTAAATATGTAAAACTTATTACTCTTTCATCAGTAACACCATCACTCGAATGTATAATTTTAAGTCCATCTGCGGCTGAATCTTGATCCGATTTCATAAAAATAGAAGTTGAAGCATAACCACTAGTGTCGGTGAATGTTCCGCTAAATGTTGCTCCTGCACCAAGAGGTGCAACTGATGAATTTACATCACTTATTCCTCCGCTTGGAGTATTTGTAAAAACAGCATTTGGGTCTTGTCCTACTGTTATACTTCTATTTAGGGTAGTAACCATCGCGGGGGCAATAAAAGCGCCCGTTGTTAATAACTGAGGAGATATTGCAGTTGTTAAAAGCTTAGTAGTATAATAAAAATCTGTTTGTGTTACTCCACCGTTATTTGTAAACTCATATTTTATAAAGTTCGCAAAAGCAGGTGCGGCAAAGAATTGATAACCCCCACTTGCAGTATAAGGAATTGATATAGTTCTAACAACATCTGTAAAAGCTGAATCTTCACAAAATGAAATATCAATATTACCATCGTGAGAGGCTAATATCTCTGTTTGAACTTGTGAACAACCATTTACATCTCCATCCCAATCTACATCAGATGAAGTGTAAGTCGCTCCATTTGCTAAAAGTGCGGTAGTTTTAAATGCAGTTACTTCTGCTTCTAATGGTGGTGTATAACTCATGTCTTATATATTTATTTTTATTCTTCTTGTTTATATGATGATCCAATTTGCACCATCTGATTGTACTGTTCTACTTGTATATTGAGTTGACAAAGTAATAGTTGTGGAACCGTTTATTGTCTCACCACTATTACCTTTTAATGTTATTATCCCTGTACCACTGTTTACGAGTGTATAGGTTACGCCTTGAATACCTACTGATGTTGGTAAGTTTACTATAAATGTACCAGCAGTAGCGTTAATAGTTTCTTGTGCTGTTGAAAAAGTATCACCTGAACTCACATTTCTTAATGTAAAAGATACTGTTGCTCCGCCTCCTCCTGCTGGAACAGACCAAGTATTATCACCTCGTAAGAATGTAGTAGAATCCGGTGTACCAGTAGCAGATAATGTAGAAGTGATATCAGGAACATTTACTGTACCTACATTTTGTAAGCTTACAAATGTGCTACTTCCTACCGTTAAGCTTTTAAGAGCAACATTCCAAACATTATCTCCTCCTAAAAAAGTAGTAGTGTCAGATGTACCACTAGCTGAAAGCATTGGTATATCTACGGATCCTGCTGCAATAGTCAATGCGGTATCTCCTGTAACATCACCAGTATGAGTAGCATTAGTTACTTTAGCTGTGTTCGCTGCTACATCAGTAGCTATATCTATACCATTTATTATACCAGATGTTACTAAATTACCATTTATCGAAAAGGTACCTTGATCCCAATTTAAATTATTATAATCTTCACTAACTACACTATTAGTACCTAAGAAAAGTACTGAACCTTGTGAAGCACCTTTTATTTGTTTAATATTCTGTTGAGCCATTTAATGGATTTAATATTTTTATCTAGTCTTATATATTAAAACAGGATACTCTATTTTAAAAATGTACATAAAAAAAGGAGTGAATTTCTTCACTCCTTTTTGATTAATTAATTATTAATTATTATGTTTCGTAAGAAAGAGAAATTGTATCAGTAGTTGTTAAGTTAAATCCAGCAATTGCCCCATTCCAATAAAGAACATCAGTAGCAACTATAAGACTTATTGCTCTAGTTGTTGTATTACCAGAATCTCTAAAGTAACAATCTTTGGTTGTGTTATTATCACCCAAGTTTTGTAATTGTCCATTAACAAATACTTGTACTCTTGAATATTTAGATGGTGGGTTCGCGATAGCAATTTGTGTACTAACATTATCAGTGTTTGGTGTAGTTAATACAGAAGTTTCATTCATTTGATTATAAACTGGTTGAGCTGTTGTACCAATTGCTTCTAATTGACCACTTGCATTAACTGTTATAGTTGTACCATCAGTTTCAACTTGTAAAGTGCTGTTGTTATCAACAATAACTCCTGAGAATGTTAAACCACCTTGTGCGGTAATATCAGCATCCATCTGTAAGAATCCAGAATTACCACCTCCACTTAAACCAGATCCGGCTGTAACTCCCGTAATATCTCCTTGTGCAGAAGCAACTAATTCACCATCTATAATTGTTATTGTACTATTATCAACAGATACTTCAATTTGGCCACTAGAGAATGTTAAACCTCCATTAGATAATAAGTCAGCTTCAACAACATCAGAATTGATTGTTAAACCATTTCCAGTATTTACGTCAAGAACTACACCATTTGCAGTTAAACCATTTCCTTGTAAGTTAGTATTTATTATCGTATAATTAAAGTTAGCCTCATCAACTACTATATCATCACTAGAGAATGTTAAACCACCATCAACTCCAAGATTAACATCTAAAGTAACAAATCCAGAATCACCTCCTCCACTTAAACCAGCACCAGCAGTAACTCCTTGTATATCACCCAATGTAGTAGCGACTAATTCACCATTTACAATTTGAATTGTTGTATTATCAACATCAACATTAATAACTCCACCCGATTGTGTTAAACCATTACCAGTGATTGAAACAAAATCAATTGCCACATCATCAACATTTACTGTAATACCAGTTCCTTGACCAACATTAATAACACCGGCACTTGCTGTTAATCCAGCACCTTGTGTTGATTCAGCAATTTCTGTTAAATCAGCAGATAGTGCATTACCAGTTTTTGTTAATCCTGTACCAGCTTCTTGTATAAATGCTGATTCTGATCCAGAAACACCACCAACAAAATACCCAGTTGATTCTTCGTGTAAAAATGTAGAATATGTACCATCACCTAAGTTAATTTCGATACCTGAATAAGGTACTGCTGATGGAGAACCACTATAAGTAGCGTTCAATGTAATAGTATTATCAACTACATAAAGATTTTCTGTATTTACATAAGTTGCTGTTCCAGCAATTGTTAAGTTTCCTGATACGATAACCGAATCAGCAAATGTTCTATCTCCTGTAATAGTATTTTTTAATCTAATAACATCAGTTACTATCTCCATAGAGTCAGCATTAACATTAACATCTAAAGTAACAACTCCTTGAGTACCACCTCCACTTAAACCAGCACCAGCAGTAACTTCATCGATATCTGATCCAGTAACTATTGAAATAGCATCATCAACATATTCTTTATCAACTAAAGAACGATCAGTATAGTTAGATGAGTAATCAGCTTGATACTTTAAACCTGTTAGATTTAAAGTATCACCTACTAACATCTGAGTTGCCAATATGTTAATTGATGATTGTCCTCCAGGTGCATCTACGCCTAAAGTACCTTGTTCTTTATTTATATTTAAAAATCCTAAATTACTACTATCACTCGCGCCGATGATATAAACTGAGTCTGCTTCCACTTGTAAATCATCAACTCTATTAGTCGAAGGTTCCGAAATACCATTATCAATATCAGAACCAATAGAAAGTGTACTAAATGTACCAGATTTATCCGCTAGGTTCTGATTTTTCATCAAAGTGTATGAATCAGCCACATTTGTTATATCTAAAACATTACCATCAGTATCTATTGTTGTTGTCTTATCTAATGTACCACCTAATTCAACATCATCGCCATCTAAATTTAAACCATTAGAAACATTAACAGATAATGAAACCGCTCCTGACGAACCACCACCAGTTAATCCGGCTCCAGCAGTAACTGCTGATATGTCTCCTGCGTTAAGAACCCAATCAAATCCTGTTCCGTTTGATAGTAAAGAATAACCAGCAGTTGCTCCACCACTAGCATCAAGTTTAACAGTTCCTAACGAACCATCAACTACTTCAGCAGTAATATCGGACCCAGGTGTTACTGAGAATGTGACTGTTATACCATCCACAAAATTCGCATCTGTAAAGATAGCTGTTTCTGAAGCGGATGTAAAATCATTTACTTGAGATGCCGTTATATCAATCGTAACATCACTCGCTGATGTTAATCTACCTTGTTGATCTACTGTAAATGTTGGTATTGTATCATCAGCACCATAAGTAGTAGGAGTAACGGATGTATCTTCAAGAAAAACTTCTGTTGATGATGCTGATAATCCTGTTCCAGATCCAACATTTAATGTGTTACCGGTTTTTGTTAATCCAGATCCAGCTTGTACAACACCAGCAGATGAGAATTGAGTCCAAATAATTGGAGTTGTTCCTATTGTAGCTGTGCTATTAGGAGAGGAAACAACCCATCCTGTATCAGCATATAAACTACCTTCCGTAACGAATGAATATTCACCACCATCAACCTCTTGAGATGGAGAACCATCAAAGTCAGTAGATCTTGTAAGTACTGTCAAACTAGTAACATCATAAATACCATTCACAAATGTGTCTGTGTTAGAATTTATAATAACTCTTGTTAGTGGTGAGGTTACAGATAGTGTAACACCATCAAAATCAAGACTATTAACGTTTGTAAATGTTAATGTAGCTCCAACTCCAGAAGCACCATTATTATATACATATCCTGTCTCTGATGCAACGTCATCCTCATAAATAGCAGTAGAAGATTCTTTTGGATTTAATCCAGATGAAACAGAATCAACATAATTTTTATTAACAACATCTAATCCATCTAAAATATTATCATCGGATGTTCTTAAAAAAGCACCCGTAGAAAAACTCATTGTTGCAGAAGTGAAAGTAACTAAACCACTGGATCCATTTAATTTATCTAATGAGAGTGAGTTATCTCTCATTTGCTTACCATCTAATAATGCCATTCTTCATTTTTAATTTTTCTTAGATTATATATTAAATATGAAACTTAATTATATATCTATGTTTTGTTTATTCTCAATTTATTCTTGATAAAATAATGAAATCCTCCAAGTAGTGAATAAATCCATTCCAACTACAACTCCATTCCAATATAATTCGTCACCTATCTGTACATTATTAGGTGAAGTTGATGTTTTAGCAGTTGTTCCACCATCATCACTAAAATAACATGGAACGCTAGAAGTTGTACCAAAACCAACTTGAAATTCTTGACCATTTATAAAAACACCAACATAAGAATTTACAAGAGGTGTATTTGATATAACCAATCCAGTAGGTGAACCGTCACCACTAGTATTAGTACTCATTACATAACTTTTATCAGAATACGATAAAGCTCCTCCTCCTCCGCCTTTCCAGTTAAATAATCCTGATTCATCAACAGATAATACATATCCAGCAGTTGCTCCACCGGAAGATCCAGTGTTTAAGTGTGAAGCCGTTAGTGAATCATTTTTAATGAAAGCTGATACCGAGGGACCAAGTGGTGCTACAAAAATATCAAAATCTATCGTGTCTGTATCAGAATATGATGTTACTGATGGGGTTGATCCAGTTCCAGAGTCAAAACTAATAAATGATAAGGATCCAAAATTGGAAAAAGTTCCAGTGTTAATAAGTGAACCATTAGCGATAACAACTTGTCCGTAATTTTCCATCCAACCATCAATGGTTAAATCTCCATAAACCCAATATTGATAATATTGAGGAACAACTATATAATCAGTAGGTTCTATATAATATTTAACATTAAATAAATCATCATTTGAAGGTTTGTTTAATTGAAAATATGTACCATCATAAACTAAACTATAAACAATGTCTGTTTTTATATCAAATGGGTTTAAGTTTATAACACCACCCGATGTTGATTTTTTTATTAAAACATTACCCAATCCATTTACATCCAATGAAGCTGTTACTCCGGAATTAACTGTATCAAATTTGGTAAGGAATAACATATCTTTTATATATCCTGAAAATTCAGGATCAGATGTTGTTGAATAACTAAACCCTCCGGTGAAATTAGCATCTATTGATCTAACTTGTCCTAATTTTTCCTTTTCCCAAGTTCCATTCGGATAATTATTTAATCCACCATCCGTTTCATATTTATAAATGGAATTATCTTCATCATCTACCCTAACAGACATACCCTCAGTTGGATATGTGATATCCCAAGACATTAAAGCTGAATTCCACTCAGCTACAAATCCAGGAGATATAACTGACCAATTAGTACCAGAAACGACATCGGTGGGTTTAGTACCTACTAAATATCTATCACCACTTGTTGGTGACCCGGGCCCTATCGTTGGCTCAGTTAACAAAACTGAAAACACAGAATCAACCCATTCGCTTCCACCACCTCCACCAGATCCACTAAATTCAATCCAATTAGAGTTGTTCATTATATCAGTATCCGCATAATTATACTCTAATTGATATGTTTTTTTATCATTGATAATGTAACACATCATACCCCATTCTCTTCTCTCAAATATAGTATCATCTCTATCACCACTTGATACCACTGTATGTAATCCACCTTTTATCTCACTAGAAAAAGCTGACGCAATTGGATCTAATGAATCATTGGGTCTGATTGCTGATGAAACTAATGTACCTATGTTTTGTGCCATATTCTATATATTTAACTTATTATTATATTTAATGGTGAGTTTTGTAATGTATTACTAACCCACACTTCATAATTTGTGCCACTAAATCCATTTGAGTTTACAAAAGCTGACGCGGTCCTAACTCTCGTAAATGCCGTATTAGGCAATCCATTAACACTAAATGATGGTATCAACGCACCACTCACATTACTAGGCCAAGCAAATATTAAATATTTACCATCACCATCTATTCCCGTATATGTTTTATTTTTACTAATTGCTAATTCACTACCTAACATAGACCCATTTGCATTTGCTCCAGTCAATGACTTTATAGCAGTATCGGTACAAAGTGATGCTACTATTGACTGTGATCCTGGATTTGTAGTTAGATTTGGATTATCAATAGAAGCAAGGTCAATATATCCCCAAAATATTCTATTTTTCCATGTTAATGTATAATTTGAATTTGTAGTAGATGTACCATCATAAGCAGACATAGCAAATACATTAGTTTCAGTAACTCCGGGTGTTAAGCTATGTGTACCAGTTGAATCTGTTTTTGTACCAACTTGTGAATTACCGGTGGGTATTTGAGCAACACCATCAACAGTTATAACTGTAATTGGATCACTATTTTTCACAACAGACCAATTCAATGTTACCGCTAAAGGTGTACCAAATTCTCTTGATAAAGATGATGGTGAAAATCCAGAACTTGGTCCAACATATGGATAAAGTAATTGATCCCACATATCTTGCATATTAGTTGGTGTCGGAAACGAAGTTCCTGATGGTATACCACCAACTGTAATTGGTGTAGATTCTGTATTTTGGAAAAAAGAAGATGCCGAACCCGCAGAAGCTGCTATTACCTCAACAGTATCAATTCTATCCCATAAAGTGTAAACAGAATCTCTAATATTCTTAGCTACTATTAAGTTAGCCGTATTATCAGGCATACGAATAAGTAAATCATCCAAATCAGACCAACTCTCAGCCGAAGCGCTACCTCCATAAGGAGGACCTCCACCAGGAGGACTATATGTACCAGTGACAGACATAAAATACTAATTTCTTTCTTTTATATATTAAATTTTAAATCTATTAATGGTATATTAAGATAAATATAAATACGAAATTATAGTTAAAGTGGTATCATGATGTTACATGTTTTACATAGACCATAGTAAAAATCCATTTAATTCACCATCAAACTGACATTCTTCACCTAAACAATCAGTAATAACCTTTGTTGAAAATTCTTTATTAAAAATTGAATTCATTTTATCTTCAAAATTTTCTTTTTTAATCAAATCAGAAAGATCAATAGAAATTGAATCAGTTAATTCAACTTTATTTTTAGACAATTCATCAAATAAATGGTCTATCATATTACTTACTATTAAATCAATATCCTCTTTTGAATAAATGACAATATTGGAACCATCATTTCCCCAAGAAGAAATTTTAAATAAATGTTTATCAGAATCAACAACATCTATTTCACCTAAATTAGTATCGTGATAATCAGCTATTATTTTTTCCATTTTAATATCAGCCTTCTCAATACCTTTATAAAGACATTGTTTTAATGATTGTATTTTAAATTCAGCAGATTCTAAGAACTTGTGATTCTCAAATGTAAGAACACCATCAGACTCCATACTGAACCTATCATCAATTATATCAGTTAGTATAGTACCAGCACCTTTAATATCACCTAATTTATTTCTTTCTAGAAATCTATTAAACCTACTAGAACCAGGAGAAAGATACTTTTTCAATTTAGCAGGACGTATTTTCCACTTATCGATATACTCATCAACAAGCTCATTCATTATTTGATAATACTTATTAGCATCTTCTCTGTTATTAATTGACATACTTTTTCTTCTCTTTTGCTTTTAATGATAATAAATTAACAAATTTATCTTTACTATCTTCCCTCTCACTTCTCAAATCTTCTACTTCATCATCCTCTAACCTTGACTCAACCATATCATAGTAACCATCTTCATCCAATTCTTTAATGTTACCCGTATCACAAAATCTACACTTAACACAAGGATCATTAAATGATTCCCAAAGAGCATTACAAACATTGCAATTATAATACATTGTTAAGTCTGATTTAGATGATATTGGTAAAGTATTACTAAAATCGAAAGATTCGTATTTTTTAATATGATTCATAACACTATATATAAAAAACAAAAATTATAATTTAACTATAAACATAATATGAACATATCATGCCAAGATAATCTTGATTTACTAAAAACATTAGATGACAACTCAATAGATTTGATATACGTAGATATCTTATATGGGACTGGTAGGAAATTCAAAGACTACCAAGACTTAAAACCCATAAAATCTGATATAGAAGAACACTATATACCTAGATTAAAGGAGATGCACCGCGTATTAAAGGATACAGGAACCATATACCTACAAATGGATACTAAAATCAATCACTGGATACGTTGTATAATGGAAGACATATTCGGGTATGATAATATGAGAAACGAAATCATATGGAATTACAATACAGCTCCCAGAAAGAAATTAGATTTTGGAAAAAGACATGATATAATATACCGATTCACTAAAAGTAACAATTATAAGTTCAACCCAATCAGAGAACCTTATGCTAAAAGTGCACCAAGAGGTTATGCTAAAGAAAAGTACTATCACAAAGACGGTAAAGTAATTGGTGATGTATGGAAAATGAATATTCTAGGACAAAACGATAAGAAGGAGCGAGTTGGATATGATACACAGAAACCGAAAGAACTTATTGATAGAATAATAAGAGCTTCGTCAGATGAAGGTGATTTGGTAGCTGATTTTTACCTAGGAAGCGGTACATGTGCTGTTGTTTGTAAGGAGCTAAAGAGGGATTTCATTGGATGTGATATAAATCAGAAAGCTATTGACTTAACTAAAAAAAGATTAGAGTAGTTTTATATATACTCTAATGAAACACTTACTCACTAGAAAAATATTCGAGAATCAAGAAGAATTAAATAATCAAGACACTCTACTAAAGTTAGATGACAATGCTGATATTGAGTTAGTAGAGAAAATACAATCACTTATTTCAAGTGGTTCTATCTTAGAAATTTCTTGTGGTAACGGGGCTGATGCTTTAGAACTCTTAAAAAGAGGATATGTAGTATTCGGAACAGAAAACAATCAACAATATGTAGACCACGTTAATCAGAAGATTAACTGTGTTAAACACGACACCAAAAACAAATTCCCATTTCCTGATAATTCATTTGATTTAGTTTATTCTAGATTAGGACTTCACTATTTCAGTGAGTCAGAATTACAAAGTATATTCAAAGACATTAGTAGAATCACAAAAGAGTATTTAGTATTTACTGTTAAGTTAGTAAATGATATACAAACAGGTAAAACAATATTTAATAAAGAAACTTGGGAAGATTTAGTATCAAATGAATTTGAGATAGTTTCATCTGAGATAAAGGAAGGAATTCTTTATGATAATCAATCAAAATGGTTAGAAATAGTTGCTAAGACATGAAATATCTAAGAAAATTTAACGAAAGTAATGATATAAAATCAGATGTTTATGATATACTACTAAAAAAATACAAGTGGTCGTGATCCTGAGTGGGAAGATATTTATTTCATCAACTCATCCTTTTTAGCTAAAGGTTAATTTTAATATATAAGACATGAATTTAAGACAAGTAAGAGCATATTACAACACAAAACCAGTTGAGTTTATTATTAAAGAAAAATATGACTTGATTGAAAATCAAGAGTTTGTTCCTAGATTTTCATTAAAGAATGTTAGAGATATAGCAAATATTCCTATTAACGAACCAGTTAAATATTCGGATGAATTAATGATTAAAGCTATTAAATATGGTATGATATTCTTACTTAACTACAAAGGAGAAAAGGATTCTCATTTTGCTGGCCATGAAAGAGTTATATATCCAATGGTATTAGGTAGGTCATCAAAAGGTAAGACTTTACTTAGAGGATGGCACTTAAATGGTTGGTCAGTATCACAAAAAAGACACATTAATAAGATATGGAGACTTTTTAGAACTGATAGAGTATTGTCAATGACATTTACTGGTTCATTTTATAGACTTCCACCAAACGGATACAATATGAATGATAAAGGAATGAGAGGTGGTATGATAGCACGTGCTGATTTCAATGAAATAAGAAGAAACCAACAAAACCTTGTTAAACAAGATAAGATTCAAAGTAGAGAAGAGGTTACTATTGGAGATGAAAATAGAAAATTCGCTATAATTAAAGTTAAAGATGCTGACAGTCAAGTAGATTTAACAAACCCAATGGAAAATGCTTATATCAATAATATTAAGGATATGGTTGGGTTAAGAATGTCTTTTCTTAAAAGTATTTATGGTAATAAATATATTGCTATTTTAGGAGCACTTGGTCAACCAGGAAATACAGTTAAAGTTTTAACAGACAAAGGTACACAATTAGGAGTTTATAAAGTATTAGACTCTATAACAGGAGATGTATTAAAAAATATTAAAAGAGTTAAAGGCAATTCACTATATGACCTTTATCTATTTGACGAAAAAGTATAATAATATGATTTATAATTTCAAAAAGTTTAACGAAGAATTAAAAATGTCTGATTTGGATGAAAATACATTATCACAGATAAATGATAATTTATTATTTAGATTAAAAGAATATAGAACTTCTATACTTTTGAACATGGATAAGAAAATAGATTCAAGAACAATACTAAGAGAATTAAACAAAGAATTCACCAAAGAATTCATGGATGATTTAGGATTAGAAGATTTTCTTAACGAAGTTAATAACATTTTATCTTTAGAAGAAGTTACTAAAAGAATGATAAGAGATCATTTCAAAAAGTTATATGACAAAATAAATAAAAAAGCATAAAAAACCACTCAAAATCTGAGTGGGTTTTTACTTTATTTTAGTTTTAAACTAAATCAACTTCATCTATTAATGTATAAGTAAATTTATTACCAGTGTGTGCTTTGAAATTATCACAAACATCCATCACAAACTCTTTATGTTCCCAATTAGAGAAAACTTGACAACCAGCAGACCATTTACCAATTTGTTTAGAAGGGTACTTTCTACCAGAACCATGAATATTTATACCAAATAAACCATTTTGTGTATTAGACTCATTCAAGTCATAATTATTATCTTTATCATTATCTCTATAAACTGTTATCTTACCAGTTTGTCTTAATGCTCTATGACTAGGCTTTATGTGTTGTCCACGAGACCAACAATCTTCCCATTGACCAGGTTTAAGAACAGCTGATCCCATTTTATTCATAGGGTGGTTTAACCAATAAACCCCAGGGTTAGTTGTATTCGGAAATATTTTTAAATCTTCTTTTCCCTTCTTAGATTCATATTGAGAAATAGCATAATCAGTATTTTTACCACTAACACCATCCTCCGATAATTTTCTACCATTGGCTCCTATAAATCCCCAATTATTTAAAAAAGATTGTTTTTGTTTTAATGATAAAGTAGAAGGCATTTCTGGGATAGAATAAACCATACAGAAGAAATCATTAAACGAATCTGGTATATCTAATGTGGTTCTCACTCCTATCATATTAGGTCTATCTGTATACCATTTATATCCTTTGTTTTTCATAACCCTTTTAAGGTTTCCTATTGTTATACTCATAAGATACTTTTATTTTTAGTATATATAATAAACAAAATACCCATTTTTAGATAAAATTCGATACATATGCAAGAACCAACAGAGTTAGAAATTAATGAATACCTTGATTACCTAACATCACATATAATTATAATTTCTGATTATATAAAAAATAATAATATTAATAAGAAGAATATTATCAATCAACATCTAGATGAGATGGGAGAATCATTAATATCAGTATTAAATATTATCAATAATAATGGTCACTCATCAAATGATATATATGAGGGTATCGATAATTCAACAATTAAAATCATAAGAGATTTCAAAATCTCAAAGATTATGGATGAAATAAATAAATAAATTTTGAAAAATATTTAAATCAAAACATAGATAAAGACATAAAAGGTATGATTAACAAATGAAAAAAATATTTAAGTATGAACCCATATAACCAAGAAGAATTAGAGAGAATCAAAAAAGCAAAGGAGACTAATGATAAATTAGAAGACTTCTTTAATGACAAAAGAACAGATTGGAATAAAAATGTGGAACCATTATTTCAAGTACTTTCTTTGGATTTAAGTATTCCCTCAAATGCTAAACCATTACTTGATGCTCAAGCTAACGCTCTCACACACAGACAACAAATTAACGAACAAATTAACTTCTTTTTAAATAAACGTAGTAGAGAAACGACTAAGATAAAGAAACTTAGACAAGATAAATTTGTTTTTTATGCAACGGGTTTTGGTATGAAAACCAATTTAGGAGAAAAGGGTATTTTAATAGACGGTCACCTAGCCGAGAATGATAGATGTATGGAATTAATAGAATCATATATAGAATTTTTAAGAGACACCGTAAGAAATCTTGAAAGCTTTTCATATTCAATAAAGAATATGATTGAATTAATGAACTATTTAGGTCGTAGTTAATATTTTATAAAAAACAAATTAAAAATGAAGTATCCTAGATTTATATCAAAAGAAGATTGGTGTATAAAGACTGATTTTATGGGCCTTTCAAAGGAAAAGGTCATTTATGAAAAAGGTCATATATTTGAACCAAACGAAAATGGTACATATGAGGTTCTAGATCCTTATGGTGCTTATCAACAGATTGATGAAAAGACAATGAAAGAATTTAAGACTTCTTTTGAAAGTGATGAGAATTTCTTTGAAATTTTAAAGGAAGATGAAGACTTCGATATAATAATCGAAGAAATTCCAGATGATGATGATGTACTTGTTAGAAATTGGAGAATTCAATTAGATGTTAAAACTACGAGAAAGAAGTTAAAGGAAGTTGAAAGAATAATTAACGAACACGTTAAACCTATCTTAAATACTTAAAACCATATGTATATCCTTTTCAATATTAATTAACCCACCACTTATGGATTTTGCCTGATTGGTGAAATCAACAGTATCACCAACTATTTTTTTAACTATCAAATTATCGATGTCAAATTCATATCTAATAGATAAATCATCTTTAGTGAAATTAACTATTAATTGATGATCATTTTTATTCTCCCATTCATATACTATGTTCTGGCCATCAGAAACACCATTTATAAGTGTTCTTATCTCTTGCATTTTAATATCGATAACATTATCCGAGTTCTCTATGAATTCTCTAATAAATTGATTCCATTTTTTTACCATAACATATATATTAAAATAACTAAACAAAAAAAGATTTACATGATATACTTAGTAATAATATTTCTACGAAATGGCGAATAAAGTAAAATTTAAAATAAACGGAGACACATTTAATACATTTGTTTCTAAATTAAGTGATTTATCAACTATTGATGATAGTGTTAGGTTGAAAATAGATAATGATGATGTATTAATGTATTCTATCTTAGGTAAGAATATATTACTCGCCTTCAAAAACTATTTAATACCAACAGATGAATTTCTCATAAAAAACGATGACCTAGATTATCAATTAGATTTAGTCATACCTAATATCAAGAAATTTGTTAAGAACCTTGGTATGATCAAGGATCCGGATAAAGTAACAATAGAATTTAATTATAAACCATCAGCCGATGATAGAGACATTTATCAAGTAAGATATTTCCAAGTATCTTGTGGTCGATTTAAGATTAATTGGGTTGGTGGAGAACACAATAATGAAACTAGAGAAATCAATAAAGAAATGTTAGCTAAGAACTTAAATCTAAAAAATAGTAAATGGTCATTCGCTCTTACGAAAGATGATTTCACTGATATTAAAAAACTTTCAAGTATTAACTCAGAGAGAATTATAAATATTGGTATCGATAAAGGTATTGTTAACTTCTCTGAAAAATCAGCTTGGGATTTAGAAGTCGATAACTTAGAAGATGATAGAAGTTCTAACCTTATTTTTAATAAAAGGTTTTTAAATTGCATAAACGCTGAGAGAGAAAAAATCACATTCAGTATATTCGAAACCTTTATGTTAGTTAAAGATGAAGAATCTAATTTGATGCTTAGCTTCGAACAAGATTTTGAAGAGGATGATATTTAATCAAATAATTTTAATCTAATATGATAAATTTATACTTACCATTTTACGGAATTGAACTTAAATGTGATAACTCAGACCATATTGAGGTACTTGGTAAAAGATTCGTCTCGGTACACCACAAAAGAACTGGATTAGATAACAAATTGTTCACTTTTTACTTAGATGAAAGAGACAATACAATTGATATCCATACATCCACTGAAATGAGTAAGAAATTAGAAGAAAAATTTAATGAGTTTAAAAACTCAAATATAAATTATGGGAATATAGGAAGTGGTAGTGAATATGAGTATGATGGAACAGAAAATATTTTACTAAAAGACTTTTTCGAATATCTTAAATCAGAAAACAGAGAATCAATAATAAATCAATCAATATAAATCAATAACAAAAAATATGAAGAAATTACTATTTTTATTTTTATTAGCAACATCAACATCGTATTCACAGGATACTCTAAAGGTTGACACATCAATGGTGCAAATTGAAGAAGTTACTATACAAGGAATTAGAGCTGGATCTAAAACACCAGTCACTCAGAAAACAATCAGTAAAGATGATATAGATGTTATGTATCATACACAAGAATTACCGTTGTTATTAAACACAACACCAAGTGTAACATCATCAACAGATGGCGGTCACAATATGGGATATACTTACTTTAGATTGAGAGGTATTGACCAAACTAGAATTAATATGACACTCGATGGGGTTCCTCTTAATGAACCAGAGGACCAAGGTGTATATTTCTCAAATTACCCAGATTTTACAAACTCAATTAGGTCAATGCAGATACAACGTGGTGTTGGTACATCAACAAACGGTGTTTCCTCATATGCTGGTTCTATTAATTTTGAATCACCAACGGGATTAAAGAAAGGAACAGAAGGACAAATTGGATATGGATCATTTAATACTTATAGAGTTAGTATTGAAAACTCAACAGGATTACTAAAAAATAAAACAGCCTTTTATACTAGATATTCAAATTACGCGAGTGATGGATACAAATATAACTCAGGTGGTGAAGGACAATCATTCTTTTTAAGTGGTGGTTATTATGGAGAAAAGGATTTTGTTAAAATAACAGCATTCAATGGACACACAACTAATGAAATGGCTTGGTTCGCAGTTTCAGAAGATGATATAAAATCAGAACCAAGAACTAACTATAATACTACTAGAGAAAATGACGACTTTACACAAAGTATGGTTATCTTAAAACACAAACACTTTTTTAACAAGTCAAATTTAACGACTACCGCTTTCTATAATAGATTAGATGGAGATTGGGGATTAGATTTACTACCACTTGGTGGAGGGGATGATGTTCTTAACTTCAATTTAGGTTCTAACTTCTATGGATTAACCTCTAACTATAACTTAACTGGTAATAAATATAGATTGAATATTGGTGTTAGTGGTAATATGTATGATAGACGACATGCTATGACTGTATTAGCAAACACAGATGAACTATATTCTAATAAAGGACTTAAAAACGAAGTATCATCATTTGTTAAATTCGGATATGATATAAAGAAGTTTACTCTTTTCGGAGATGCTCAAGTTAGATACGTTGATTTCAAGTATCAAGGTACTATGGATATGGCACCATTTGAATGGACATTCTTCAACCCAAAAGGTGGTATAATGTTCACGAAATGTAAACACTATAACTTCTATGCTTCTGTTGGTCAATCACAAAGAGAACCAACAAGAAATGATATTTTTATGGGAGAAGATGATCCTATTAGTTACATAGATGTTAAACCAGAATCGGTTGTTGATTATGAATTAGGTACTAATATAACATTAGATAACTTTAAGTTACAAGGTAATCTATACTATATGGATTTCAAAAATGAAATAACATTATTAGGAGCAATTGGTTCAAATGGTTTACCGTTAATGACTAATGTTGAAAACTCTTTTAGAAGTGGTATTGAATTAGATATGACTTTAAGTTTATTTAGTAAAAAGAAAATTAACTTATTATTAGTTAATACATCATCATACTCTTATAACAGAATTAATGATGATGGGAAAGAATTTAGTCCATTATACACACCTAATTTGATAATTAACCAAGGTGTGGTGATTAAAGATTCAAAAGATAGAATAAGAGTTGGATTTGATGTGAAGTACCACTCAGAGTCTTATATTGATATGGAGAACACACTCACAACACCAGATTTTGTGGTATTAAATGCTCAAGTTGATTATAAATTCTATAAACAACACAGTTTAAGTATTAGAGTAAATAACATAACTAATGAAAGTTATTACACTAATGGATACGCAGTTGGTACAGATAGACACTTCTTTGTTAATCCACCATTCAACTTCTTCGCTACAATTAAATTTAAGATTTAATGGATATTATTGAGGCAGTAGCTGTTTTATTCACGTTACTAGCTGTTATTCTAACAGTAAAAGATAACATATTATGTTGGCCATTTGGTATCGTAGGAGTTATCTTTTACTCTGTTATCTTTTACAACCATAACTTACTTGGTGATTTAGTTTTACAAGGTGTATTTCTAGTCCAATCTATACTAGGTTGGATAAACTGGAGCAAACCAAAAGAAGAATTGGCTATTAGTTGGTTAAATAAAAAGCAATTAGGATATCTAACAACCAGCACCATTATTCTATACATGACCACGTTTTGTATAACAAGTGAATATGGTGGTAATATGCCATTTCTAGACTCTGCTGTAATGACATTGGGTGTTATGGCTACATTCCTATTAGTGAAGAAGAAAATAGAAGCTTGGATTCTTTGGATTATAAATGACATTCTATTAATAGTATTATTCTCATCAAATGGCTTAGACGTATCATCATATGTATATGGTTTATTCTTAATATTAGCATCAATTGGATTATGGAAATGGATAAAAAGTACAAAAGTAGTTTAGTATTGGGTAAATTCTACGGATTACACACCGGGCACCTTTATTTAATAGACACCGCTTTGGAAAATTCGGAAGTTGTTCATGTTTTAGCTTGTCATAATCCTACACAAACAATCCCTGGTAAATTAAGAGTAAAATCTTTACGAGAAATATATGAAAGTAACCCAAATGTCATAATACACTCTGTTGATGATAGTGAGATGCCACAATATGAACACGAATGTAAATCACTTGATGAATTTTATTCTTATTGGGTTCCATTTGTTTATAAATTTGTTGGTAAATTAGATTGTGTATTCACTTCTGAGAATTACGGTGATGATTTTGCTAAATATTTGGGTATAAAACACTATCTAGTTGATAAAGAAAGAAAGAAATTTCCTATATCAGGAACTAAAGTAAGAACTAACCCCTTTGATAGTTGGGAATTTATACCGGATGAAATAAAACCCTACTTCGTTAAGAGAATTGTTATTATGGGGCCGGAATCTGTTGGGAAATCAACAATGAGTGAAAATTTAGCTAAATACTATAACACAAATTTTGTTGAGGAATATGGCAGAACTGTATTTGAAAGAAATGGTAATAAAATAGGAATAGAAGACTTTATCCCAATATCTGTTGGTCGACAAGAATTGGAAAATCAAAAAATAAAGACATCCAATAAATTATTATTCTGTGATACAGAGGATATAACAACATACCTCTTCTCAAAAATGTATTTTCCAAATGGTTATAAAAGTATTGAAAACATATTACTAGATAAAGTATATAAAAATAGTAATTATGATTTATACTTACTATTGAAACCTGATTGTGATGGTGTTCAAGACGGAACACGACAGTTTTTAGAAGAAAGGATGGAACATTATAATGTTATTAAATCAGAATTGGAAAAGTACAATTGTAATTATATAGAAGTGGGTGGTAATTGGAGAGATAGATTAAGCAAATCTATTGAAATTGTAAATTCACAATTTAATATATAACTAAAATAAGAATTCACAATGGACCAACAATTAGAACTTTTAGCAAAACTTTTACAATTCTACAAAGGTAGATATGAAGGTACTAACCTTGAATCAAAATTTAATGATGCTTGTGAAGATTTAATAAACACAGGCGATTTGAAAAGATCTGTTTATATAAAGTTTTGTATCGAAAATGATATCGAGCCACGAATTAATAAAAAAGTAACACCAACACCAAAATCATCAATTTCGAGATTTCGAAACGATGATTCATCATATTCAAGATCATCTTGTTAATAAATAAATAATGTTAGAATCAATCGAATTATTCGGGAAAGAAATTAAGCTAATAACTCATAATTGTGCCTTATTTGGAGAGGAGGAGGGAAACGCCATTGAAGAACCTTATATAAATCTTTATGTTAGAACTAAATTCTGTAACGCTAAGTGCTCATTCTGTACATATCACTCAGACGCATCCAAATGGAACGGTAAAAAATATAAAGAAGTCTTACAACATATATCAGATAGAATTAAGATTAGAAAAATAGCCATTTCTGGTGGAGAACCAACTTTATATTGGGATAATTTTCTGGAAATGTCCAATGTTGGTGTGGAATATGCACCTGATTGTGAATTATCACTGAATACAGACGGATTTAGATGGGAGAAGTTATTTAACGACCCTATTGCTAAAAGATATGATTATATACAACTTAGTCGTCACCACTATGATGATAAGATTAATGATGAGATATTCAAATGCAAAACTCCTACATCAGAAGAGATAAAGGCTATAAGCCATTTACAAACACATCCACACCAAGTACAATTCAGATGTAACTTAATAAAGAATTATATAGATACACCAGAAGAAGTATTTAAATATTTAGAATGGGCAAACTCTGTTGAGATAAATGATATTGGTTTAGTATCTTTAATGCCTATCAATGAATACTCAAAAGAGAATTATATTTATTTTCACATAAAGGAATTAATAGGTGATAACTTTTTTTTAACCAAGTCTTGGAAAAGAACGGGTGGTGGATGTGAGTGTTTTAATTATGTCTATACTCCACCAGAAGAAGACTTTAGAAGACCAATGAAAGTTTATCACAAAAATACATTTAAGCCTTCTGAGATAACGGAAACAATTGTGTTTGATGGTCAAAATGTTCGTTTGGGGTTTGATGGACCAATTATCTATTAATGAATCCAACTAAATTCGATTCATATTAATCTACTGGATTGTTTCCATAAGGAGTAACACTAATAACCTTACAAACATTATCATCTTTAACTGCTACGATAGAATCGTTTCCTAAGTTAGCAATCTCCATTTCAGATTTATCTAAGTCAATATTAGAAGAATCACAAGTAACCGTAATTAAATATAACTCAGAACTTTCTTTCTTATCTAATATAGAAGGGTCGATATCACCTTTATCACATACATAATACTCACCAGGTGAAGAAAGATCAACAACCGGATGAGAAGTGAGTCTATAAAGAGTAACCTCACCAGTTAATGTAGATGCTTTGCTACCAGTCTCAACAGGAGTTTCCATCAACTCTTCTGATTCATTAATTTTGAAACTATTAAACTTCTTTAACCTCATTTGATACTGTTATTTTTATTATATATTAAATTTAAAATATAATATATCTGATTAATCAAATAGTGATAGGTTACTACTATTTCCATTACTATAATCAATATAAGATAAATAAAAAATCAATCATATCTAAAATAAAAGAAACCTGTTTAGAGAGATATGGAGTTGATAATGTATCAAAGGTTGATATTGTAAAATTAAAATCAAAACAAACAAAGGTTAAAAGAGGTACAGAGCTAATGGCAGATCCTATATTGTTTATTATTATACCTGGTGAATTATTACCACAATGGGAATTATATAAACGTGAATGTAGAAGATTATGAAAATTGGATAGGTATCGACTATTATGATGGTGAGAATATAAGTGGTTATCAATCAGCATAACAAATACCATATAGGCGTATAGTTCTGTTATCTGACCAAATTGCGCCTGACTAAAGTGTAACATCATATCCACACATATTAAAATATTTTATGTTACGTGGTCCGATTTTTACTGAAACTTTTTCTTCCTTTATCATATACTTTAAGAGGTTTATTTATATATCAAAATGTATAAGTACCCTTTATAACAAATTTATTAAATATGACAAAAACCGAAAAAATAAAAAAAATCGAGTCATTAAAAATTAAAGCGAGCGAGTTGAAAAAGGAAGTAGATTACTACAATGCCCTTCAACTCGCTCTTTAATCACCCCCGCTTTATTTTAAGTGGGGGTAAATGACTAAAACTTGTATTGAATGGTTCTTATGGAGCCTTCGCAACACCATACTTCATACTTTATAACAACCACGTTGCAGGTACTATAACAGCAGAGGGTAGAGAATTGACTAGAAAGATGGATGATGATAACCAAGATTATTGGTATAATCAATGGCATCTTGATACTGAGCTACACAAACAATTAAATATAAAAGATATCACACCAATTGATACGAAAGAGGATGTTAGTATCTATGGTGATACCGATTCAATTTTTGTTTCATTCAAACCTTGTATGGACCATTGTACTTGGAGAGATCAAGTATTTAACGATGAATATCTATCTTCAATTGATAAGAAATTTATTATACTATCAAGAGATTTGATAGAAACAGATAATCCAAATTATTTGGGTATGTCAAAAGATATCACGGAATTTACAGAACTTCTGAAAGAAGATTATGGGTTAGTTTTAATAGATGGTAACTTCGTGAAAGATAGGAAGTTAAATAAGATGATAGATGATGGAGTTTTAACAAATGATATTATCTGGAACTGGTCTACTGAGGTTGATTTTATATTAGGAGTTGACCAAATAAAATATGAGGGTTACTTCAAAGATTGTTTAGATAAACACGCAGAATCATATGGTGTTGAAAACAAAGAAGATTTTGAACTTGAAAGAATATCAGAATCAATTATAAATATTGCTAAGAAAAAATACATACAACATATTTTATATGAGGATGGTATTCCATATGATAGATTGAAATATATTTATCCTAAAGGAGTTGAACTTGTTAGGTCATCCACACCAGCCTTTGCTCGTGATAAGATTGTTGGGATAGTAGAGTATTTATTTGAGAATCCCGATACATTCAATATAAAGGATTTACTTAAATTGGTAAAAGGTCTTAGAAAGGAATTTGAATTGGCTGATGTTGATGATATCGCAATGCAATCATCTTGTAATAAATATGATGAGAAAGTTTTAAATGATAAAACATTACCATTACAATTTATAAGTGGAGCTCACTTTGCTGTTAAAGCGGCCGCTTATCATAATTACTTATTGAACAATGATAAGAAATTACAAGATAAGTATGAATTTATGAAATCTGGTACAAAGATTAAATATTATATCTGTAAAGATAAATCAGTTAATTCCACATTTGCTTATGCTAGAGGGTCTTACCCGATTGAATTTGCTCCTGAGATAGATTATGATATACAATTTGAGAAATCAATACTATCACCAATTAATTCTATTATTGAACCATTAGGTATGCCAGAAATAACAAGAAGATTGAGTGTGGTAATGGATATATTCGGTGGATTTAAATAAGTAGATTAGATTTACTTGAAATAAAAGTATTACCTTTTATTTTAACTGGATTAGAGGGTGTATTTCTTAATTTAATACAATTCTTACCATCACATAGTATCAAGTAGTTTGTATTCAATGATAAAGATCCTTCTGTCTTTATGAAAATTTTATCACCAATATACTTATAATCAGTAAATGGCTTTACTTGAACAGTAAAACTTCTACCATTGGATAAGAATTTGAAATCAACACCGTTTATATCTTCATCAACAGAAGGGTTTTGTATAGTAATCTCGATATCTTTTTCTTTAGAATACTTTAAAAAGGATTCCTTAGCCATTTTTTCAAGTACATTTCCCCTTCTAGTTGTGTTTATTAAAATAGGTAATGATTGTTCTAAAAAGAATTTACCATTTGGTGAATAAATATTATTCAGATTAGATAACATAAAATTATAAAAAGATTCTTCCTCTTTAATATTATTAATTCTTATCACATTTTTAAAAATGGTGTAATTATTAACCATCTTTGATATATACTCACCATTAATTATCTTATTATCGATAAATATATCAGTATGTTTACCATAAACAAACCCAGATGATCCATAAACACTTTCGATAAACCTTTTTATAACAGCATTAAGATAAGTAATTGAGTTCTTACTACCATTTTTAACAGTCTTAAACATATTACCACCTTGTCCATCATCCAACACAACGACTTGATTATCTTGGGCCTCCTTTAAATACTCTTTATAATTTAGCATATGGGTATATATTAAATATAGATATATAATTTATGAAAAACGAGGAATTATACCTAGAATATATAACTTACTTGGATACCAGGATTTTAGAGTCTAAAATATCAAGAGGTGAGTATTCTTTATTGAGAATGTCACGATCATCATTTGATAGTTTCAAACTAAAATTTGAAACCGATGAACTTTTCCATAAAAATATAATAGGATTACATAAATCCGAAACAAGGGATAAAAAAATAGACGATATATTCGATGATATTAATTTCTGAGGAAAAAATAGACGATATTAATGTTAAATACTATGATGGTATAGACCTAAAAATGGCTCAAGAGCATCCTAAGGACGGATCTGGTGGATTTATATTCTACTTCGTTGAGAATTGGGTAAGTGAGGTTAAAAAGTACGATAGAGGGTCTAAGATAGATAATATACTATCAGATGAAGAAGTTATTGATTTTGATATCGATATTGTAAACAACAATTATATTTGTATATATCAGACAGACGGGGATTTAGAAATAGTATATAAAGCAATAAAGGAAAATATACATAAAAAGATAGGAAAACCTTGGTTAGTTGGTAACCACAACAGAAACCTTGTTGATAGTGGGTTAGGTAAAACACCAACACATAAGTTTTACTGATAAAAAAGGGAATTCAATATGAAATATATACCTTAATGTTTAATAACAATATGAAACACTTAATGAGATATGAAGGTTATACTACCAAAGAAAGGGTAGATGATATTTTAGATAAAATATCTAAATATGGTATGCCTTCTATAACCAAGCTGGAGAAAGATTTTTTGGACGCTCACGCTTCTGGTGGTGAAGAAGAAGTTCATAAGGAGATAGTGAAAGAAGAAAGTGAAAGAGTTTTCGAAGATGATTATGGATATTTCAAATTTGAATTAGAAGAAATAGAAGATTATGGTGATGAAATACACTATATTGGGACAATGTATGTTCCTGATTTAGAATTTCCTAGTAAGAAGAAAATAGAAGGTAGGTTAGAGGGAAAAATAGTTTTATTTAGTAATGGAACAACATCACCTGATTTTTTCTCAATAAAAAAGAGAAAGAATCAAGATAATTATGACATATTCGAATTTTGTAATGGATTAGAATATGAGTTAGATAGTTTTGTTGATTATGTTATAAGTGAATTGAAAAATTCTGATAATTAATTTTAATATATATAAACACAACAAAAAATAAGTAATAGTGATGATTAAAAAATATAATCAATTTGTTAACGAAAGAGTAAACGAAGAGTTTGAATCAGAAGAAGAGTTTGATACAAACCAACAAGAACATGAATTAGCTATTCGTGACTTAGAACATGAATTCAAAGATTTAGAATCTGACGTTAAAGAAGCTCCCATTGAAGATTTAGAATCTGAAGAAATGGAAGAAGAAATGGAAGAAGAAGGTGGAGATGTTTATGCAAATAAACTACAAGAAGTTGCTGATAAATTAGGATCAGAGGTTACTAATGGTAAAGTAGAATATAATGGACAAAAGATAATTTTCCCATCAGAAACAGAGATGTTTCACGTTGGTAATAAAAAATTCAAAACGGCGGATGAAGTTGTTACTTTTATAGAAGGTGAATCAAACAAATTAGCTGATAAAGAATTTGATGAAATGGATGAGGATGAAAGATATGCTATGAAAGTAGGTGAATCTAAAAGTTATAAGAATACTAGAAAATTTAAGTAATTAAAATAATAGATACAAAAAAAGACCATCAAATTGATGGTCTTTTTTGTTTTTAAACTTGTTCTTCGTGACTTCCTTCCGGATCACCCTTTTTCTTTTCTTTCTGTATTTGAGTAACCATATACCCAGATATAGCAAACTCTATCCCAGCCCAGATAGCTAAGTCAGATGCAGTCATTGTAGAATGATTTTGTATCATGAAATACACCATCCCGAATTGACCAACTAAAAAAGCCATTCCAGATTCTAGTCTTTTCTTAGAAAAGAAAGATTTGTTTGTTGAATAAACATTTGTAAGCTCTTTAATAGCCCATTTAATGTTAGACCATCCAAAGAAAGTTTTTGGTAATTTAAATTTACGCATAGTGGTTATTTTATTTTAGGTATATATTAAACGAGGAAAATGAGAAAATTCAATATATAAATTGATAAAATATGAAAGTAATAAAAGTAATAAAATTCCTAGTAAAATCGGAACACCCACATTTTCTCTCAGTAGAAAAGAAAACATACAACAGATGGAAATTTTTAATAAAGTTGGTAGTCATTGTAAATAAGAACTATAAATCTTGTGAGATATATAGGAAAAAATTCAAATATATGAAAGACTTTGTTGTGGTCGGACTAAAATATAGCGGTAAAAATGTTAAAAGAAGAACTAGCGGATTCGCTAAAGATTTCATAAATAAAAACAAAGGTAGCCTTTGTTTATATTGTGAAGAAAAGTTAAGTTATGAAAACGCTACGGCGGATCATATAGTACCCATATCAGAAGGTGGTAATAATTGTCAAGTAAATCTAGTTGTTTGTTGTAAAGATTGTAATGCAGAAAGAGGAAATAAAGAATTTAAGTCATTTCTTTTTACTAAAAATAAAAAGTATATAAATAAAGGTAATATAATTATCTAAAGATATTTAAATTTCCTAATCCACTTTTTAGACCCACAATCAAATATCCGATAATAACCCCTTTCGTTCATTATAGAATGTTCTGTTTGGTTTGGAACAGGAGAATCCCAACTTAGAAAACTTGGTTTGTGTGTTATATTTTTTCTTACTTATTAACTTTTCATTCCCACAAAAATCACATATTCCTGTTATTAAAATACCAGATCCATCTTGTATTAATGTTGATGATACCTCTCTTTAATATTCAAATAATATGAGAGTGTTTTATTGGATATTTTTATTTGTATCAATTCATCTTTTATCATATATAAATAACTCAACTACCTGTATTAACACACACCATGCCAATTCATAATCTATTAAAATTATCAAATTTCTTGTTATAATCAGTTTCTCTTTCTACCCACTTACCTTTATTCATTTTAGGTATCCATTTAACATCAAGAACATCTGTGCTAAAATAATCAGGTAATTTAAGAGCCTTATAGGGATTTGGTACTAACTCAGCCAATTTATTTATATCTTTGACCTTAACTATTCTATGGAATAGCTTATATGGATCTGTCGAATTCTTTTTATCAACTATATCGTTTAATAATTTTCTCCACAAGAAGACAGAAAACCCATCATTCATTTTTTCTTCTGACTTATTAAAACCAGCTTCATCATTATCAAAGAAATATTGTATATCAAATCCATTATTCTCCAAAAATCTATAATCAGTATTTACACCAACCAAACCTATTGAATTTGGATAGAATAAAGAATCTAAATAACCCTCAAATACGGTTATTCTTTTTTCGAAGTTAACATTCAATATATTAAAATAGTATGATAATTTATTATAAATAACCATCTCACCCATATCTATATTAAGAGGCTCTTCTTTACCATGATTAACCCACTCTAATAGATTCTCATAATTGTATATCTTGAACATTCTTCGTCTACCACCTTTAAGGTTTCTGACTTGCATTCCAATTATCTTATCACCTCTTCTATTTAACATAGCTATTATCCACTCACTTTCGTTTTCGTTTTTGTGATACTTTGCTTGATAAATATTTTTATGTAATTCGGGACCTATTCCTCTACCAATAAGGTACTTATAAATACCACCATTAACCTTAATAGGTTGGAAGTCATTTATGGGAGTTATATCAGAAGCGAAAGCTGCTTCAAGATCTTCCATATCAATTAGATTATCAAATTGAGCATCTACAAACTCATTTTCGTAATCATTATAAGTCATGACACTATCTAAGTGCTCAATCATTTCTAATTTCTTACCTGGATCAATTTGCTCATTGAAATCCCTACACATCTTGTCTAAGGTAGTCTTCTTATCACAGTTGAAGCAAATATAGAATAATCTATTGAAATAGAGATTGCCTCTCTTAGAATGTTTGTGACGGTGACTATCACCACAATAAGGACAAGCCATGTTAAGTCTATCGTGATAATCATTAAGACGACGCTTCTGTTTATGAGAAAACTCTTTATCAAGAATCTTCTGTATCATATTTTTTATATATCCCTTATCCATTACATGATATATTAGGAAAATAGAGTTAAGTTTATTATATTTGTTACATGATTAAATTAATGGAGATGTATTTAAATACAGAGCCCGTATCATTCGATGATATACCTGATGATTGGCGTAAAAGCTTTACTGAGTTTATGTTTGGACAGGCTGGTCCAATTATTGATGGTGTTCATATGGCTTATAATCACGATTATAAACGTTGGTTTAATGAAAATCAAAAAGCTATATTAAGAGATATTAAAATAGATGAAATTATAAAGCATAAAAAAAATCCTCATTAAGAGGACTTTTAATTTTTTATTTCTTTTTAGGAAATTTCTTCTTTACTTTCTTTTTCCCTAAGATGTCTTTAGAAGTTTTAGCTAGATATTCAGATTGTCTTCTGAATTGGTTAGCAAAGTCATCTTGTCTTGTTTTATCATCCGTTGGATACAGTTTATTTGTCATATTATTAAATTGAGTGAATGCTAAAACAGATGATTCCATACCTGGGGTATCATTACCCTCTATTAGATTCATTGTTCTAACTTTTTTGGTAACATCTTCTGGGTTTTTTGTATTTTTAACTACAAACTCAACAATATTAGGGAATTTTTCGTGATGTAAACTATCAACTAAATCTTCAATATGTTTAACATTACCTAAATCATCATCAGAAAAACCAACTTTTGCTTCCATACCTAGGTTTTTAGCAAAGTCATTAATCTTAGTCTTGTAATCCATAAGAGCGTTTTCCTTTTCCTTTTCCGGATTCTCAGGAGAACCACCTCTAGAAGGAGCCGAAACACCAACTAAATCACATTGATCTAAATACTTCTTAACCAATTCATTCTTAGATGGATCACCTTTTAATATTTTCTCACCTTCAACTCTATCAAACATATACTCAAACTTTAATAAGTTATTATACATATCATATACTTCGTCTTCGGTTAGAACATTATCAAGTATCCAATCAATACCTAATCTTATAGCCTCTGGTTCGTGACCCCTAGCGGTGATTATAGCAAATATTGACCCATTTGTCAAACATTCAATAAAATCATCCCAAGCCGGACCATAACTGTTACTAGCAATAGCTGCTTTAGTATCAATCAAAAAGGCTTCAACCCCTCGAGGACCGCCATCTCTAAACTCAGAGAAAGCCTCATCAGGATCATTATTCAACATTCTATAATTCTCATCATTTCTGACATCAGCGAAATCAGATGTTGAAACATTAATAGGTACCCAAGAGTCACCATCTTTTTTATCTAGGTGTATTACGGTTGGCATATTTAATATATTATCATCCCAATCAAACGCATAGTAAAGAAGGTAACTAGAATTTTTATTTTCTAGAAATTGATTAAACTTCTTAATCATTTTTATTTTTATTTTTTAGCGTTCTTATTAACAAATGATTGAAAAGACTCTAATTGAACCTCATCATCTTTTTCTTCAAGTTCACCTTCTTCAAAGTCACCTTCTTCAAAGTCACCTTCTTCTTGAGCTCCTCCTTCGAAGTCTCCAAATCCTTGAACTTCTTCTTGTCCTTGAACTTCTTCTTGTCCTTCTTCACCTTCAAATTCTTCTGTTTCAATCGTAAATTCTTCTACAACCTCATCATCTTTTTCAGCTTTCACCATAATAAGGCCGTCTTTTTCTTCGACCTCAATTTCGTATCCAGCAATCTCAACTTTAGTTTTCATATTATATTATTATTTTTTATTATATATTAAAAATATAAAGCCACTTTACATACAATTTTACTAAACATTCACAACATTATAACATAAAACAAAAAAATAACTTTGATAATGAATAACGACAAAGATTTACAAAAATATCTACGTAGTAATAAAATAGGATCTAATTATAGTGATGACTACTTCAAGCAGATACAGAAAAATAATAACACACCAAACATATTAAGTAATAATGAAATACCAGTAGATGTATTCTCTAAATTATTAGATGATAGAATAATATTTCTTTCAACACAAATAGATGATTATGTATGTAACATAATAAAAGCTCAACTTCTATACTTAGAATCCCAAAGTGATGAAGATATATCTATATACATAGATACGGCAGGAGGTTCAGTTTATTCCGGATTAGGATTATTGGATGTTATGGAGTTTGTTAAACCTGATATAATTACGGTTAATACCGGGTTAGCTGCTTCCATGGGAGCTATTATATTATGTTCTGGGACAAAAGGTAAAAGAAAATCACTAAAAAGAAGTAGAACTATGATACACCAACCACTTGGTGGTGGGTGGGCACAACAAGCATCTGATATAGAAATTGAAGCAAAACAAATTAACTCACTTAAAAAAGAATTATATGAGATAATATCAGATAGAACTGGTCAAACATATGATAGAGTTTATAAAGATGGTGATAGAGACTATTGGATGTCGGCCGCTGATTCTAAGAAATATGGTATGATAGATGAAATTTTAACAAAAAGGAAATAAAATATTAAGAATAAAAAAACCCACTCATATTTGAGTGGGTTTTTTGTTAAAAATCAATTAATTTAATCCTTTTTAGCAGTTGACTTTCTAGGAGCTCTCTTCTTAGTAGATTCCTTTTTAACCGTTGACTTTTTATTAGTCGATTCCTTTTTAACTTTAGGAGTTGACTTTTTATTAGTCGATTTCTTAGTATCTGACTTTTTAACCGTTGACTTTTTACTCACTGGTTTTTTAACCTTAGCTTTGATATCCTTAGCTGTTACAGGCTTTTCAACTTTAGACTTGTCCTTTGTTGATTTAGCCTTTACGATTGGTTTAGCCTTTACGATTGGTTTAGTAACTTCTTTAACAGCTTCTATTTTAACTTCAGCCTTAACAACAACTTGTGTAGTTTTTTTACCAAACAATCTCTTAAAAAAAGATATTATACTTTTCATGATTTTAAATTATTTTTTATTATATATTCATATTTTTTCCCTCCCTCTGTAAAAAACCTCGAAAAAACCCAAAATAAACAAAGATTACTTTTTTATATATAAACATGAGATGAAGTTTAGATATGATAAAGAAACAGAAGAAATTGTCGTAAGTGAAGCTACGAGAATCGAATACCACCAAATGGATTTGTGGTTATCTAGACACGTTAAAGGTTATCGATATATGCCAGCATTCAAGATGGGTGTTTGGAATGGACAACAATCATATTTTAAGGACGGTAGAATAAACATCGGTCTTTGGAAAGAAGCTTTGAAAGGTTGTAAAGAAATCGGAGCACCTTTTATATTAGAAAATAAAGAAGATTTCCCATTAAATAGAGATGTTACCTTAGAAAAAGTTCATGATTTTTGTAAAGAATTTTTTAAAGAACATAAAGTTAAGAAAAAAGATGGTACTTGGATACCATTTATACCTTATGACCACCAAGTTGAATCAGCTTACAAAATATTAAAGAATAGATATTGTATGGCTGAGGTTGCTACATCAGGTGGTAAATCATTAATCATATCAATTGTTATGTTTTATACACTTAAACATACTCCTAAAGCTAAATTTCTAATAATAGTACCATCGATAACATTAGTTACTCAATTTTATGATAATATTGTAGAATATAACCATGGTGTTAATAATTTAATAGAAATGGATGATAAAAAGATAGACCATATAGAAGGAACTCATGTACCCTTTGATTTAAGGGTTGAGGAAGTTATGTCAGAAAGACCAAGAAAACACACAGGTACACAAGATGCTAATATTTATATCGGAACTTATCAATCATTAGAAAAATGGCCGAAAGAATTCTTTGACCAATTTCACACAGTTGTTACTGATGAGGCACATGGAGCTAAAGCAAAAACGATGTTAAGTATATTAAAGAGAACGTTTGGTAAAGCATATTCAAGGTTTGGTGTATCTGGTACATTCCCTGAGGATGATACTTGTGAAATACTAACAATACAATCAGTTTTAGGTCCTAAGATAACAGAAGTTTCTGCTGATGAATTAAAGAAGAAGGGTATAATATCAGCTATGGAAATAAAGGCTGTCATTATGAATCATAATGACTTAGAATTCGCAGATAGAATGGAACAAATAAGGAAAGGTGGTTATGGTAAAGAAGCTTTTCAAATAGAAAAGGAATATATTCATGTTTCGGATAAAAGATTAGACTTTATCAAGAAGATAGTTGATAAATGTGAATCAAATACACTTTTATTATTTCACACGATTGAATATGGTCAAAAGATAATGAATAAATTATCAGAGGAATTACCAGATAAAGAATTTTATTATATTGATGGTGGTGTATCGGGTAAAAAGAGGGAAGTTATTAAGAAACAAATGGAGGAAACTGATGGTAAAGTTAGAGTATTAGTTGCTTCTTATGGTACACTATCAACTGGTGTATCTATTAATGCTATATTTAATGTGATATTTGTAGATTCTTTCAAATCAGAGCAAATTATAATACAATCAATTGGTAGAGCCTTACGTTTACACACGGATAAGACAAAGGCTATGATATTTGACTTAGTAGATGTTTTTGATCCGAAGAATATGAATAATATATTATATAGACATTTCAAAGAGAGAGCACGTATGTATGATAAACGAAAATACCCATATAAAACAATTAAAATAAACTTATAGGACAGAAGATGTGATGGCAAATATATAGTTCATGTCAAATTGGTCACTCTTCGTAAAAAACCCTGTATCAGATGCAGAGAAATCTATAACCGGAACAATAGATAATAAAAACCAATTCAATAAATTAACAGTATTTGGTACCGTAAATGGATTTCCCAAACCATTCACAACAAATAGTAGTGTTACGATTGATGGTAAATCAGCACAAGAAATAGTTGATATTGGTGAATTTACCATAGAGGGAACCCAAGAAGCAATTACTCCTTTCACGGGTGATGGTCCAGGATCCCTTAAATACGCAATTGATATACTATTAAGTGAAATGGCTGGAATCATAGATGATATCTATGGCACTACTATTGGACCAAGATTGGTTTGGGAGCCAGCACCAGAGGAACCAAAACAAGAAGAAGAAGAACCACAAACTGGTACACAGAGCACACCACAGAGCGATCCAGAACCATCAAATAAACAAACATCAGCGATAGTAGATCCAAAGTCTATAAATACAAAAATAACATTAAGTGTTAAAAGTGGACCAGGTGTTATAATTGGTATTACCGAAAAAGAAGTTGTCAATGGAGAAATAGACTTTTCTGGGTTACAATTCGATAAACCAGGTGATTATATTATAGCAGTAACACCAACATCACCAGATCTTGATAGCACAGAATTTTCAATAACAGTATTACCGGAGGATGAACTTATAGAACAGGATGATAGTGGCCCAGATGAAGTAAAAGTAGAAGGAGATAGACCAATAATTGCACAGATACGTAAACCAGAAGTAATATTACCACCAATTCAATATAAGGTCACCGAGGACGCACAACAGAATACGGACTCACAGGGACAAGGTTATATGCCGTTTTTATGGTATAATGCACTACAAATACCTGAAAAGGATATTAAGTCACTTGAACTTTATCACGAAGGAATATCACCAACGGTGATTGTAACATTCAAAGATACGCTCGGTATTATGAAAGCTGAAGGTGCTCCACTTGATGATACTAAGTTTGAAATATTTCTTAATTCTGGATCTGAAAATTTAAAATCAATACACCTAAAATTTAAGATTAAAACCTTTCAAAGAAAGAGGAAAAATTATACAATATCTGGATCTATTGACTTACCCAAATTTTATGAAATAGCTTATAAATCATATACCGGAACATCATTTGATACATTTGATATGATATCAAAAGAATTAAAACTAGGATTTAATTCAAATATAAATAACACAAAAGATTCGATGAAATGGACAAATACAGGTATGTTGTTTAAAGATTTTGTTTCCAATATTATAAAACACTCATATATATCAGATGACTCTTTTGTATTAGGTTATATTGATCATTATTGGTGTTTTAACTATGTTGATATAGAAAAAGAATGGAATAGAGATATATCATCAGATGTTGGTGTTGATTCATCAGGTTTATCTACACAAACAGTGGGTAAAAGTGATGAGAGTAAAATAATACCCCTCGCTTTATCTAACGAGCAGAGTAATCAAAGTAACAACTTATATTTTTCATCATACAAAATAAGTAATAATTCAACAAGCCAATCACTTAAAAAGGGACAATTTACTATTACCAAATACTATGATAGTAATAAAAAAATTATGCAGATATTCAAAATTGACTCTTTAACTACAAAAAAGGATGATGTTGTCTCATTAAAGGGAGCACCTGGTGATGAAAAATCATTTAAAGAAAATTATAGAACTAATTTTTTAGGCAGAGTTGATATGGATAATGTTCATGAAAATTATCTCTATTCAGAAACACAAAATAGAATTAACTTAGATAACATGGTTAAAATAACAGCCGAGTTACAATTACCACAACCTAATTTTAACATATATAAATATCAAAAAATACAAGTCAACTTTACAAATACTAAAAGAACACCACAAACAGAAACAACAGAATCATATCTTGATGAGCGGATGAGCGGTGAGTGGTTAATAATAGACATTAGATATTCTTGGAGATCTGGTAAATTAACACAAAAAGTTAAAATAGCTAGAAAAGAATTAGGTAAATTAAACAAGGAATTAGACATACCAACAAAAGCAAAAGAGGGTGTTGATAATGCAGAAACAAATGATAATCCTGTTGAGGAACCTAAACCAAATGAGGTCTATAATATTGGTGAATCATATAGACTTAGTGATGGTAATGGTAAAATATACGAACTTATAGTTTCATCATTATCAGATGATGGTAAAGAAGTAGTAGGTGAATTAATTGACGTTTCTGATTAATTTTATAGCGGGGGTTAAGATAATTATAAATATACAATATGGGAATAGTTAAAGAGGTTAGAATTACAGGTGATATAATGGTCCGTGTGGTTGAGAATTTTAAAAATAACGGTAAACTTAAAAGCAGAATCGTTTATGGATTAACTCGATACGTTAATGATTATGATACCGGTCCTATTCTAGGTGAAGGGGATTATAAAGGTAATAGGTATAAAGATATGAGTTCCGATGAAATCATAGCTGATTGGTTGCATGTGAATTCGGCCTCGGGTAAAATACCCAAAGGCTCTGAAATAATACAGGACCCCTGGTCAGTAAATATAGCTAGAAAAAGAAACTTCGGATCCGATTATTATCATTTAAATAATGGAACAAGGGTAGATATTAGATGGACATCACCAGACTTCGGCGCATCTTCTAGTCAGGTCGATGAAAATGGAGATACTACATACTTTGGGCGCACTGTTGGTCCATATACTATGTTGGGTGGTGAACAATGGAGTGATGATGAAGGTAATGAATTAGCATTACCTGATGGTGTATCACCCACACAATCCTATTATAGTGATGGTAGTATTGGAGATGGTAATGGTTTGATAATTTATCAAAGTATCAAATCTAGAATAATTAAGTCGGTAACCATACGGACTCCTAGTGACCCTTCTTTTGATCCACAATGGAAGACCGAAGAATCTGTTCTTTATATAACAGAGGATAATTTATTAGAATTATCTACTAAGGTTGGATATGAAACGACTTATGACGATACTGGGAAATCTACCACAACAAAATTAGAGAAGCAAGAAAAGAAATATACTGGTAATGTTGATGATGTTGATATCATAAATGATATACTATCTGCTTGGAATAAAAAAGTACCTAATTATAATGTTGGTCAATGTGAGTTGATAGATCCACAGGAAACATCACTCGGTAGGTGGCCAGCGAAGGATGGGAACACTAATAAAATATTTGGTAATGGTGTGGCTTGTAACATATATAACCCCGAAGGTGGTGGTAGATTGGGGGCGGCTAATTCAACACCTGCTAAAAGTGAAAAAGGTTTATATTATTCAGGAGAATTAGTAGAGTATAAAAGCCCCATAAAATTACTACCAGAAGAAGAAGTAGAAGAGCCCGCGCCTGTAATTACGGGTTCACAAAGCGGTGATGTAGAATCAAAAAAAAATATAATAACATTCAATGTTGAAATTGAGGGAGTGTTTCTTCCTTTATCAAGTGGAAGTGCAAGCGGCGGAACAACTAGTAACGATTCTCTCAAATCATATGAAGATTCTTTATCAATAATAGTAGATTCAAAAATTGGTAAATTAACACTAATCGAACCCGGTGGGTTTGTTTTCCAGGATGATTTTGAACAACTTGGTGAATTGGACGATGAGTACCGAGAAACTGCATTCTTAGGTCAAGAGGAGGCAGAAGCAGAAGCAGCTGAGGAGCGGGATGAGGCGCGGGAACAGAATGGATCCAATGATCCAGACGCTGATCCAGCTACTGGTGAACCTCCTACACCAGCATCACCTAGTAACAACCAAACGAAACGACAGGCGATTTATATTTTGATGGAATTGTTAATCAAGGAGGGCGGGTTTACAAAAGACCAAGCAGCTGGTATCTGTGGTAATATCGATGCAGAATCAAGTTTTAAATTTTGGAATATTGAAAATCAAGCAAATTACATAGTACCCGGTGGGATGGGTGCAAAACGGTGGTCAAAAGAGAACGCAAAACAAGGATCAGTAAAACATTATACGTGTAAGAAAGGTAAATGTCAAGTATTCTCTGGTCTCGGCTTAGCTCAATGGACATATTCAAGGAGATATAACATGGAGAAATTTTGTGGTGAGTATCTAACTAACAAAGGAGTTAAGACTTCAGCTTTGAAGAATGGATTCCTTGATACAGATCCAAGACCACATGGAGGCGGAACTGTTAAGATTGGAAGAGATACTTTAAATAAACTCGAAGTATATTTGAAATCAGTGCCTTATTTATTTGAGGCACAATGTGCCTTTTTAATATCTGAATTGACTCAGAGCTCCGGTAAAGGAGGTAGAATTCAAAAAATGTTCGCTGGTATTCCATCTGGTAATTCAGCTAAGTTGATAAAGAATGGTACTTTTATCAACCAAAAGGGTGGTAAGCCAACACAAACAATAGGTGCTTATTGTGAAGCAATTTTATGTGACTTTGAGGTTCCTGGTTCAGTCGGCCGACCACTAAAGAAGCCTGATGCAATCTATAAAAACGGAGTATCCAATAGGGACTATTACAAACATCACGCTGGTGAAAGAATAAAGAAGTGTGAAGCTGCTTTAGCTACTTATAATGATGTTAGAGCCGAAAAAAATGGTACTGGTAAATACGCCCCTGCTTAATCACCTTAATTTTCAACAAACTTCTATTAGAGTAGGATATTTTTAATATATAAATCATTATGGGAGTATTCGACAAAATCACAGATTTAAAAGAGAAAATATCTAACTCAGCATCAAGTATTATTGCTTTTGTGAGTAATCCTTGGCCACAAACATTAGTAAATCCCGATTTTTCAAAAACTTCTGGATTCTTACCACCAGTTTTGATACAACCATCATTGTCTGTTTTTGGGAAGCAGCAAGAAGCTGTTAAAATTAAATATGGACAATATGAATATGAAGATTGGTTAGGTCAGAAAATAACACCAAATGGTTTAATTGATTTAGATACTACGGATAGATTTAACGAAAGTAAAGATTTACCGAAATCAAGTGCAGATTTAGAAGATATCCCTTATTCCATGAGAGATCATTATATGATATTTGATGATAATAAAACGGATTATTTTAAACACGGTTTACAAATAATTGATGGGTTAACACCAATTGAAAATTCAGAAGGTGCTTCTGATTTAAGATTGAGTCAATTCAAAGCAACACCATTCGAAAATAATGATCCGGTTATGTATGGATTTGATTTAATAATTGATGGTATATCATCACCATTATTAAACGGATCTGTGATAGATTTTTTAAATCAATATAAGGGAATAAATGAAATGGCCGCTAGGATACCAGTATATGAGGATTTTAAGCAACAATTTTTGAAATTTTTCAAAACAAAAGGAACATTAAGGATTGATCCAGAACAAACAACAATGAGTAATAGTGGTGTAAACTCAGCTAGTTTTGATAACTCGAAATCAATTTTTCAATTGGGTAAAAAAGCTTATATGGGTTATTATATACAAAAAATAACAGGTCTAAACTTCTTAGTAGAGAGTAATAAACCAGGAACATTAAAATATATTACTGATTATAGAAAAGATGTCATAACATTAGACTTTTTGGAAGATGTTTCTTTGAGTGTTGGTACTTTAACACATCTTTATAAATTATTATATTGGTCTAAACCAAATGGTAAGGGAATGATTCCTGAGAATCTATTGAGATTTAATTGTGATATAGTAGTTTCGGAATGTAGAAATTTTAACAGGGTTAGAAAAGCAGTAGAGACTGGTAATTTAGAAATAATAAAGGATAATGTATCTAGATATGTTTATTCTCTAAGAGAATGTCAATTCTTTTTTGACCAACTACCTCACCCAGCTCAGATAGACATGGGTAGTATTGCTGCGCAAGGCACAACACCAGTAACATTTGATTATAAATACTCAGCCGTTAAATTTGAAAAGTTTGTACCAACCGGTGATGGTTTTGGTAGCTATGTTGGTTATGATAGTGGTGCTATTTGGAAAATTGGTAACCCAGGAGCAAGAGGAACACAATCAGTTGGAGACACATCAATACCAAATTTCTTCACAGTTGGTAAAAATAAGTTAAGAGAAAATGGTGTTGAATCACCATTTGTTTTAAAAAGTATAAATAAATTAGGAACAACAGAAATTATACTGGCTCCTGAAGTCCTAACCGCTGATGATCCACCGAGTGATGGGGAAAGTTTAGAAGGAGATAAGAAAGCATCTAAAGGAAAGGCTAAAGCTGCGGCAAAAAAAGCTAAGGATAGATTGGTATCATCTGCTAAAAAAGAATTACAAGGTGTTATAAACACAAAAGCACAATTATTAGCCAGAACATTAAATAAAGCAGCAATATCATTACAGGGAGGTACGATACCACCACCCAAAAATATATATGAGCTTGGCCCAGGAGAACAAGGTTCATTATTGAATGCTGGTAGTAATGTGTCACAAAGATTTTTCTATGATGTAAGGGGTGATTTAGTTGGGTTTTTAGGAGACTCATTGGGTGGTGCAGTTGGTGGTGGATTCTCTAATGGCGGTCAAAGAAGATAAGAATATAATGAATAAAGTAGAAGCTAACAAAACATATATAGGTGTTGTCGAAGACAATGCAGATCCTAAGAAACTCGGGAGAGTTAAAGTTAGGGTTATGGATATTTTTGATGAAATGAAGCTAGAGGATTTACCCTGGGCTACACCATGGAAAGATATAAATGGTAATGAATTTAATGTACCAGAAAAGGGTAAAGTTTTAATTGTTGTTTTTGACCAAGGTGATGAATATAAACCAGAATTCATATTCTCAGATCACTACAATGTAAATTTAGAAAAGAAGTTAGAATCTTTAGATGGTGATAATTATAAATCGATGAAGTCTTTGATTTTTGATCACAAAACACAAATTTATGTTAATGATGATGAAGGACTTAAAATAGACTATAAGTATAATAATATTAATATAACAGAAGATACAATTGATTTAAATCTTAAAGATAATAATAGAGATGTTAATATTGGGGATGCTGGTGCTTCACAACAAGCTATATTAGGTAATCATTGGATGGATTGGTTTGATGAGTTTGTGGATAACCTATTGGGTAGCAAAGCCGGTCCTTATTTAGGAAACTTGGGAGCTCCGGTTGTACCAAATCCAGAAATGATATCAGTTCTATTAAAATATAAATCTTTGAGAGATCCGGTCTTTCTATCACATCACGTTAATATAGTAGATAATAATAAAGTAACTGCTGTTAGATGCCACTCTTTCCCTGAAAGACAAGATGATCCACAAGTAGGGGATGCTTGGGATTCAACAAAGGGTCCAGAAGAAGTAGGAGGAATTGAAAATGATATGACAGCTAAAACTGATGAAGATTTCAAACCTCTAGATGGTCCTAAGCAAGAATATGATGAAGATTATGTTGCACCAGCAACGGATGGAGAACCGGACGATGTACCAGCAGAAAACACAAATCCACCAATAGATCTGACATCAACAGAATCTAATGAGGAAGTAAATAAGTGGGTAAGGTTTATGCAATCAAAGGGTTATGTGGTTTATGACCAAGTTGGTATGATGAATATAGTTGGTATTAGAACTAAAGATGATGGAACCGTTTCGAATAAATTTGATGATACTATTTATGTTTTCTTTAAAAATGTGAATAACACATGGATATCGATGGAATATAATGTAACTACAACTCCAGGTTTTATACCGAAGACTAAGAAGTTACCGAAAAATGTTGCTGTGTTAGCACTTGGTCAATATATCGATCAATATAAGATAGGATTACACCAGGGTAAAAAAGATCATAAATGTCTAAAATACGCCAAGAGTATAGTACACAGAAATGATAAAGATGGAGCATATAACTTCAAAGCTAGTACAGAAGAAGGATCATTTGGTATAAATATACACAGATCTAGTAAAGGTGGTAGTTCTAATAATGTTTATAACTGGTCGAAAGGCTGTCAGGTATTTAAGAAATCTAGACAATTTAAACAGTTTATGAATAATTGTGAAAATCAAGTAAAAGTTACAAATAAAGATACCTTTACATACACACTTATCAGAAAAAGTGATTTCGATAAATTTATATAATTGAAAATTAATATATAATTAAAAATATACTAATTAAAATGGTAAATCCTTCATATCTAATAAACATATCTTATAGTCCATCTCATCTTAGTGGACAACAACTCGTAAATGTTGGTGGTGTAACATCATCAGTAAACACATATGGACCTGCTTGTTTCGTTGCTGGTATGCCGGAAGTTAATTTATCCGCTACTGGATCAACATATGAATTAGCTTTAGATAATTTATTAATACTTGTGGATGCAGCTCCTAACCCAGTAAATGGACCTTTAAGTTCTATCAGAACTTGGTAAAAATAATTAAAAATACTTAAAATGGTAAATCCTACATATCTAATAAACATACATTATCAACCATCCGGACTTGCTACTTCAGGAAGAAACGATCCCGGATTATTCATTGCTATTATGCCGGAAGTTAATTTATCCGCTACCGGAACAACATATGAATTAGCTTTATCTAATTTATTAGTACTTGTAGATGCAGCTCCTAACTCAGGAAATACACCTTTAAGTTCTATCAGAACTTGGTAATTATATTGATAGTATTCTTGTTCTTAAATAACCACTCGATTAGTTTGATAAACTATCATAGAACTCGTTATCTCCGTAATAACTAATGTGAGATTTTATGCCTTATAACATTCAAAGTAATAACCTTTACAAGTACTCAACGTGGAATCTAAATATACAATACCCTTTTTGGATTTATTACCAGGATCACTTACCCAAAATTTACCATCTCTAAATTCGGATATCACCATATAATGACCACCATACTTCTTCTTACCACCCGTTTTGTTGTAACCTGATCCTTGCCTACATTGCCATATAACTGGATTTCCACTTTTAATTCTAGAAATCGCTTGCTCCTTACTGACTTTCCGTAATTTAAAACCGAATAACGAAGATAGTGTGTCATTACATTTTTTTTCTACTGTACGCATGGCAGTACCGCTACATGGTGGACCAGGTCGAGCACTGATAGCTAGATCACATATCATTTTTGCTGTTTTTACAGGGGATGTATAAACTCCTTTACCATTCCTTTTTGCCCAGTAATTACTAACCATAGCCAAACTAGTAGGACCACACCCACCACCTCCAATTCCGGAATACCCTTTATCCCCACTTCTATGATCACATTGTATCTTATAACTACTTCCTTTAAAATTAACAGTATATAGCTTACCTGAAGAACCTCTTGAAAGCGCTGGTAAGATTTCATCCTCTATAAACTGTTTTTCCTTCGATAATCCAAATATGACATAATTCCATCTAGTATCATATTGGAAATAATAAGGTACTTTATTATTCTGAAAGGTGCTATCGGATGATTGACGGGGCTCAGAGCACGTAAAATCACCAGTTGATATTACAGCGGAAGGAGGTCCAGTATTATCAACTTTAGCAACCTCCATATTTTCTTCAACCTCTTCTGGTGTATTTATCACCTCTTGACTTCCTTCAAAATCAGACTCCATATATTCAGGATCCAACTCTTCTAGATTATCAAAATCATCCTGGAAAACAAAACCATCTGATGGTGGATCACCTATATAAACTTTAACCTCATCTAAATCTTCTTTAACCTTCAACTCGAAATCTTCCGGTAAAACAACACTCAGTTTAATCTTTGGTGTGCCCTGTGTTTGTACAGATTCTTCGTTTGGTGTAGGTTCCGGTTCTTTTGGTTCTATTTGTATAGGACTTCTATACTCAACCTCATTACAAGAAAAGTGTTTAGGTAAATCCTTACCTTTGGTATTCCCATAGTCCTTATAACAAACATCAAGTGCATCATAATCAGCAACCTTTTTTTTCCAAATAGTCAAGATAGACTCGAGTATTTCCACATCGAGTATTTCCCCATCTATTTCAAACCCATATTGTTTTTCTATTTCTCCTGTGAAGGGGCCCACGAAATCTGTCATATTCTCCTCAAGTGTGAATTTCTCACCGGATTCTTTATGCTCTATCAAGACATATTTCTTTATATCACATTTCTTATATTCTATAATATTTAACGGGTCTTCATATGTATTATCAGATTCAATATATAATCCATAAATTTGACCCCAAGCAGCCTTGTCATCATATGTATTACCCTCACTAAATATACCCTCACCATTTGTATCTCTGGTATTTCGTAATTTCTCTCGACCATTAGGAAGACTCCAAAGAGCACCACCTGACCACACACCCTCTGTACCTCCAAATGTCGCCCGAAGTTCGAAATTCCCAGTTACCGCATTAACTGAGTTAACTGCTTCAGTTTGTGCATAAGTTTTACTAAACTCCAATCTAGATATAGATTGTTTATCACCTATAAACCAAAATATACTGACTTTAGTTTGATTATTTAAATAATATGGATCATTACCAAAAGATCTATACAATGGGGGATTTTGCTCAAAGGGATTTTGTATTATCTCATAATATTGATCATCACCAAATAATTTATAATCATTAACATCAACGATAGAAGAATTTCCTCCAAGTTTAATCTTAGTTGCTTGATAAATCACAGCATGTATAAAGTTTTCAGCAGTGTATAATTCATATTTGCCTTTCTTTTTAAATTCCGTAACATATCCGTATCCACCCTTAGGAATCCAAGCGACTTTATATTTTTTACCACCCTCATGAATAACACGAACCTCTATATCACCCAACCCTGAGTGCCTCTCATCTAGATTTGTATTAATTGCTCTAACTCTTACTGATACATCCGGTTCTTTAGCCATAAACTATTTATAAAATTTATCAAAGTCCACCAATATTGAATTTACCATCTTTTACTGAAACTGGTGGCCTGGGTGTTTCTAATACTACTGGTGGTAGTGAATACCCATTTTTGACAAAATTTTCTCTAGACTTATCTTTACGAGTTGACTTATTAGGGTATGCTAATTTCTCTTTCACTCTATCTTTATGATTAATATCATCATCAACATTAAGAACTCTAAACTCACGTAGGTTACCCAAATCGGGCGGATATTTTAATACAAGTCCTTCCTTTATATTAAGTGGATTATCAATATTATTGATAAAGTATATAACATCCATATCTTCTAAATAATTACCAACTTCATTAGGCTCTAAATTATACATTTCCTGAAACACCAAATCTAATCTCATATCAAACCCCTTAGGAACTCTATATTCTGATAATACTATACGTTGATTATACTTAAACGTAGATGAAAACAAATCATAAAAAACATCTTCATTATCACCTAATTCTCGATACTTATTTATTCCTATATACTCAGCAAGTGATTTAAAGTTCATTTATATTAATTATTTTTATGGGGCAGGTGTTTCTGATTCTGGTGCTGCGGCTGCGGCGGCTGTGGCGGCAGCGGCTTCGGCGGCTACTTGTACTTCAGTAGGGGATGTGGTCTCTCCATCGGTTACAACAGATTCAGGTTCTGATCCACTTCCAGCCTCAGGAACAACCACTTCCACTTCTTTGTTTTCAGTTGTTACTCCACTATTGGTATTATCAACACCAGCGGCTGTATTAGAAACCCCGGGTCCTGATCCCACTGGTTCGGCCTTTGGAGTTGGAACATTCTCAAGTGGTGAGTTGTGTAAAGTTTGACCAGCTTTTAATGATGAAAAATCCCTAATAGTATTCACAGTACGTATATTACCAGTATTAAATTTACTAGCTATTTCACCTAAACCCCAAGGTCTAGAATTTTTCAGAGTAAACTCAACTCTTATTTTAGATGGTAGATCATTAAATGCTAAATCCGCACCAACGATTAATCTGGTGTCCTCAACTAACATATCACCTGAACAAAACATAGGTCTTAATGGGTTTCCAATTGTTATATGCCAAGGTGTTGACGGCATACCAGATAATGCGTTAGCAACACCCATTATATCATGTTTATATTTAAGAACAGTTGATTCAACTGAGCTCTTAATATCAGCGAGTAAGCCTTTGAAGAACGCCTTAGCTAGATTACCTTTTTCTTCAGCTTCTTCTTCTAACCTATCCTCTTTATCATCTTTATCTTCTGTCATGGCTGCAATTAATTCATAAACTTCATCAGCGATTGCATTGACCGCGGATGAAAGTTTTTTAGCAATAAATGCGACAGCTTTACCTGGATCTGTAGACCATTCACCTACTTTTTTAACAAAATCTTTTGATAATCCATAACTTGATTTTTTAGAAGTACCGAACCTTAACATAGTGCCTAATAAATCCTGCCAAACAATTGTTGGATCTATACCCGAAATAAACTTCTGCTCATATTCACACACCATTTTCACCGCAAAGCTACATTTCAAACCACTACCCTTGTCAGCAGCATTGATAGTTTTCCTTTTCTTGGCCATTTTAATTATATTAGGGTTACCTGCTGGTAAAATCTCGATACCTTTAGAATTTGTTGGGAGCTTATCAAATATCCCTAAATTTTTCATGAATTGTCTTTGTAAACCTTCTGTGAATCCAGGGAGTGGTATAGATCCCAAAGCAGCTCCCATACCGCTACCAACACTCTTACCCAAGAAGTCTTCACCCATTTCATTTATTATACCAGTAAAATCAGCAGCAGCATCTTCCCAGTCTTCACTAAATGAAATTTCAAAAAATTCTTCACCCTCTGGTTTCCATGTTATCAACAGCGCCTGTACGTCCGGCTTTCTAGATTTTCCGATAATATCATCACCAATTGCTCCACCAAATCTTCTAGCTATCATTAGTCTATTATTTGGATAACGACCTAAATCTTTGAGATAAGCAAAATCAGATGGTCTTAGCCTTGCTGGAGTAGTTGATAATTTCTCTATTAAATTTAACACACTAGTATCATAAATATCATTGTTGTGTAATGTTGATCTAGAAGTTCCTTTGAAATTATCCGTAAGTCCAGTTGAATCCATCTCGGTCCCTGCAGCTTTAATATTACCCCACGCTTTTACAACATTACCACCACTGAATAATGATACCATTCCTCCTTTAGCACTACCCTCATTAGGTTTACCTGTGTTATATTTATTAACATTAACATTACGAGAGTTCCCAGCATTAAAAGTTGACATACCATCTCTAGATGGGGTACTTTTAATACCTATAAGTCCTAGTGGTGATCCTCCTAATATTGCCATATATAATATCTTTTTAGTATATATTAATTATTAGTAATCTCTACTAATAATTATACATCTTTATTTATTTAATAATCGCGAATAATTTGCGAATTTGAAAATTTAGAAAGGTTTGATAGAACATCATCCATTATTTCTGGATTCTTTCTGAATTCGTTGTAAAAAATGAGAACATTGAAGTTATTCTCGGCTAATATCTTTTTAAGGTTTAATAATTTCTCGATTGCAAAGTCTTTGTCAAAATCTGGAATATAGTAAATATCCTTTTTCTTATCTATTGCTTGTTGAATTTTATTAAAGATTAATATTTTGAGGTAAGTCTTATCATCAGTGAAATCGACTTCTTCTTCATCAACAATCCTTCGTATATCAACAATATACTTATTTTTAATTTTGTTAACTTTAACAAACTTATCAAACTTCTTGCGAGTCTTGCAATATACACAAAAGAATTCCATATTATATTTTATTTAATTTTGAATTATCTTTAGTGTATAATAGGTTATCTAAAGACTTTATTATACTTATTGGTGTCATTTTATAAAATTCACATTTGTTACAAGATTTCATAATCATATATATTGAAATATAACATTCTCTTCGAACTTATTAGAATATTTATTTTTAATATATACTATTATGAGAAAATACTCTGATAAATTTCTAAGCCAAACAAACAAGCTCAAAAAATCACAAGTTGGTTTCGAGTTTGAATTTTATTTAAAGGATTTATCTTATTATAAAACACTTGAATTATTGAATCAGGAACTTAATCCAGTGAAAGTTTGGGGATTTAGACAATATCACTCAGACTTCAAACCAGATGCAAATAATTTCAAAATAGAACCTGATTTATCTGGTGGTTCCAATATGGTTGAAATAGTGACTGGACCAATGGATTTTTATAATGCTAAATACTTCTTAATTAAGATTCTAAAGTTCATACAAAATTATGGATATACAAATGAGAAGTCATCAGTACACTTTAATATATCTTTTACTGATGATGATATGGATCTAAATGATCTAAATGTATTAAAATTAATATTAAATACTGATGAAGAAGAGATATACAGAGCTTATCCATCAAGGAAATCAAATGTTTATGCTAAGAGTATTAAGAAAATGATTCCATTTAAGGAATATGATTTTTTTAACATACCAATTGGTGTTGTTAAAAACAACATGAGATTACCAAATGATAAATATTATGGTATAAACTTCACTAACATAAGTAATACCAGAGAAACACAAAGGTTAGAATTTAGATATATCGGGGGTGAAGATTACGAGAAAAATATTGGACAATTAATTTACTTCTTGGAAAGATTTATTATTAATGTTTATGATTCAGTTAGATCTGATTTCAATTCAGAAGATATTAATAAATTAGAAGATTATTTAGAAGAAAATATATTGAATTATAAGAACTTATCAAGTTATGATAATTTTATAATCGATTTTCCAACTATACAAATACAAATAGACCAGAATCACTCATATGATATCGTTTCTGCATATTATGGTAAAATTTATACAAAACTTTATAATATAATAGAAGGTTCGGAAGATATGAAAGAGTGTATTATCAATTATGTAACAACTGATCAAACCATGGAGGTTGTTGATGCTAATATAAAAGGAACATCTACCATAAAAGGATATGAATTAATAAACTGTAATGTCGAGGGTATATTTGATGATTGTTTCTTTATGGGAACTAACATAATAAATTCACAAGTATCTAAATCAAAATTAAATAACTCTGATGCAGAAGATACAAAGATATTAAATTGTAATGTTGAGCGTAGTAAATTAACCAATTGTTATTTTGTAGGAGGTTATTTAAATGGTGATATGAGAGGTGGTGTTTATCGATCAGGTAAACTAGGTCCTTATGCAACAATGGATTCAGATGTTAAGATTGTTACTGATTATAATAACTTCTTTGATACTAAGTTTGATGCTGATGGAGAGAAAGGAACTGATAAGGGTATTATGAAATCATATGGTAAGCAATTCTTAAAGAAATAATGAAATAATGAAATATTTAAAGACATTCGAAGGTTGGGAAATGTTAGTACCAAAGGAAGAACATTATAATGGATTAACAAAGGAATACATTGAGGATATGTTTGTTGATATATCGGATGCTGGATATAATACATCAACATACTTTGATAAAAATCTTATCCAAAGAGATACATCAGTTGATAAAGAGGATGGTAAAATGGTTATAGAATCTATACCTTATATAAGATGTGTCTTTCAGGAATTGGTTCAACGGAATGCTAATGATGTCGGAAGACAAAAAGAAGAATTAGAAGATTATATAAAATCTAGTGAATTTAAAGAAATAATAGAAACCACAAATGATAGATTGGGTGATTTTGGATGGTATATTTCGAAGTCAAAGGTAGTGGGATATCAACTTAAAATATTTATGCATCGAATAGAAGACATAAAAATAAAATACGTTGTCTAATTTAATATATAAAGAATAAAGAAAATTATTATACTGATATGAAAAATAATATGAAAAAATATACTGAGTTTGTAAACGAGGAAGTAGGTTTAAGAAACATAAAAGCTATAACTAAAGGATATAAAGAATGTGAGATATACTTTCACAAAGATTTAGATGGAGTAACATCAGCATTAGCTATGAGTGTATTCTTAAAAAATTACTATCAAATAGAAACAGTTGATTGTCATATCATTCAATATGGTGGATTAGAGTATGCTGTTAAAAACGGAAGACCTGATACATTAAAAGTTTTAGTTGATTTCGCACACGGTAAACCAATGTTCCATATACAATCGGATCATCATGATAAACAAGTTGGTGCTGAGGACACAGAATCAACATATTTCAAATCAGCTAGATCAAATGTTGAGATTATATCAGGTGAAGTTTCATATTCAGATATATTCACGGCACAAGATATAAAAATGATTCAAACAATTGATTCAGCAGATTTCTTGAGAAATAATATTAAGCCAGAAGATGTTCAAAATTCTATATTCAAATATGAAAAGGCAGAAACACCACAAAAGAATAGATTTATGATGGGATTAGTGGTTAATAGATTATTATTAGCTTATAAGAATAAAAGAATAACTGTTAAATCATTAGATGGTAAAAGAGATCACATAAATAAGAATATACTTGAGTGTTTATTATTAGACTCAACTGCGAGTTTATACTCAATGTTTAACAATATTAGACATTATATTAATAATGCAAAAACAAGCGATAAGCTTGGTAGATTAGCAACACCAGAAGAAATAAAAACAAACCTTACTAACTATATCGAGAGAATGAAGGATTACGGATTCGTTGAAAGTGAAAGTGGTGATGTTATGGAAATTGGTAGAACCGAATTAAGCATCCTAAAAAATATACACAGAATGCCAGCCTCTCAAGATGTTGAATTAGCTAAGAAGCTAGGAATATCTAACGAAGAGTATGTTAAGTATGTTGATAGATTATTTGATAAAAATTATATTGAAGATAAACCGAAAAATGTTTATAGCGTTACTTGGTTAGGAAGAAAAGCTCTCAATGGTAAGAGTTCTATAAAGGGTATTCATATTGATGAAGATTATAAAATACTTATGCAATATGGAGGTGGTAGTATGATTAAACCAGGTTCTTATGATAGATATACACCATTTAAGAATTTCCCGGATGCGGAATTTATCTGTATTGTTTGGCCAATGGGTCTTGTACAAGTTTCTTGTAATCCATTTAAGGAGAAAATACTTAAAGATATTAACTTAGGAGAAATCTCTAAAGAAGTATTAGCTAAGTATGAACCAATGATGAGTAAGTATTATATATCATTAGAATCAATTAAGAATGAATTTGAAAATTCACAAGATTGGAAAAAAATGAAGAAGGATGAAGGTGATTCATACGAAGGTGTTGGATTTAAATATTCTGATTTAGAAGCTTTTTATTCTGATTGTGTATTTAAGAAAGAGGGTAGAACTATTCTTAATGTTGATATTAAAGAAGATGGATTAGAAGAAGCTATGAATGTTTTACATAAAGATTTATCTTACGAACAAAAAACACTATTAAATAATCTCAAAATTCCAGTATGGGAAATTGTAATAAGAAATAGTGGAGGTCACCCATCAATTACAAATATCGCTGGTCTTAATCTATTAAAATATAATAAAGCTATGATGAAAATAGCTTATGATACAGATAAATATGTTGATGTATTAAAGAAGATAGCTAGAGATTTTGTAAATGCTCTTAAAGAAAAGATAGATACTGCTAGATCTGGAGAGGATGTTGATTATGATACCAAAGGTGTTAAGTTATTAGGACAAGATACTAATGAAAATTTCGAATATCAATTAGTTAATAACGATGGTACACCATCAACAGTAACAAAAGAAGAATTTATTAGGGCCGGTGCTGGAAAAGGAATGAAAACGGATAGGAAAAGCTTAATGACTATCGATAATACAAATAAAAAGATTATCGCTAAATTTGAGAAATTCAATAACAATAATAAATAATATGTTAGGTGAGATAAAAATCTTTTAGTCCAGTTAAATTATCACTTCAATTTCAACCTCATCATCAATAATATTACTATCATCTAATATAGATTCTAATCTAAGATTACGAATAACTTGTTTATCGTAATGTAATAGTATGTTATTATGTTTCATATTTAAATCTACATAACAATCTAAACCACCTATATAACCAACAAGTGTTAATGGGCCTATTTCTTTTTTACTAGATAATTTTATATGTTCAAATCTATCGTGATACTCTAATAGATTAAAGACATTCATTGATATAACCATATAGTTTCTTCTAGGTTCCATTTTATTATTTATTTTCAATAAATCCTTAACTAATTTACTAGATTTTAATCTATTTCGTTCCTCTAAAGAACTTGGATCATAACATTCCAATCCAAAATCCAAACTATCACAATCAATTCTCATTTAATATTTCATTTATTTTCTCATCCCTCCATTTAGATACATCCTTGATTATCAATTTATAACAGGTAAAGTCACAATCATAAAAATGATAAGACATTGTATGTTTGTATGATTCATCATCTTTTGAAATTTTATAATCCATATTTTGTATAGAATAAACTAAGCTTTGTATTGATTTGTCAGTTACATAAATCTCAATATCATCTTCTTTATCATTAATTAGTATAGGTGATAAATATAAGTCATATGATCTACTATGATACTTTTCTATATCATAAAAGTGTCCCGGGAAAGGCTTGTTTTTATTAATTTCTTTAGTTATACCAAATAATTTTCTTCCATTATATGAACAAAAAACATAAAGAGGTTTGAATGAGTTTGTTTTTAATTTATCAATATAATAAAATATATTATCAGCCACATTACTTGGTTTACCTATCAATGGTTCAGTTTTTAATCCTATACTCATTGGTATTGACTTATCGATCATCGATTGAATACTTTCATCGTATATTTGATTTATACAATTTATAACAAAACTAGGTGAAGTGTTTTTATGTGATATACTACCAGAGTATGATTTATTACTAGATGATTTAACATCACCATCATATAGATATTTGAAGTTGATAATTAAGGTTTCTATTGTTTTTTTATATTCTTCGAAAGATTCTCTCACATTAATTCTAATTAATAATAACAAAAAGTTTAATATATAATTAACAAAAACATTTAAGAAAAATATATAAATATACAAACATTTAAGAATTATGATTATAAAAGATAATATATTAATAATTGAGGTACCAACAGATTCAGTTGAATATGAAATAGATGACTTTCTAAGTAACACACTTAAATATAAAAAATGGTTATTAATTAACCAATTATAACAACAAAAAAAGAATTAATAATATAACTTAAAAATAAATTAATTATTATGATAGAAAATGGAAATGTAGTTAGCGTTCATTATACTGGTAAATTAACTGATGGAACAACTTTTGACACATCACAGGGAAGAGATCCCTTAACGTTTCAAATTGGTTCTGGACAAATAATTCCGGGATTTGAAGACGTTTTAATCGGTAAAAATATAGGAGATAAAGTCAACACAGAGTTTTTAACACCAGAAGATGCTTACGGACCAGTAAGAGAAGACCTAATTGTAGAAGTACCTAAAGACCAAATGCCTGGGGATGTTGAAGTTGGATTAACACTTGAAGCACAATCAGACAATGGTCAAAGTACACCAGTAAAAGTTAAAGAGATTAAAGAAAATCACATTGTGATTGATGGTAATCACCCGTTAGCTGGGAAAGATATCCAATTTGACATTGAAGTTATTGATATTCAAGCAACTGCTACTGAGACAACAGAGGCTTAATAACCAAACATATTGATATAAAAACCCAATCACCAAAAGTGATTGGGTTTTTTTGTTTTTATATATACAACGTGAGTATTATTAATGAAAATATAGCATACGCTAAATCGATATTAAATAAAAATGGAGTCAACACCGATTCCCCAGAATACCAAGACTATCTAAAGATAAGAGAAATATGTGGTATAGTAATGGAGAGTTAAATAAACCAGAAGAACCAATCAAACCACAAGCAGTTGAATATCCTAAAAAGAAAGTCGGTGGATTTTGGAATTTCTTCAAAGGAAAATAATATATAGTTAATGAAATACTTAAAGAATTATAATAATGTAGAGATGATAAACGAATCGGGCGAGGGAGATGGTTGGTTTGAATTAGCTATCATGAGATCTGAATATAATAGAGATGGTGAGTTAAAAGAATTTTTCTTAGAATTGGTTGATTTAGGTGGTAAAATTATAGGAATTAAAAACTCAACACATACTTTAGTTGATGAAAACTTTGAAGTTAGAGATAGAATAAATTACATAGATAAACCTCTTTATAAAGGATATACACTTAGATTAAGATTTGATGATTTATCATCATCAATTAGAGATGTAAATGATAAACAAATGTCTAGTACAATTGAATTCTTTAATGAGTTTTCTGATTCGTTAATTAAAATAAAAGATTTTGGGTATAAATTCAAAATACTTAATTTTTCTTTAGAGTCCTCGGTATTTCAAGGTGATGGTGAACATGGTATTAGATTTGATATTGCTATGTATCACACAGAAGATATTATCCCCTGGGAACACATATTTGCTCCTTACGAAAAATGAGATATCTAAAATCTATAAATGAATTTAACTCAAACGTTTCCAAACCTTGTAGAATGGGATATGATAACGAAGAAACAGATTGTTTGGTACAAACGATAAAGGATATTTGTATGGAATTGGAAGACGAAGGATTTTCTATAAATGTTAGTAAGATGTTACCCAAAAGTGATCAAATATTTGTTAGAATTCAATGGAAAGAATATAAGGAAACACCAGATTCTTCAAACCTAAAAGATATAATTGAGAGGATACGTGACTTAATGAAAATATCAGAATGGTTCGAAAAAGATACCGAAGATCGTGAACATTATCCTATTGATAAATATCTTTCTTTTACAAAAGAAAAAGAAAAGGAATATGTTACATTCGGTGATGGTGTAGCACACACAAACTTTTAATTAAACAACCATATTAAGTTGCTTCTCCATAATAACACTCTTAAAAAGAGAAGATACCGTTTTATATAACTTATCATTGTTTAAAACTTCACTATCTGTGGTTTTCATTTCAGCACAATAAGCATCCATATAAAAAATAAATTTCTCAACAAGAAATTTATAATCTTCATCTATTTTATTTCCATTTAAATGTGAAATAGTAAATTCTCTAAGGTTGTTATCGAAATTTTTCATAAGTAAGATGTTATTTTTTGTAATATATCTATTAACTTTATATTATCACTTTATACCAAAACCTTGAAATTTTAATAAATTTCATCGAATTTATTTTTACCAATTTTAGGATCTACAAATAGATATTTTTTCAACTCTATCGGAGTGTCTACCACCTTCAAATTCGGTCTTCATAAACTCACACACACACTCTATTGCGTCTTCTACCGAAATATATCTCCCAGGTAGTGTTAGTATATTAGCATCGTTATGAAGTCTCGCCATATTAGCTATTTCGGAGTTCCAACATAATGCAGATCTAACACCATCCCATTTATTAGCTGACATATTTATACCATTACCTGATCCACAAACTAATATACCAAAATCACATATATCTTTTTCAACATCTTCTGCAACTAAATGTGCATAGTCTGGGTAGTCACACCTTTCCTCAACAAAACAACCCTTATCACTTATTTCAACTTTATTACCAAGTGTGTGAAGGTATTTTTTAATTTCCTGTTTTAATTCAAAACCAGCATGGTCCGAACCCATTGATATTTTAATCATCCTACTAATTTAATATTTTCTAACCAAGTTTTTAACTCCGTTTTATTTGTTATTTCCATAACACCGAATCTTTTAATATAATCCAATTTATATTTAAGTGGTACAATAACTTTTTCGATTTCGTTATTCTCGTTTAAGGCCCATAAACTTAGGTCTTTAATAACTTTAGGTTTCTTAACTACTTTCTTCTGAGTAGTTTTTTTAGCACTAGGTTTCTTAGTGGTTTTCTTCTTAACTTTAACGTTTTCTGATTTTGACATTTTTAAAGATTTATTTCTTTTATTTCTTGACCATGTAAAAGTTTACATTATATTAAAATAATATAGTCAATGAATACATATCCATATTGACTTGTTCTAAATTATTAATATCAATAACATTTCTTTCCAAATTATCAAATAACACACCACCACCTTGCATTTTATACTCTTTTGGTTTTTCAGCAATTGTCATATATGATATATTTTTAATATCGTCCACTGAATTAACAAACCTGATTATATCACCAGCTATTTCAGCAAAATTAAATTCTATTAAATTCGTATAAGTATAAACATCACCATACTTTGGTTTGAAAATTCTTATAAATTCATCTCCATCATAAGCTACGAATCCATCATCTATTAAATGTGATAAGTAATAAGTAACAACATCTTTAATATCAACATCTTCTTTTATGATTCTATATTTAAGCAAAGGCTTATCATTAATAGTTATATCACCTTTTTTATTTTTACCTATTTTCTTAAC